ACAGCTCGTCAACCTCAATGGCATCTGTGATCTTGTCAAGATACTCGTTGGCGGCTTCATACGCTTCCTTGGGGTCAGCCTGAAACCAGTAGCTGATTGATACGGGGAAAGTCCTGAGAGTCCAGCCCCTTCTTTCGAGCCCCTTTACAAACCGCTCGCTTGGCTCGCCACGTAGAGGTACGGAAACCTCAGGGAGTTCGAACAGATAAAACCGGTTGTTGGAATCTACTTCCGTTTGCCAGAACCCGCGCTCGATCTGGGATTCGGGAAACTCAAGTGCCAGCCTCGTCCGTAGTTCCTGGACGATCTTCTCGCGATGTGTCGTCATTCAACTATTCCAATCGATTTCATTTTCACTATTCTACAACACAGGGCGCTTGAGAAGCGACTTAATTTCGAGCCTACCCTCAGAGGTCATGTGGATCTGACTGTCGTCAGGAAGAGCCAGAATGACCTGCCAGCGGTAGATCCCAGCGTCCACATTGGTGTCTTCCACGGATAGGGCCAGCTTCACGATCCCCTTGGCCTGATCGAAGATGGTGCAGGGCACGTCGATGTCAGGGGCCTCCTGCGTGGAATGGGAGCTGGCTACGTATCGGACGTTGTACGCACCATCCAGCCACGGGGCAAAGTCTGCTCCCAAGGTGATGATGATCTCCCCGGGGGACTGGTACGACGTGTTCTGGTACAGGACCATGGACTTGCCCACGGTGACTTCAACCAGCGGTGAGATAATCGTACCCTTGGCCACTTTGCCCGTGATGTAGTCGTAGATCGACTGGGTGAGTCCGCTGATCACCGCATTGGGTGCCATCTCCAAAGCGTTGGCGGTGTAGCGGTACGTCGCACCGTCAAGCTCGAGCATCGTGTTGAGAGCATCGATCACTGACTTCTGAACCCCATCGTCGTTGATGAACCCGTCGTAGAAAATGAAAGGGTCGAGCTTGTGGACGAGGTAGATCGTGCTCGGCACCGTACACAGGGGAACGACCACCTCGTACACCCCGCGCTGGCTGTGGGTCATCGTCCAACCAGTTGTATCCACGGCTACGCCGGTCATGGTCTTGACCGTGATGTCCACATCCATCACGGTGAGCCCGGTGTTCGAGTAGCCAAACGCGGCGTCTGTTCTCATATCGTTCTCCTTACGGGCAGGGGTCTAGGTGGTGCCAACCCTTCACACCCGGCTCGGTCGCAGAGAGGAAGACTTGGTGCAGGTCTTCAAACCACTTCTGGTACTCCCACTTGACGTTGTCCATGAGGAACCGGTTCCCGTAGGCCCGAACTTCCTTACGATCTACGTCCTTGGCCCATTTGGCCGCGTTCACAAAGTCCTGAAGCGTGTTGCACCGGAACCCGACCTTACCGTTCACACAATCCGGGATGGTTCCGGGGAAGACGGCGAAGTTGGTCGTGATCGGCGGAGTGCCGTGCAGCATGGACTCAACGTGCGTCCCGGCGAAACACTCGAGGTATTCAGTCGGCGTGAAGGTGGCGATGGCTCGGCTCATCCACTTCTTGCGCTGTTCGACGTTCACGAAGCCCACGTACTCCCAGGTCCCTGGGGGAAGATCGAAGTCGGGTGTGTCGTTGGGGACAAGGTGCCCGTTGGAACGCACCGATGCGCCCTGCCCCGCGATGATGAGCTTCTTTCCAAGAGCCTCACACGCCAGCGCCGCGGTGAGGATACCCTTGCGCTTGATCATGCGACCGATGAAGAAGTAGTAGTCGTCGGCCTCCGCGCTGAACTCCACCTCGTCCGGATCGAAGTAGTTGGGGATCACCCGATCGTAATAGCTGCCGTTGATGCAGGCAAACGGGGCCTCAGATCCATAAGTGAAGTTCTGGATGTAGCTGGACTCAAATGCCCGGAACCTACCCTTCACTGACCCACGGTACCCAATCCCTGGTTCACAGTTGAGGAACAGCCCAGCTCCTTGAGCGATCGGATTCTGGTAGGAGCCCTGCGTCAGAAGAAGGAAGTCGTCGGGCTTCTTGATCTTGTTGATGTGCTCGATGCACGCTGCGTTGAACTTCAGGGTCGAAGGCTTGCGAGCAGAGTTAAAATCATGACGGAAATCCCCGTTAGTGAAATCGTAACCGATGCTATACCGATTGTCTCCATCTCCGTAGTCCTTTGCGATGTCGGCCAGTGTGTGGGTTTGAACATACACCAGCTCGCCGGGTTGACCATGGCAGTAGTCTTCAACGTCAGACCCCTCTGCCCCATAGAAAAAGACGGTGTGCCCAAGGCTAGTCAACATCTTGGCCAGCTTGCGGTTCTTCTGCGTGAACGCGCAGGACATGAACTCCTTGGACTGAGGAAGATGGACAAGGGATAGAAGATGGAAACGCATCACGCAGTTCTCCCTACGAAGATCCCGTAGTAACAGAGACCCACCGCGGTGTTCTCGTTGAGCCGATCCACCTTACCAATACCTCCAAGCCATAAATTCAACTTCTCCTCCGTGAGATTGTGTAGATGCCCATCAGCCACTCCGGTTTCAATCCACTCAAACAGACGGATGATCTTGCCTACCTTGCGGGCGTTGTAGACGATCTTCTCCGGATCTTCCGTGTGCTGCAAGCAGTTGTAGATCCAGACCTCATCGAACTTGAGATGATGGGGGAGGTCTTCGCCTCTGGCTTTGTAACGGATCAAGCCAGCCGCCTCGTAGCGCATGTTCACCCACTCTGGATAGTCGCATGGATCAACGATGGTGGCGTGGGAAATGTTCTCGCACTTGAGCAGTAGGGAGTACGGACCCCCGCCGATGTCGAGAACACTGACTCCGCCCAAATTGAAATTGAATGGACTTTTGCCGTTGTGAAAGGGCTTGAGCCCCATCCTCTTCGCATAGGCAATCTGCTTGTACTCCTCACCAAGAGAGTTCACGCAGTTGCCGTGCCAGTCGGCTTCCCACTTCGTAGCTTCTTCCCAAGTCTGGGTCACGCTTCTATCCATCCTTCCCACCCTGCGGCCACGGAGAAAGTACCCTGTACAGTGAGCGATCTGCATTTCAGATCGGTTCCAGCGGGGATCACAAGAGGAGATTGGAACTGAACGTCGATCGGAGCGGAGAACGTAGGAACGTGCATCGAGGTTTCCCAGAGACCTGTCCCCCCAGCCGCGACGGGAACCCTTATCTCAAAGTCCAAATGGGAGGCCTTGCCACCGTCGTTGTGGAAGAACCCATGGCACATGTACAGCGTATACCCTGCGGGTACGGTGTACCAAGGCCCGCTGGATTGATTGTGGTCTGGGTATATCCCACAGATCGTAGCCGTGGCCGCGTTGTTCTTCACCACGATGTTTCCGGCATTGTATCCGCCAGTACCGGCAGTCATGACCCGCAGGGTTTGAACTCGATAGAACGAAAGAGTCGTGGTCACCGCGGTCAACCCGTTGAGGGTGACCGTCTCATTGATTGCAGCTCCGGAAGCATCGAGGCCATCAATACGCAAGGTCCTGGCCCCGGTCCCCGCGGCAGCATCAACAGCAGAACTCGAAGACACCTTCAACTGCTCAGCCGAGGTAAGCCAGTGCATCGTGATGGAGTCGACTCCACAGATATCGCTGTGAACTGTTCCACAGGAGTGCATGTCTCCGAACCGAAGTATTGAGATGTGGTCAGCCACATTGCCTTCGGCGATGTCGAACAGGTAGGGCATCGCGGAGACCCGCGGCTTGTTGTTGATGTGCTTGACCCCGTAGGCAACTCCGTTCTGGTCTACGAACTGGGCCTCTGTTCTCCTCATGAGTGTCATCGATCAGCTCCCGTACTCAAGCCAGCCAGCGAATCCAACGGAACATTCCGCAACAGTTGCTCCAAAAGCCTCCCCGCGGAATTCGATATCGGCCTTGGCCGGGACTCGATAGGGTATGCGAACCTCGCGGCTCATGGGGTTTCCAACGAAACCGATCCTGCCCTTGCACTGCCAAGGCATCCCGTAGGGTCTGATCCACATTGACACCGCGGCCTTGGTCCCATTGTGAGGGCATGACCCGTACATCTGGGATAGATAGAAGGTCGTGTTGTCCGGGCAGGTGAACAAGCAGGACTGAGTCTGCCCACGGCCAAGGACCATGACCGCGAGGGTCTTGGTCTGATCATTGGACTTTACGGAGATGGTTCCTTGGTTCTCCCCACCAGCAACCGCGGTCGCTTTGAACACTCGCAAGAAACTGCCAGCCGTAGTCGCCGGGGTGGTTCCCGAAAGGACGACAGTCTCATCGAGGTCCCGGTAGTTGGCATCCAATCCCTCGAGATAGATGACGTTCGTTCCGCTGCCACCATACGTGTCGTTGGGGGAAGTGCTCACGACCTTCAACTGTTGGGCTGAGTTCAGGTAGCTGTAAGGACCGTTCCCATCCCAAACCAGTTCAGTGTTCTCGACAAGAAGTTCCCGGTTGCCAGCGATAGCGATTGGAAGAGTGTCTTCGTAGAAGTAGGACGCAATGGAGAACTCGGCTGGCCATGCTGCCGTTCCCTTTGCCATGTTCAGCTTCATTCAGGCCTCCTACAGGATGATCCAACTGGACCCGGCACATTGCAGCGTGACGTTCTCATACTGCTTTTTCAGATCCACCGTAAGCTCTCCATCCACTGTCTCGGATGCGTTCGCGTCAATTGTAACAACATTGTTGGAGGAGTCTATCTTTTTGATCTGGAAAATAGCACCAATCTCCATTGAAGCTACTGCTGGAAGGGTAATCGTGATCGCCCCGCCAGCAGCATTAACCAACACACTGGAGTCCGTGGCCGCGAGCGTGTATGCCCCGGTCTTCGTGGACACCGCGAACGGGCCATGGACTCCAGTGTCTCCCTGCCATCCCGTGTCACCTTGGGTGCCCGTGTCTCCTCTAGCCCCAGTGTCCCCCCAGACCCCAGTGTCTCCTGCAACTCCCGTGTCCCCTCGTGCTCCAGTGTCCCCCTTACTGGCAGAGCCAACTCCCATCTCGTAGACAGTTCCATCTACCAACTCGTGGCCGTGGTAGGCCAACGAGGTGACGGTAAAGTCGTACTCCCCGGATTCTCCGTTGAGACCTCCAGTGGGATTAAAGGACACCGCGGAGACCGTGTACATCATCCACTTCCAGTACTTTGAGTATACTTGGAACTTGAGTATAGACCCAGGTGCGATAAGGTCGAGAAAGTTCTTGAGATCCTCGTTGTCGTCCCAGGTGTACTGGTTGACGTACACGTGTGTAACATCCGGGAACGTCCCGCTGTTGATGTGGAAGTAACCACGGGACGTTCCCGAACTCATGGAACTTCCGAACTGGTAGTTGAGAGCTAGGCCAGCGTACCCCGCTGGCCCTACCACCCCCGTATCCCCACTGACGCCGGTATCTCCAGCGACACCTGTGTCGCCCTTGTATACATCCATCAGTGAGGATAGGTACATTTCTATCTCCCTTACATCTTGTTCTGGATGATGTCCAGAATCCAACCGATCGTAGCGTTGCCACTGAAGATCAAGTCGAGCCCGATCCCAGCAACGTCGATGACCAGATCCTCGGCAACCCCGTCGATGTTGTTTCCGTTCCGGGCGATGGTGATCTCCTTGCCGTTGGTGTTGCTCACACCGTAAGCATCATACACGGAGACAACGTCGCCAATGCCAGGAGCCGCGGGAAGAGTGATCGTAAAGCCCGCGGTGCGCGTGTCGCACATGTACCGCCAGCCCTTGACCGCAGGAGTCACAGCCGCGGACACCACCGCGTAGAGCAGACCGCCGATACCGGTGTCGCCCTTCTGCCCAGTGTCACCCTTTACGCCCGTGTCACCCTTGATACCCGTGTCGCCTTTAACGCCAGTGTCCCCGGTGACGCCCGTGTCTCCAGTAACCCCGGTGTCTCCGGTAACCCCGGTGTCGCCCTTGACACCTGTGTCACCCTTTACGCCGGTATCGCCTTTGACTCCGGTGTCCCCTTTGACTCCCGTGTCACCCTTGACTCCAGTATCACCGCGGATTCCGGTGTCGCCCTGGATTCCGGTATCACCCTGAACTCCGGTGTCACCCTGAACACCCTGAGTCCCAGTGTCACCCTTGACCCCGGTATCACCTTTGATGCCTTGGATACCAGTGTCACCAGTGATGCCCTGGATTCCGGTGTCCCCTTGAATCCCGGTGTCCCCGTGAGTGCCCGTGTCCCCTTTGACTCCGGTGTCACCCTTGATGCCGGTGTCGCCCTTGATCCCGGTATCGCCTTTGACGCCAGTGTCTCCCTGAATCCCCGTGTCTCCGGTTACGCCGGTATCCCCGGTGACTCCAGTATCCCCTTTGATGCCAGTGTCGCCCTTCGTACCAGTGTCGCCCTTCACACCGGTATCACCAGCAACGGTCGAAGCCGCTCCAGTGTCGCCCTGGATACCAGTGTCCCCGTGGGTTCCGGTATCGCCCTGGATTGGGGTTCCAACCGCAACCCACGCCGTGCCGTTGAAGGTGTAGACCAGATCGTCGTTGTTATTGACGAGAGCGTCACCCTCAACGGCGGCTGTGAACACCCAGTGGTCGGTGTCGTACTCAGCGATGGCCTCGTTGTGCCCAGCCCAAGCCCCGGTGCCGGTGGTCTTGACGGCATAGCGGTCGCCCGTGGTGGGAGTACCCACAGGAGGAGCAGACTGATAGTTGATGACCGGGTTTTTCCAACTGAAGGGAATTGCGTATACCGGCCCGGTGTCACCCTTAATACCAGTGTCACCGTGAGTCCCGGTATCGCCCTTTACCCCCGTGTCTCCAGGGGGTATGTACCGTACTTTTGCTGAGAGATCCATGTCTCCCACCTACCTTTCCGTGGCTCTACTGCCTCTATCCTAATAGAAGAAGGCCAGACCCCCAACTGTGATCTGCCATCCTCGTGCTGCACTTCCAGTATACGTGAAGACGATGTCGACGTGATTCAAATCGAGATTCAAGTTGTCTGCTACCCCGTCGATGCGATTTCCACTGCGGAGGATAAGAACTGGGTTCGTCTCGAAGAAGCCGTGAGAGTCGATCACTTCCACCTTCGTGCCAACTACGGGGTTGGGTGGAAGAGCGAGACTGAAACTTCCGCCAGAACTGTTGCAAAGGTAGCAGGTCTCTGGATCGGCGGTTCCGTTGTAAGACAAAACAACCGTGGCGAATCCAACTCCCGTGCTGCCTTTGGCTCCCGTGTCACCCTTCGGCCCTGGCACTTCGGAGTCAGCTCCCGTATCTCCTTTGAGCCCTACCCCGGTGTCACCCTTTACCGTGGAAGCAGGACCAGTATCCCCCTGCGACCCCGTATCTCCTTTTCCTGTATCTCCCTTGAGCCCTTGGACTCCGGTGTCACCACGAACGCCCTGAGGACCTATGCTGCCCTGCTGCCCCGTGTCCCCTTTGATGGTGGATGGTGCGCCTGTATCCCCAGCGTCTCCAGTGTACCCCCGGGGGCCGGTGTCCCCGCGAAGTCCGGTGTCCCCTTTAACGGTAGAGGCAGCACCGGTATCCCCCTTGATACTGACGCCAGTATCCCCAGGAACACCCGTGTCCCCCTGCTGGCGGAGACGGTGGTCCTCATCCGTCACATAACGGTTCGTATTCGACGGAGGCCCGAACGTGCCTCGCAGTGCCTGCTTCTCATCGTGCGTCGGGATCAGATAGGGTCTGATTACTGGGCCGTCGTCTTGCATCTAAAACCCCTCCAATCCAGGCTCATCTTACCATCTTCGTGCGATAATCCGAACTGTTGCCCAAGCAGCCCAGGCCCTCCAAGGAAGCACGTTGTCCGCAAGCATCACCACCCGGAACAGCTCATCAGCTTCTTCTCGAGTGAACACAGTCCATGGGTAACACCAACCGGTGCCCAACTCGGTTGACGGGGTCAGTTCAGCCACGGATCTGGTAGGCACTACCCCTTTGCATCCGTACAAGAAGTCGTGAACCAAAGCTCCCTTGCACCCAAGTTGATCCTTACTGATCAACAACTCCCACGGGATTGTGCTCCGATCGTATCTGTACCCGGCCGGAACAAGAATCTCATGAGTCACACCGTGCTTGACGATTCGAAACCTGTAGTCGTCAAGGGTCAACCACCATCGAGTTCCATGGAGTTGGTGTACGCCAAGCTCTAGCAGTACAAAGCCTTCGGCCAGTGTGATCATGACAGCTCCTACGCGAAGATAAGAACCGCCATGCCTGCTAGAAACAGCAGCATGACGGCCCAAATCAACACGCGCAAGTTACTATCCTTGATCAGTCTCGGGATTGAACGGCACGTAGCTCGGGTCCATCATCTTCCGGATCTCGTCATAGGTCGGGGGGTCCCAACGCTTGGTGGGCTGCTTCATCTGAAGCACCCGACCTTCAAGCTTGGCCACTTCGTACTTCTCCTCAATGGCCTTCAATCCATCCGCGAGCATTGCCTTGCGTACTTCCTCATCCTTGACACCGGTAACATCCTCCAACAGCTTCCAGACCATGTCGTCGATCTCGTTGCTCGTACCTTTGGTCCAGTTGTCCATCGCGGTGTTCACCGTCTCGTTGGCGACGGTCGACTTCAAGATCGCCCACAGCAGGCTCAAAAGTCCAATCAAGTTCATTTCCGTACCCTCCTACTTTCCCAAGAAGTTGGACAACCCATGCCAGTGATCGTAGATCTCAATAGCAAGTTCCAGCAGAGAGGTGATCAGCAAAGTGAGTACTGCCATCAACAGGGTCTTCGGGCTATTAGCTATCGGCTGGAATACACTCCCGATAACTCCGCTAGTTCTCCTCCTTACCGAGCTAAGAAGTGCCACGATTACTAGCACAAGGAGGGTGAGACGAACCCCCGTCGTGAACAGAGTGATGGACTCGAGATTAGTCACGGCGTTCAGCCTCCTTTACCGCTTTAGGCATCATCTTTAGAGGGAGCCAGCCCTCCGGATGACAGTCTAGGCAGAGCGGCCGGAAGTCAGCCGGGTGCCCGTTCCCCGGGTAGTAGTACCGCAGCATCCGGAGGCGTTTATCCATCGCGTGCTGATCATGGCAGGTGATGCAGTTGATGGCCCCTGTCTCCCTGGAGAGTGGGAGCGTCCGTGGGTGGATGGTTTCCGTGGGCATCAGGCCGATCGGGTGGGTGATTGCCATGTCCACTTCGACGTAGGTCTTCTTAGCGATGTCCACCATTGCTACATAGCCATTTATCGATTTATGGCATTTGAGGCACAGGGCAGTCACCGGCCTACGGCCATTGCCATCTTCTACACGCAAGTCGTGGAGGCACTCCCCACTGGGGGAACGAACCTTCAACTTGGCATACGCCCCAGGTAACAGTTGCCGGGACATCTGATCGTGGCAGGCGTAGCATTCAACATGCCCTTCATGTTTGTCATTCCCACGATGACAGTCAAAGCAGTGGTCTGTGCCATAATGTGGGTTGTGCGGGGACTCAAGCAGTTGCACCCTGCCGTACAGGAACCACACTGACGCGGCCAACATGCAAATAGCAACGAAGCCACCCATTCGTATGGTAATCCAGGTTTCCCAGTGTCTGCGTCCAGATGTCCTAACCATCTCTACTACCCTCCTCACTTCATTTGCCCTTATTGAGCATGTAGTAGAGTTGGATAAGTAGACCGATGAGCGTGATCGCCCCGGACGCAACTACAACCCCGACCGTCCTGCGGTAGGTGTCCATGAAGTTCCTGGCCCACAGCAGTAGGGCTTCGTTCTCCTTCTTCCACTCCCAGAGAAGCTTGAGCTCCTTCTCGGCTTGGTCCACGCGGCTCTCGAGCTTAGCGAACGCCACTTCCCCCGCGGCCGCGTCTTTCTTAGCGGCAGTGGCGTTGAGCCCAGCAGCTATTGCATCCGCTATTTCCTTTCGATCTGCTTCTTCCATGGGCCAGTACCCCTTCTCTCACAAAGTGCAAACACTAGCATCTAACGGCCGGTGAAGGAGAAGGTGGATGAGTCCCTCTCCCTCTTACAGGTCCCGGCCAACCTGTTTCGGGCCTCGCCGAGGAGGGTGCTGCCCGAAAGTCGAATCGATTTCATTTTACAGTCTGCTCATCCGCGGTACCACATTGAACATGAATCCCTGCCCAGAAGTATATCTAGCGGAAGCGGAGCCCAAAGCCGAACTCATCTTGGTGTGCATCTTTTCCACTGCCGGTGCCAACCACGGACGTTTGGGGATGACCACGAGCCTTCGCATAGAGAACAGAGGGTACATAGTCTTGGCAGTATCCTCAAAAGACTTGCCCTGAGACGCCATCCACTCGTCGGCGGTCATAGTCTCGGTGTCCCCCGCTCTACCCTTCATGGCAGCAAACTTGCGTCTAGCACGTTTTTTCTCTTCCCGGGTCTCTACTGGGTTGAGGCGAAGCATCATGATGGGGACCTTCAGCTTTCGTCTCCCTTTGCCCTCGAACAAGGTGAACGTAGGAGACTTCTCACTCACACCGTCAGTGTCGATCCCTTGATCAGCACTGATCTCACGGATCTTCCTTTTCTTTGCCTCATAAAAGGTCTCTTCTCCGGTCACCCAACCCTTCAGGGCCTCGCGTTCTACCTCCCCTTCTGCAAATGGGACCGGGATAAACTGTCTCCCGGGTCCGGGGCGGATGATTGCGCCTTCTTCATGAGCGAACGCTCTGACGGGACCTTCGACGGTTACTTCCCACTCGACCCCGTCCTGAGTCAAGCGTTCTTGAACCATGGTGACCTTGGTCTGTCGTTCCATAAGGCCGGTCCTGGCTTGAAGCCCGGCGGCTCTCATGCGGTCTACAATCTCATCATGAAGGTCGCGGACAGCTTCGTCCAGTAACGGACGGAAGTCGCGGGAGATCGCCTGCTTGATGGACTTGGAGTTTTTCTGGGCCTTCTCGAAAAAATCCTTGGCTTGGGATGTGTCGAACTGTATGCGAAACGCTGGCATCGTCAGTCCCCGAGACCCACAGCGCACCCTTGCCCATGGTACACTAGGCCCTCGAGAACTTGCTTCGCGGATTCGATCATCTCTCCACTATCGGCCGGGAACCTTGCGATTCCATGCTGCCCAGTCACTTCCTTCAGACCGAGCGAGTCCTTGCGGTGATAGTTGGCCAGGGTTTGAAGCAGCAACCCCGTGTAGAGCGTGTCGTTTTCCTCGACCTTCTCGTACCCAGTGGTAGAGGTCACCAGGATCTTTTCGTACTGGGGTGCGGAGGTGTCATCATCCTTCCCGTAGAGGCACAATCTACCATCCGGCAGGATGGAGAAGTCGGTCGTAGCAAGAGCGGTTCCGTCTACGGACACGGCCAACAGCAAGGACTGATTGACGTCCTGAGGGTTAATGCACAAAGGGAGGCTTCGAAGCTCCAGCGGCCCGTAGTACTCAGAGTAGAAATCGACGCGCTCCCCTTTGTGGAATGGTCTCTTGCAAAACTTCTTGCCCTGACTATAGGCGGATCTTGCACACAGCTTGACCACCGGGTCGGTGTCCTTCAAGATCTTACTGGCGTCTTCCAAACCAATGATCTGACAGGACTCAGCGACCAACTGATCGAAGAACTGCTGTGGAAGAGCTGCCATTTACTTGATCCTCTTGACCTTCTTGGCACCCTTTTATTGTTTATTCTTACGGCGACCTTCGTGATCTACACAGTCTAGCTCGTCGGCAGCGTTTTCCAGATCGATGTCTGCCTCATCGTCGTTGGAAGCATCTTCATCGGGCTGATCTTCTGCGGCAGCGGCGGCAGCAGCGGCTGCGGCCTCTCGCTTGGCTCTCGATCTGGCAGACGCACGATTGTCGGCATTCTCAGCAGCGCGTGACTTAGCCGCCCACTTCTCGATGGTACGGACAGTCACCCCAGCGGCAATTTCCTTCTTCGTGGGCTGCTCGTTTGAAAACCGAGTGGCACCGTACCTGTCGAAGAACTCTTCAGGGGCTCGCACGAAACCACGGTCGATCACGAGCCTACGGTCAGGATCAAGAATTCTGACCAGCGCCTTCTTGATGATCATGTTCCGGTCATCCGACATCTGAGTACTCCTCCTCGTTATGTAGAGGGGGGCCGAAAGGCCCCCCTCTGTTGACTACAGCACCACGGATTAGGTGGTGGACATCGTGATGAAGGCCTGCGGCAGGGCCACCTTGAACCCGATCCGCTCCAGGAAGCGGAAGTAGGTCAGGTACTGGGTGAACCCAACGTGCTCGCTCACGGCCACGGACAGACCCATGCGGTCGCCCATGTACATGTGCTTCATGTTGCCGAACAGGATGAACTTGACGCCCGCGCCAGCCTCAGCCGCGGTCTTCGACGGCATGGTGTGCGTGAGGACGTAAGGGTAGCCCCAGATGGTACCAGGAGCCCCGTTCGCACCCGGGCGATCCCAGATGTAGTTCTTGTTGTCGTCCTTGAGCGTGCGGACCACGTTGAAGACGGTCGGGCTCATGTAGAACTTGGCCCCGTCCATCAGCATCGGGTCGACACCCGTGGTCATCTCGAGCAGGACATCCGCGTTGAAGGACGTGGCCAGATCGAGATCGTGACCGGTGATCGGCAGGTCGTTCCCAGCGTCGTGCAGCACGCCGTCGAAGGGGTCGCCGTTGGTGACGTCGCCGAGCAGGCAGACCCGGTCCTCTTCCTTCGCCATCTGCTCGCCGATCATCTGGACAAGCAGGGGCTGAGTCTGAAGATACGTGTCGGCCAGGAACTCGCCCGTCGCCGGGACGATCGCGGCGAGCTTCTTGATGGTCAGCGTGAGCTGATCGAAGACCGGCGCAGCCAGCTTGATCGCTCCAGCCTCACCCACCCAGTTGACGATGCCCGCGGCAGGGGATTCCTTCGACTCCATGCCGGTGATCATCGGGAACTTGGCCTCGTCCGTGCTCAGGGGAATGCGCGTGCATTCGGCGCGGGCCAGACCGTACTTCTGGATGACGCGGATGACCGACGTACGGATGTCAGTTGGAACGACGTACGCGCCTTCGTCGTTGGTGGTCTCGTTCATGTTCTGAGCGAGCGTCAGATCGCGGGTGACCGCCGTCTGAAGCTCACGGACCTTGTCGAAGTTCTTGTCCTTGAGGGCACGGCAGAAGTCGACAAACTTCGACCAGTTGGTCATGTCCTTGTCGGCTTGGGACTGAGGAGTCATCGCGGTGAGAGTGTGAAGCTGCCCGCGTAGCTCAGCAACGGCCTCCTTGATGCCGCTGACTTCGCCGTCGATACCACCGAACTTGGCGATGGCCGACCCGACCAGCTCCTCGAACTTTTTGAGTTCCAGGTTATCCATTGTGTTCTCCTTCTTCCTTTGTTGGTTACATGCTGAAGCTGGAGAGCTTCTCGATGAGAGAAGCACTCACGGTGAGAGTCGGTTCCCCCTGCCCGGTAGCAGGGGTTACCCCGTCCTGCACCGTCGTCGCGGGTTCCGACTTCTTCACGGGCACCGCACCTACCCGCTCTTCCACCATGGTCATGCGGATAGCGAGGTTGATGAAGTGCTCGTCGACACTCTCAGCCAGGGTACCGAGCACGACACCGAGGCTCCGAATCGCTTCGAGAACCTCGAGTGTCGCACCGGAGTTGGACTGAGACTTGGACGCATCGTCAGACTTGGCGTTGGTGATCTCTTCTGTGGGATCGCTCTGGGTCGCCTGCTCCGCCCGAGCTTTGCCCCATGAACCATCCCCGATGGATTTGATCTCCTCAGGTGAGTACTTGGTGCCCCAGACGGGAGCTTCCTCACCTGCATCCTTGTAGTGCGCGGCGAGATGGAGGTACTCCGTCTCGGTTCCATCCGCGTCCGACAAGAGTGCCGCCATGGCCGTTGTGACTCCGCGCCAAACTGCTCTGAGATCGTCCACACTTTCCCCCGAGGAAGCGGTATGGTGAACGTACTTGTAGGCGGAAATGGAGTCCGCCTGTTCCGGGTTGAACGAGGTGAATCCTTTGCTGAACTTCGAGAAGTCGATGGTTTCCTTCTTGCCCGAGCCGTCCGTCGAGGCCCAACGAGCCAGTTCGGTCTTGGCTGCGGCCGCGCTCCACTCCGCGGTCATGTCCACCGCGGTCGAGTGTTTCTCAACGAAGCCGTCGATTTTGAAATCGATTTCACTTTTGTCGGTGAACTTCTTGAGAGCATCGAGAATCGGCCCAAGTTCGTTCTTGACCTTCTCCCGAACGAACGAGCGCATCACGGTGCTGCCAGCGTACGAGCGAGAGATGATGTCGTTGGCTTCACGGAGAAGAAGAGCTTCCGGGTTCGCCGGGATCGGAACCGGGGACAGCTCAAGCCAGTCCCAACTCGTGTAGACGCAGAACGGAATCTGCTCCATGTCGGTGAAGTCCAGAACGTGGGTTTCCCCACTCGGGAGCTTGAACTCCATCGACTTCACTTCCGGGGGCTTGCCACCCCACGGGCTCCAGATCTCGGTGACGCCACCAGCCTTCGGACGGAAGCCGATCGAGAAGGCATTCATGTCCTTGTTGATGTACCGCTGCTCGAACATCTGCCCCAGATTGTCCTGGGTAAAGGTGAGCTCAACGGTGATGGCATCCCGGGTGATGTCCCAAGAATGTAGATGGCCGATCGTGACCTGCTTCGAATCGTGAATTGCGACGAGGACTGGGTTGTTCTTGAAGTGCTTGTCGTCACACCCGAGGGGTAGAACGACTTCGCCGTACCGATCGAGTGCTGCGGTTGTCGCTACGGCCTTGTAAATCTGACGTCCGTCTGGGGCAGACCGTTCCGTCGCTCCCAAAAATCGAGCTTCTACATGTTTGAGCATCGTCTCTTCCTCCTTGGTGCGACCGGTTCTGTAGAGATTATCGAGTCTTACCTTGACAAGTGTCAAGCCATTTCTCTAAAGTCGGCCACCCTGTCCTTTGCCACACGAATGGGGAGCATCACGTCCAGAGTGGTGTCCCCCTTCTGACCTGGGAAGAGTTGACCGGCGATGAGCTTGTCCATGCCAGCCTCCTTCCCATTGTTGCCATTCTGGGAGCCCCAGACCTTGGAGATAACCGCTGCCCCGACGAATGTCTGGTATCTAGCTCGATTGTAAACGAAGCTCGAGAGCTTCAGTAGATCTACCTTGGCGAGCATCATACGGACCAGCCCTTGATAGTCTTCTGGCTTGGCTTCCTTGCGGATGTTGTTGAGCATCCCAATGATCTTCTTGGCCATCTCGGTCCCACGCTCCTGCGCTATATCAAGATCAGGCAGTAGACCCTCTACCAGTTCAGAGGGTAGAGCAAACGTGATGTCCGAATCGTTCACTGGAATCTTGAGGACCTTACCAACTGTACCGTCCGGGACGGCGAACTTTCTCAAATTAGAAAGCGCCGATCTGGCCCCGGCCCAGTAGATCCCATTGATGGCCTGCCCGAAGAGCTTGTCCCAATTCAACAACCAGAACTGCTCGTCAAGTTCCTTCTTTGCCATCGAAGCTACTGCTTGGTCGATGAACGTCCGAAGGTAAGCCTCTAACGTAGAGGTGACCTGACGCAGCTTTGTCTCAGTCTCCTTGGCGTATGACTTGGTCACCTCCCGTGGGATATGCAGAACCACAGAGTCCTTGCTCTTGGACGTCTTCACGAAGTAGGGCAGCAGACGAACCATCTTCGACTTGCTGTCCTTGGGGTCTTCGGCATCCTCGACATCGTCTTCGGCATCTTCCTCGTCTGGATTGTCCTTAGGCTCTTTGGCTTCCTCTTCGGCTTCCATCGCCGCGGCCATACCCCCATCCGGACGGTTGGTTCCGTCCGAGACATCACAGTCCAGATTCGGGTTGTTGAGAATGAGAGCGATCTCCGTACGATCGTACCCCATGTCGAAGTAGATCTTGGCCGCTTCGGCCCAAGCTTTGGCAGCCTCAGAGGTGATCTTGGGATCGTCACGGAGAACGTCGATGCTCTGCCAGTCGAAGTCGCACTTCACGCCTGGGAACCGAACGTCCAACATGGTTTGGAAAACGTCACGGTAGTAGATCATCTTCGGCTTGGCATTGTTCGTGTAGAGCAGCACCCGCTGTTCCTTCGCGCTCGAGTAGTTCGCGTAGCGGAAGATACCCACCTGCGCGGGCGGGATGCCGTAAACGGTGAGGATCTCCTCCCTCGTGAGTTGCTTGCCCTCAATGAAGTCGAGATCCTTCATGGTGTTGGCCAGAACCTTTACGTCAGTCCCACCCTCGAGCAGCAGGGGCATCTGGCCCTTGTAGAATCCAGAGTAGCTCTGAAGGATTCCGTCGATGAACTGCTTGCGCTGGCGGGGGTCGAGCGTCTGCTTCACCAGGATGGCTAGAGGGTTCTTCAACCCAGACATGAAGAATCCCGCGTTCCACACGGACATATTGATGTCCTGCTCGATGGCAAGTCGAGTCGCTGTCAGAGGGGCGAGCCCGCGGAAGTCGTCATAGGGGTTCGGGTACTTCCACTGAATGACATCCTCTGGGTTAATCCTCTCAGGAGGGAGGCGGTTGTTGGGGTTGTTGTACTCCCAATGGGATAGTTCCCCGGTAACGTCATTAACTCGATGCGTCATCGAGTAGGAAGGGATCAACTGCACGATCGGACGTGAGCCTCTTCCCTTACCCCCAGATTTGATCTTCATGAACGACTCGCCAAAGAGTTCATGGTTCACGATCTGGAGCCGAATCATTTCAGAGCGGGAAGGAATTGTTCCAGGACTTGGGTTCCTGAATAGTACTTCAGCCGGGTGATTTGGAGGAAGGGGAGTCCTCTTACCTTCTGCATCTTCCGTGAAGAGTAGGAACGGAGTGCCGGAAATGCAGGATGCGATGCAGTTGACACAAGAGTAAACCCAACTCACTACCCGATAGGCATTTCGGACATTGAACTTCTTGGCACGTTCCCCCCAGGTGTTGGGGAATGTCCCTTCAAAACTGTCAAGGTAGTCAGTTGCAGCCATGTCGTACCCCCCGGCGCTCGTATAAAGACCTCAGAGGACTTTTCAACCGATCTCCCTCCAGTCGGTGACTCCAACCTCACCGCCTCCGCAGAAGACTTCGATCGCCCGCTTCTTGTCGGCCTCCAGCAGTTCCCTCATAAGTTCTCCGTTACTCACGTCGAACTCCTGCTGTCCTCTGTTTGGGTTGGGGTCGATAACCGTAGCAACCGGAACGATCCCCTCCATCGCGTAGCATAGCACGAGCGAGTCAAAGAAGTCAGAGGATCTCTTCAACCGTTTACGAATGTCGTCCTTGCTCTCGAGCTGAATCTTCCCGGTGACCAGTAGCTTATACCGAAGAGTCAGTTCTTCCTTGAGGTACTCCATGTATTCATCCGGGGTGTGGTAGAGAGGCTTGATGCTCATCAGCTTGGCCTCGGCCAGATGACGTACGCCCCAAGCCAACTCTGCCCTAAGATTCAAGAACTGCTCTGTATCCGTGGGCACCACACCTACGTTGACTCCAATAACAGGGTAACCGAGCTGTGAGATGCGGGAAGCCACGCCAGAACCTACGCCAATCTTATCGACGCGCACAGCGATGGGAAGATGACCAGTGAGCGTCCAGATCTTCTTCCAGACCCGCTTCATATGGTCAACGACCTGCATGGGATCGTTTCCGGTGGCCGACTCAATGAAGAGCAACCGCGGCCCGGCTCGAACGGTAAAGACCGTGCGGTCGATACCCTGATCGGCAACGTCCACGCCAATCACGATGTTCTCAAAGTCTGGCTCAGGTTCCAGCTTCTCAATCTCCGCGATCATCTGCGGGGACATCACCGTCATTGAACCCGATTCGACAAACTGGGCCTCAACGAAGATCTGCCAGAAGGGTTCATGGGTAGGCCATACTTCCCGCTTCTTCTGTACCCAGTCATGGGCAATAATCCCGGGGATTATGTCCGATCCGGCCAGCACGTTGGGAGAATCGTGAGCGGAGATGCGGATGATGTGCCACCTCCCGAACTCTGATCGGCGGCCGGGGATGCAGATGTTGGCGAACTCCGAATCCTCTTCAGTGGTGTTGGAAATGGCCAGCCAGCGGGTATTGCCACTGGTGACGAGACCCTCACCGCCTACCCACGCGTTTTTGGCCAGACCACACGCCTGATCGAAGATAACCAACATGTACGGCGAGTGGTATCCGGTGAACTTGTCGACGTCTTCAGGCGAAGTCGCGAATCCAGTGGCGAACCATTTGTCTCCCAACCGCCATTCTGTCTGAAGAAGTTCGCCACCGAGGGGGATTCGAGAGCTGCGTACTGCCGAACGGAGCTCAGCCCAGAGCAGGTCTTTGACCTGTCGGGCGGTGGCAGCGGTGGTAACCACCTGCGAACCCCTGTGAGTAGCGAGCCACCACGCCGCGATTCTGGCTGCGAGGTAGGTCTTGCCGACACCAAATGCTGCCGGGACAGCCACTCTTTCATGTGTGAGAAGAGCATTGCAAATCTCCCGCTGTTTCTCCCAAAGACCCCAACCACAGCAATCCTCCATGAACCATACAGGGTTCCACGCACCCTGCCGAGCAAGGTCCAGAGCAGTGGCCGGGGCTGCTGGAGCGCTACTTCTCTTCTTCACAGGAGGCATCTACAGTAATCTCCACAACTGGTGCCAGTTGTTTTGGCTTAGGTGGTGCCATCTCGATAACGGTCGGGCCTCCCTTGGCGGCGAGGTCTTTGTGAGCCTTCTCCATCAGATCCAACCAAGTCCCACCTTCGGGAAGCCCAAGGTTGAACTGCTGATTGATCTGTGTGCCTTCCTTGGGATCAGCGTACCCGCGGCGCTTGCCCTTGCGTGATAGATAGAAGATAGTGGCTTGGGTGTTCTCCTTGCGTACCTGCTTGAGCAGAGAGAACTCTGCCATGTCCAAGTACTTATCATCAATCCCTTCAAGCACCTTGTTGAGGTCAGGCCACCGCTTGAAGAACTTCTGCATGGTTTGCTCGTGGCACCCAAGAAACTGAGCAGCTTTGCTCTTGAAGCCTCCCCCTTTGCGAAGTGCTTCAATAACCTGCTTCTTGGTAAACTTGGGCTTACGACCGGCATTGGTCATGGCTGCGCCGATCTTGCCGCCTTCGCTCTTCTTCTTACGCATTGCTTCAATAGCACTGCGGATGATGAGCTTTCCATCTGCCGTGTAACTAGGCCCAGGACTAGGCACGTTCCATCACCCCCGCATAATGGAACATCTGCCCAAGATGTCCTGACCGATAGCCAGCAAACTTCACCAGCTTGTACCCAGCCTTTTCGGCGTATCGAACGAGCATCCACTTGCAGACTTCCATGTATCTGTCTCTGAAGTGATTACCAAACACGGCCACGGCATCCTGAAACGACTTCAGTTGCCACGCGCCCATGTTAATCTTCCGTTTCATCCCGTCAGTCACCACGATGACCAGCCGCTTCGCCCGAGGCCGATCCGAGGAAAAGAAGCCTTCAATCGCTGGCCAAGGGTCTCCGTAGGGATCGATATCGAGATAGTTGATCTCGAGGTGACTACCGGCACCGTCTGCGAGGGCCTTCGGAGTGTCACATTCGTAAACTGCCCATGTGGGCCGTTGCTGGACCAGATCGTCAATCTTGACCGGGTCTTTTTCCAACACCACTCCTTGCTCAATGTCGTTGTACAACGATCGGTACACTTGGCCGAGACCTCCGTAAGCCTCAAGCACCACAGGAGTACCTTCCACAAGAGCCAGAGCCGCTCGGCGAATCCGAAGCTTTGATTCATGCTCTCCCATGTCCTCTCTGATACTCAGTCCCATTTCAACTCACCATCTTCTTCCATGGTACTGTTCTGATCCTGACGAAAGACTTCGAGCACCTTCATGAAGGCCTTGGCCCGGTTGATCTCCCCGGTCATCTTCATGATCTTCTCGAACCGCAGCAGATCCTCCACGAAGACGGGGATCTTGACGATGGCTTTTCGCTTCTCGAGTTCCTTGCGCTCGATCATGGCATCCTTGGGAGGATTGGCCTCGTAATCCGCAGCTTCGTCAGCAGCATCATCGAAGAACGCCCCCATGGATTCCAGCTCGGATAGTTCGGAGGAGTCGAAACCAGTGACCTCGAAGTCCAGCTCTTCATCCGCGGCGATCTCATCGAGGACGTTCTTCAGGAGCTTGATGTCCCAGTCGCCCTTGATCTTGTTGAGGGCAAGGTTCAAGGCCTTCTCTTCCTTGTCCCCGAGATTCACCACGACGACATCTGCGGACTTGCTTTTGAACTCCTTGATCTTGATCTTCAGCCGTTGGTGCCCACCAACGACGTGCCCAGAACGTTCGTTCCACACGATGGGTTCGACATCACCAAAGCGCAACATGCTCTTCTTCAGAGCCTCGTACGCCTTGTCCCCCGGCTGAAGATCCTTACGGGGGTTGTACTTGGCAAGGTTCAACTGAGACACGGGCACACGCCGAAGCGTCATCCCCTCGCGCTCGTGCTCGACCTTCGGCGTCTCCGCCTCAGTCTTTGTTCTCCTCTTTGCCATCACTTCTCCCTTTTTGAAATCGATTTCATTTCCGAATGGACCAGAAGTCGTCCGACAGATTCCGATCCGTCAGGTACTCATAGGGCATGAGGAAGTATCCCTCCATCCCCCACTTCTTGCCCCACGAGTTCCGTACCACGAAGTGGCTGACATCATCGTCGTAACCCACCGCGGTGACGGCATGACCGCCAAGAACCCTCTCGCTCTTGGTGGGCATCTTCAGCACGCCAGTGCGGGACATCTGAGCCGACTCGAAGAAGTCGTACACCGAGAAGCCGAACACGAAGGGGATTCCCGCGGCGAGGCAGCTCTTCATCTCGTTCAGAGACGATAGCCTCTGGTAGTCGAAGATCTTGTGGTTCTTCGCGTCACGGTGAGCTTCGACCGAAGGCTTTTCCGCCCAACGGGAGAGATTGTAGGGCCACAGGTCTTCGTGGGGAACCCCGATCTTGGCCAGAACCTTGATGCCGTCCCGGATGTAGGCCCCCTGATCGACGTTGATCGCTCCCTCCAACTCCCTTTCTTTGTAGTAGAGAAACAGCCGGGAGAGATCGGTGAAGACCTTGGTCTTGGTGATCTCCAGGCATTCGAGACAGCCGACGATGGCTTGAGCGGTACAGGACCCGATCTGGCCCTGATCCTCGACGGGGGAACACTTCTCACGCAGATCCACCTTCCGGGGAAGCTCTTCGGCAAGGATTCTGCGTTTGGCCAGGAACAGATGATCCCGCATGTCAGGTAGATCGGGCTTCCATCCGTAGGTACGCTTGAGCTTTGGCATAGTCAACCTTTCGAAGTGAAGGCAGGGGGTCTCCCCCCTGCCTCAGATTAACTACGCCGCCACGACGATCGTGAGCACCTGCTCGTACACCATTCCGTCCTGATCCTCGAAGGCCACTCGGCACTTCTTGGTACCAGCGGTCGACGCGGCCCCAAAGTCGATCTTGCCAGGAGTCGTGAGGGTCGTCCCCGTGTACACCGGCTGGGTGATCACGAAGAGGGCGTTGTTCGTGGAATCGACACCGGGGACGAGATACATGAAGTACTTGTTGCCAGCAACGCTGAGTTGCTCCTTGACCCCGATGTCATCGACCGCGGTGGCCGGGGCCGTGATGTTCGCAGTGGTCGTGATCGTGACCACTCCACCCGGGGCGTTGTAGAACCCCGTCTCAGGACGATTCGCGGCCGTGGCGATACCAACCTTGCTGTAGGGCGATCCGTAAGCTGCTGGGGACATGGTTACTCTCCTTTTTCTGGAACTACGTTATTGATGGTGATGCTCGGTGTGGGGTGCTGCGTTCTCGCCATGAGTAGCAGTGCCACGTTCATGAAGCTGCTGATCACCAAGGCCGCGATGGCCACGATGAGCAGCAGGCGTTGGGACATGGGAGGATTGACCTTGAACTCGCTCATTTGTAACCGCCGTAGTGGGAGACAAGAGCGTTCTCGAGGATCTTCGCGGCGTCGATGAACAACCTCAGGTCCGGGAAGTTGATCGTGTTCCCAAAGACATCGGTCACGTCACCCGAGAAGTCAGCGAAGATAGCTATCCTCATCTTTTCGTTTTCTACCTGAAACCGGCCGTGCTCGATCTCTGTGGCCGTCCAGCTTCCGTCCTCTGACATTCTCCGTCTCCTCCGCCCTGCTCTTGTGCCCGATGATACCGTAAGAACCCTCTTCAGGAAAGAGGTCGTCCTCCTCTGAAGAGGGTTCTTGTCTCCACTTAGGCATGTCAGTTTACCGGAGCACCAGGAGGCATGGACAGCTTCTCCGCCTCTTTCTGAAACTCGATCTCGAGGTTCCCGCGGGAGCCCTTACGAAAGGCGATACCCACAGTACCGAGTACCCCAACCACAGCCCCAGCGGCGCTGGACAGAAGCAGATCGCCAGAAACGGCGTAGCTAGTGATCAGCCCAATCAGAGCCGCGACTGCGGAGTTCACCGCTCCCTTGAGGTACCAAGGGGCCGTCTCGGAGAACTTCTTGTTCCACTGCTGAAGAAACCCGGTGACGGCCGGTGCCAAAACGGAAAGCACGACGGGAACGATCACGTTGATGTCTACCGAAACTGCTTGCGATGCCATATCCGTCTCCTTATGAGTTAGTGTTTCGTCCGCGGCTACCTACGGGTATCTGGTAGAGACGTAGGCATTTCTGCGGGTGCGCGGCCGCCCGTATAGTTACTTCTTCTTCGGCTTCGGCTTGCACTTCGGCATTGATGCGCTCCTAGTACTTGTACCCTACGTTGAAGTACACCAGCATCCCGTCGTTGGGAGCATTCTCGATATCGGTCATCAAGTATCGAAGCTCTCCCCCAAGGATGTAGTGGCTGTTGAGATGGTAGTTGGCCCCGGCCCCGAAGTAGCACCCAGCCCGAACGGCATCGGTGTACGAAGACTGGTACTCAGCCTTGTAGAAGTAGGCCCCGGCCCCGAATAGAGCATAGACGTTGACGTCCTCCAGTAGAGGCATCCCCACGTGGATCGCAGCGGTGAGGGGCATGGCGTAGAACTGGTAATGGGCTTCACCCTTCGAGTCCAGATACCCGATCTCACCCTGCAAGGCAAAATAGGGGTTGAACTGCTTTCCGAAGATCAGATTCGCAGCCAGCCCGGGCTGAGGATCGTAGATGGCGTACTTGCCTTGAGACGGGCCGTACGATCCGAGCTGAAGCATCATGTAGTAGCTCTCGGTCATCCACGACATCGGATAGCCGAGCTGAGGCGTGCTGAGCATCGGGGCCGGAGCCGGAGGCACGGGAGAGTTCACTTTGGTGTCGGTCGTGACCGTGGTGGTGATGACGGAGGTCTCGGCCAGCGCGGGCACGGCCAGCGCCAGAACGGCTATGAGAAACAGAACGATCTTCTTCATGATTCCCTCCTACTCGCAAACGCCAGGGTAGTTGCACTGATTGGACCGGCACTCAGAGTCCACGGTGCAGGATTGCCCGGTGTCCCCTTTGATGTACATGGAGTCGTCGTTCCCGGTGAGAGTGTCCCACACGCCGCACCCGGAGAGGGTTGCCACCACGGCCAGCGTGATGAACAGCACGAAAGCCAAAATTGCACCTCTATTCTTCATTTCCTCCTCCTACTTCGTGGGCTTGACCGTTGGCGCGGTCTCGTTGGTCACCGTGTACTTCTCATTCGGGCGGTCCAGACCCTTGAGCATGGAGGCATCTCCATAAGCACGGACGGTGCATCCCGACAGCATGATCGCTGCCACTGCCAGCATCCACTTCATCACATAGCTCCTCCCTGTTCACATACGAGTTGAATTGACTGTTGCAGAGAGGATAACACGCCGAGAAATGTCAAGAAAGGGTATTTTAGGAGTATTTGACGTACGTAACCGTGGCAAGTTCCACACGAATGTAGGTATTTCTACCTATTTATAGCCCTTTTTCGATACACATAGGTAGAAATACCTATATTTTAAGGGCATTTTGGGGTGGGAAGTCCACTCGATTGGATTATTCCCACCCCAATTTGGCAGCCGAGAGAGGGTTCGAACCTCTGCCGAACAGAGTCAAAGTCTGTTGCCCTACCGATTGGGCGACTCGGCTAGACCTCTTCCCCCTCCCAAACGACGTTGGTGAGCACCGCTCCCTCACATCCGGGCCGTCCAGAGGGTGGCCAACCGTACCCGAAGTACACGGACTCGGCTGAATCCACGCTTTGCTGGAGCACCAGAGCGTTGTCGATGTGGAGCTGCACGCTCTTGGACATGATGCTCACCTTGATGGCGTACTTCTTAGAAGAGTCCCACCCCGCGGAGTACCGGATCTGCCCAGCGTAGGACCCATCGGCGTTGTAGCTCTTCACGCAGTAGTCCCGGACGCCGACGATCATGCCACCACCATAGGTGACGTTGCCCCCGTTCCAGGATTTCTCGTAGGCCCAACAGAGATGCGCCCCATCCAGAGCCGATCCATCCTCAACAGACGGCAGCTTGCCGGTCATGGTGTACGACAGGGAGCACGGGACCTTGAGATGCTTCTCCACGTTCTGACCGTTGGTGACGGTGTAGCCGGTCGGCACAGGAGTTGGCTCAGGTGTGGGTTCGGGATCAGGTGTGGGCGTGGGGTCCGGGTCAGGCGTGGGAGTGGGAGTGGGAGTGGGAGTGGGATCTTCCTTCTTCGTCTTGAACAGTTTGATCAGGGCTTCGATCAACTTCTTGAACCAGTTCATTCCGATCTCCTTCGTCGTCGGCAGTTGGTGCGAGCGAGAGGACTTGAACCTCCACCTCGTAAGAGACCAGATCCTAAGTCTGGCGCGTCTGCCACGTTCCGCCACGCTCGCGTTAACCCCCCTCGCCGCGGGGGAACTACAGGCCAGAGAGCTTTCTATTTACACTTCGCTCTCCCCCAGCGGGACTCGAACCCGCGACCCCGGCCTCACTGAGAGGGCTCGAATCAGGAACCCTCTCACTGAGACCACCGCATAATAATCATCAGCGGCCGTGCTCTGCCAACTGAGCTACAAGGGAGATTAAGAGCATAGTATCACGCACCAAATGTTTTTTCAATCCCGAAGCTACCCTCTACGAAAATGGAACCGACTCCTTCCGCAGCGGGTTGACCTTCTCGAAGTGATTCACGCAGGTCGGGTTCTCGCAGCCTTTCCTCCACTCATTCCCAAGACCCGGCTTTAGCGGTTGGAAGCAGAAAGGGCAGTTCGACGTCTTCGACATGGGTTGCCTCTCTTGCGACTCCCGGCCCCTGTTCTCCCTCATCTTTCGCACCATCGCTGGCAGGAACATCACGCCCCCCTTTCGGCAACATATCGGGCAATGCCGGTGCTGAGGGCTTCGGCGACCTGTGTGACTTTGAGAAGTTCATTGCGATCCCCCTCATTCGAGATGAACCCGACTTCAACCAAGCACGTCGGCAGCACCAGATTGTCCAGCACGGTAAGCTGCCGGTGCAGATCCTCGACATCGTTCTTCAACCCTCGAGAGGAGATCCCCGGCATGATCTCCGCCAGAGCGTCGTGCATCGACTGCGCCAGCGGCAGGTCGTACTCGTCCCGATAGAGCACCTCCATCCCGTGCGCTTGATTGTTGGCTGAGGAATTGCAGTGAATCGAAATGAACAAATCGCAGTTGAACCGCAGGGCCAGACGCAGTCTAGCTCCAGGGTACAGGAAAACATCTTTGGATCTTGTGAGCACTGTGGTGTGCTCGCCGGTAGCCCCGAGCAGATTGTTCAGACCCAATGCGTACTGCAAGGTGAGATCCTTCTCCATAGCAATCCCCCCGGAGGAGTGGATAGCCACAGCCCCGGAGTCGTGCCCGCCGTGTCCAGCATCTATGCAGATCTTCATAGCTTCTCCCTTCTAGACGTCTTCTTTAACTGCCACGCTACAACCATGATCGTCAGGCCCAACAAGACGATCACAGTCCGCAGATAAACAGCGCCGTGTGACATGACCGGCACGTTCATCTGCTGGATCGGTGGCGAGCACCCCACCAGATCCCCCACGGTCTTGACCGACCCGACCAGAGCCGTCACAGCCCCGGTGACCATCATGATCGTGGCACAGACGGATTGCAGGTTCATTTTTTTCCTGGGACTCATTGCTGCTCCAGTTGCTTGACCAGCTCCCCTTCCACCAGTGTCAGCATCCAGAGCAGCCGTGCGTGCTCGCTCACCAGCAGCGTGGTCTCGGTGGTCTGGTCGAAGATTTCCTTCACTTCCTTCTTCACCTTGTCGATCGTGATCGTGAACCCCATGCTCTCATAGACCTGTTCCCCAGCGGAGTCCACCTTGAGCAGCCACTGCGGAAAGCTCTGGGTCATGAGCACATATCTGGCCCGCTGCTCCTCGATCGAGTACTGCTTCTTGATAAGCTGCAACATCAGAGTCCCTCCCCTGTCTTGATGAGAGGCCCCTACAGGCCTTCACCAGTTTTTATGAGCATCATGTCGATCTTCAACGCCAGACCACTGGGAAGATCATGAGGGTTGGTCTTGTGGACATCCACCAGCAGATTCCGCAACTTCTCGAGATCGATGATGAGATCATGCACGATCTCACTGTACGGATGATACGGCTGAGACTGCGACTCCTCGAACCATCGGTCCCGCTGCGCTACCGTAGTCACTGCGACACTCCCTCCACAGGTTTCGTTGCCGGTAACCCCCACCAGGATGCCACGACCCGGTTCCCACATTTATCGCAAAGCCACCGGAGCCCCCGAGCCTCGGCGGCGTGGTACCTGCTTCCGCACTTGATGCACTCGTAGATCTTCTCGACTATCGGCATGACGCGCTCCCTCTCCCCCTGCGATGTGTATATCAGCTAACCTACCGAAGCTCACGGCAAGAGTTTAACCCAAAACAGTCGGGTATCACAGGGGTAGTTCACAAATAGTTTTTTCAATTAAAGATATTCCAATCGATTTCAATTCTCGGCTCGCTGGCAGCTCAGGAAGTTTTTTCAACTCCAAAAATCCCACATATAGCTAACTTAACCCCACGTGCTCTCTGGTAGCCGGGAGTGATTTTCCCCGGTTGGTGGGCCGAAACTGAACGCCGTTGAGTTCGAGCAAGCGAGCGGCGCGGCAGCAGCGGCTATGCGTTGTCCACTGTCCATCTAGACCGGCTTGGAGGCCCGGTACTTCATGGACGTACAACGAGGCACACAGGCAATCAGTCTCGTCAACAACAAAGGAGAGTGAGATGAAGAAGATCAATGCAGACCCGACCACCATCCTGTTCGCTTGGCTGTCCGACAAGGCGAACAATCTCGCAGTGACCGTGAGCTACCCAGTGTGTGGCAACTGCGACAAGAGAGGCAACCTCTGCCCCATCAACTGGTGGATGGACGCAAGCTCCACGGCCTGCTCCCAGCACCAGATGGAGTAGGCGCTACGTCTTGGCATGAAGGGAGGTGACGCTTATGCCATTCGGTAGTGAGAGGGTGAAGTGCCCGGTGTGTGGTGGGTACTTCGACCCGAACCTCAGCAGCAGCCCCGCAGTGTGCGACGGCTGCAACAACAACGCCTAGACGCCTAGTCTAGGCACATGCAAAGGAGAAGTCATGAACAAGCAGATCAACGTGTCAGCCTCCACGCAGTACGAGTCCGAGTGCTTCGAGCTGCGGGTCAAGGCCCGCGTCGAGGAGGGTTGGGATGACTCGACCGCGCGGTCGCTCGAGTCGTTCGTCAACTTCCTCAACCTTCGGAAGTACATCAACAAGACCAAGTAGCCGCGCAGTCTAGGCGGGCAGGCGGGGAGCAGCGATGCTCCTCGCCTTGTTCCGCGTATGCGAGCCCTGTGTCAGGGCCAACCGTACCAGCCGGATGCTGGATCTTGGATACCCGTAAGGGTGGAGAGGAGTCAGTATGTTCACATGCCCAGTGTGTGGCAGGCAGTATGAGTCTGAGCGTGATCATGCTCAGACAACCTTCAACTCCCTGGCCACGGGTGAGGCCTTGTGCTTCATCTGTTGGTTCTGGGTGAGGCGGGTGAAGGCGGACCCGACAGGGTTCGTCGTCCCCATGGGGAAGGCGATCTAGTTTGGCGGGGGGATGGGCTTCGGCCTGTCCCCCCCTCCTTTCCGCGTATGAGCGACTGTGCAGTTTGGCAAAAAGGAAATCGATTTCATTATTGAAGGGAGGGATGCCATCGAAACTTGGAGTGCAGTACTGCCCGCGGCGTGGTGTCGTAGGCAGAACCAGACAAGCAAAGGAGAGATAGAGATGAACCGTGTAGAAGACCGCATCCTCAACACCCTCGAGCCCCGGAAGCGCATGACCACGATCGAGGTGTCGGCGAAGTCGATCAGCAACACCGATCGCATCATCGACACGATCATGGCCGAAGAAGACGTGCTGACTCGGCTCGGGTTGTGGGAGAAGTTGAACAAGACCGTTGGCAGCAGAGCGTACATCACCATCCGTATGCGCTGCTTCGCCAAGTACGGTAACACCGAGTAGGCGGTTAGTTGCGGCAGGCCGGGGGGTGTCAGCACGAGCCCCCCGGCTTTCCGTGCATCGAGGGCTAGTGAGACCAAACCAGAAAGGGGGTGATTGCATGAAGAAGCTGATGGAGTGGGCGGTGCGTCTGATGTACATCGGCCTGTCCGCATGGATAGGCTACACGTTCGTGCAGTAGGAGACGTTCGATTTCAGCACACAGAAGGGAGGTGAGTCAGATGATCCACGCGGAAGTGATAGGTGACCGGACACTCGAGATCCGGGTGGACGCGAAAGTCGTACGCATCGTCAGCGACCCGAACGTCCACGAGTACCTCCTCCGCATCGCCCGCAACAACGGCCTGAAGGCGATGGTGAATGAGGCGATCAGCAATGGGCTGAGCGTCTCCGAGTACTGGGCCAACTAATTTCGGAGTGCCCGCTGGTCGGCCTCGTAGGCCAGCAGAAAGGTACACAATGAACAAGCAGCAGATCCTCGTGCAGATCGACCGACTCCGGCAGATCGTGGAGAGCAGCACTCCGAAGCCCACGCCGGTCGTGCCCGACGTGAAGCCCACCATCATCCGCGACCAGCACAAGGCGGGCAAGCTCGCCCACAACAGCGTGGTGGACACCATCATGCTGAAGGCGGCACTCCTCGCCCTCGCCAGCAAGGGTGACATCGGCAAGTTCCTCTACGCGGCCAAGGCCCCCGAGAAGTTCCAGCAGACCGGGCTGGCTCGGGTCATCGATGGGAATCCGGAGGCGACGAAGATCCTCGTCTCCTGGTCCTCGGTGAAGAAGGAGAACCGGCGGGTGATCGAGAAGCCCATCAGCGAGTGGAGGGCGCTGTGGGCCGAGTACTTCGCTGGGATGGTCGACGACCACAAGACGGGCAAGCACGTCGGCTTCGCCGGGAAGATCCCCGTCACCGAGTTCGTGAAGAAAGTCCTCGTCGAGCGCAAGTAGGACGATGAGTTTCGGCGCGGAGTACGGCTGGCCCATCGGCGGGCCGAAGACGAGCGCGTAAGACAACCACACAAAGGCACCCACAGGCGTGCCCGAAGGGGGGTGAGAATGACTGGTAGCCAAAAATGAAATCGATTTCATTTTCGTAGGGTAGATAGGCAGTGAATTTTGGGCTCATAGGGAGCCACGCAGTACAACTACATGAAAAGGAGAATACCCAAATGAAGACCACCATGAAGATCCACGCCTCCACGCTGAACGCCTCCAAGTCCACCGCTCACCTGATCTGTGAGACCCCGGTGCGGTCAACCTTGGAGATTGCGATGGAGAAGGCGGGCCTCCTCGTCAAGCGGGACGCCCCCAAGGCCGTGGACCCGAAGCTGATCGAGATGTATGAGAGCCTCGAGCGTCAGATGATATTGCTCAAGGCGGCCATTCACCACGACAAAGTGGAGAAGGGCATCATCGTCCTCGACGACACCACCTACACCACCGCACGGCCAGTTTCGGAGCCTGAGCCGGTCGTGATCAAGACCCACCGCGCCCCGGTGGAGATCCCCATCCTCGGCCAGAAGAAGGCGCGGAACTTTGCCGTGCGTGCGGAGAGCGTGCCCGCGGAAGACTTCGAGCCCACGCCTGTCAAGAAGGCTCAGCCCATCAAGGCCAAGGCTGAGACGAGGGACAGCCACTCTGAGGGTAAGTCGGCCTTCCGGAAGACCTTCCGTGACGCCGTCATGGAAGCCTTCAAGGCGATCAAGCCTGGACAGATGGTGGAGGCGCACACCGTCAACTCCGAAGACCCCACCAGCACCAAGTACAGGGTCTACTTCGAGCTGTCCAACCTCGGCAGCACCGTGGTGCTCAGCCGCAAGAGCAAGAACCCCCGGAAGGCCTTCGAAGTGGAGATCCCGTTGAAGGGCGGGAAGCTAGACCCGAATGCCATCCCGGCGTTCGCTTACGAGATCAAGTAGACGATAAGTAGAGGCGGTGAGTTTTGGGGCGCGAGGTGGCAACAGCCACCTCCGACCCCGATGCCGCAACAGCGGCCGAAGATCACCTCCTCCAGGAGGTCGGCAGGAGGTGGACCAGACCAAGGCAGGACCAGGACTATCCAACAGGAGGTCAAACAAGGAGGTGGTGCCTAAGGAGGATAGATAGATGTGCCCCCCCAGCAGGAGGTAGACAGGAGGAGCCCATAGGGGCTCAAAAAGGAAATCGATTTCATTTTGGCCCAGGAGGCCAGGAGGAGTTACTACCATGGGTATTCAGGTGATCGACCGCCGTTCCGCCGCGATGTTCATGCTGTCCCAGCCCCAGGAGGTCGTTGTCCCGCAGTCCAACCTGAAGTCGGTCAAGGAGGTCACGGAGATGAAGGTGCGTGCGATCGTTGTGAAGAACATCCCGCAGCAGGAGGTGATGGTCCCCATGAGCAAGGCGAAGAAGATGGCTGAGGACGCCGTGGTGTTTACGCTCAAGAACGCGGCGCAGTGCAACCCCAACAAGGAGGTCAAGGTGAAGGCTGAGGTGTTCACCCGTCCGCAGGTGGAGTGGCTGCTCAAGGAGGAGCGTGAGAAGTTCGCCAAGGAGGTCGCGGCCCTGCGCGGGGAGATCAGCAGGCTCACCGGCAAGGAGATCGACCGCACCCCGACCCGGCACCAGGAGGTGAAGAAGCAGGTGATCCGCATCAACGCGCAGTCCGCTCCCAAGGTGGTGGAGGAGGAGCCGGTCAAGGTGAAGGCCGACATGCACGCGGCGGGGGTGAAGGCGATCACCACCCGGATGGTGAAGCAGGTCCACGCCAATCCCCAGGAGGTGCTGCGGGTGTTCAAGGGTGCCAAGGTGGGTGAGGTGAGGAGGATCACCGTGGATCGCGGCCTCCCGACGCAGAAGGAGCTGAGGATGAAGTTCAAGGCACAGGACGGTCGGCTGCACCAGTTCGCGCTCGAGGTGGTCACCAAGTATGGCAATCACTATCCGGTGATCGCCTTCCAGTTCTAGGAAGCTAGTCTAATGAGGCAACGGGAGTACCGGATCTTCTCTAAGGTTCTTAAAGGTCTTGGTACTCCCCGCGACCCATAAATTCACTATCTATTGGGGGGAGGTGAGAATGAGGAAGCGCCCCGCGAAATGATGTATTTCGGTGTCAAAAGTAGCTCCAAGGTGTCCCAAAACGACGCAACCAGGAGGATCAAATGAGCAAGATCGTGTGCAGCAGGACCACCGCGAAGTCGATCGACCACGTTGAGGGTGCCAAGGTCATGATCGAGCTGTACTCGAAGGACATCAAGAAGGCTCTCCTCGGCCTGAGGACCTGGGGGGAGAATGAGCACGACCGCGAGAACTACCTGTACAGCAAGAGGATGCTGGAGATGTGGCGTAAGAAGCTGGCGGATCTGGAAGCTGTGAAGCCCACGATCCAGGACCTCGCCGCGAAGTTCAACAACCGCTAGAAGGAGGAGATGAACATGAACCAGGTCATCTGCATGAGCTGTGCCGCGAAGGTGATGGAGAACTTCCTGCTCCGCGGGATCATCTGCCCGTTCTGCAACAAGGACCACCGGGTGGAGCAGTTCCCGGAGTTCAAGGTGGTGGAGGTGAAGGCCAAGGTGGTGAAGGCCAAGGCCAAGCGCAAGAAGAAGTAGGAGAGGAGGCTGACATGAAGCTGCACGAGCTGGTGAAGATCCTCCAGTCGTACGATCAGGACCTCGAGTTGGTGGAGGTCGACCCCATCTGCCAGATCATGGAGACGGAGACGAGGTACAAGCAGATCAAGTTCGTCACCGTGGAGATCGGCAAGGTGGGAGTGCAGTTCGAGGAGGGCATCCCCCCGGAGTGCTGCGACGAGATGATCTGCCCCGTGGATCTCTTCCCGGAGGTCATCCGCATCTCGTTGATGTAAGCAAAGGAGATCAACAGTCGGGGGAGGTCTCCACGACTCCCCCAAGTATTCCACTCGATTTCATTTTTGGGAGGTTCAAATGGGTATGAACGGCAGCAGTTACGAGGAGCAGCAGTTGAAGGTGTTCGGCAAGCCACGCTGGAATCACGAATGTGACAAGTGCAAGTTCTTGGGGACGTTCGGGGAGGAGGACGTCTACCTCTGCGGGACGCACCGGGAGGAGTCCGCGGTCGGGCCGACCTTGCTCAGGAGGTACGGCAACGAGCCGAGCGAGTATAGCTCCGGGGACATCGGGTACAGCGTCCCCGGAAGGTCTTGGGATGTCACGACCCAGAACCTCATGGAGGAGTTGTACCGCCGCGAGTTCATCAAGTTCAAGGTCGAGGTGAGTGTCGAGCGCATCAACAACGTCATCGCCATCAGGAAGGGGAGGTAGTCATGAAGAAGAAGGTGCTGGACGCGACCAAGATCCCCGAGGGAACCCCGATGCGGGACTTCGCGCCGTGCCAGAAAGCGAGGTGCCACGAGATCGAGGAGTGCTGGCAGGACGGGTACGACCCGAAGGACTGCCAGTTCTTGGCGAACAAGTGGCCCGAACCCAACCAGTTGTAGGAAGGAGCTAACATGAAGAAGATTGAGGTCACCGCGCAGAGCAGCAAGTCCGAAAGGTGCCTGATGTACGTCAAGGAGCGTGCCTACTGCTTGTGGGCACTCCCCGCGTGTGTGCAGATCAAGAACCACATCCAGAGCGTCATCACCCTTAACGAGGAGGAGAACTAGCATGAGCGCCAAGAAGATTGAGATCGAAGGGAAGACCCGCGTGTACCTCGGTGCTGACCAGGAGGGGATGATGGAAGGGATGCTCATGGCGATCTCCATCCGGGAGGACCAGTGCATCACCTACAACTACCCCGTGTACGAGGGGGAGGAGATCGTTCTCGAGGTGGAAGGCAGCGACGGGTACTCCGGTCGGTTGATCATGGACGACAACGGTTGGAAGGAGGAGGTGCTGTAATGGGTATGGTGAAGCGGTACCAGCAGTCCGAGATGGAAGACGCAGCGGCTGAGGTTTCCTCAATCAACCACGGTATCAGGGGGGTGAAGACCATGAAGACCACGAATAGCGTTCCGGTTCAGGGTTCGGCCAAGGCAATCGGCAAGGTAATGGAGGGTGTGGATGTGAAGGCTATGCTCAGGAAGATGGGTGCGCTCAAGGAGGAGACCCCCGTGGTCAAGGACATCGAGTGGGGTAACTACTCCACCATCATGCGCGTGTGGGAGGACGCCCAGAAGGGGATCATCCCCGAGGTGTGGAAGGGACTCAAGACGGCGGAGCTGAACGACAAGCTCCAGAAGCTCGTGAATGCGGTGAGGAACCCCAACCCCAAGAAGGAGGAGGCACCCGTGAAGAAGCAGGAGAGCAAGGTGGTCAAGACGGAAAACTTTGGCGCGACGGAGGGTGGACAGGGCTTCAAGGTCGTGGACAAGCGGCGCAGGGTCGTGGTCGAGGAGGTCTCGCAGGCCAAGGCCCGCAAGATCGTGGAGGAGGAGCCCATGCAGGACGAGGAGGAGTTCGATGAGACCCCGGTCGTGAAGAAGGACACCAAGCGGGATGTGGCAAGGGCCAGGAGGAAGAACATGGACAGCAAGACCAAGGTGGTGGAGGCATCCGCGCAGATGAAGGCTCAGATGCAGATGATGGAGAGCGCGGCCGCGTTGGCCTCCCTCTCCCAATTCAAACCCAAGGAGGACGAGGACAAGGTCTTCACCGTCCTCACCTTGGAGACGCAGCGGAACGGGAAGTCCAAGGTGATCTTCCGTGGTGGTGCGAGCAAGTTCCTCCGGCCCATCAAGCTGCTCTTCGGGGATGGCATGGACATCGCGGCCGCGGATGAGGAGACGGTCGAGTTCATGGTGAACATCCAGAAGCAGATCATCGACATCATCCAGCGCAACCAGTAAGTAGGAGATGAACATGGCTAAAAAGGATTGGCACTCGAAGTGGGCCTCCCAGGAGTTCGTGGAGCTGGGCGAGGCGTTGGAGATTGTCTACGAGCTGGCCAGGAGGAACCTGCGCGTGGACACGGACGGCAAGCAGCAGGCGGCATTGAACACGGTTCACGATTTCATCGTCAACAACTTCGAGGAGGAGTAAGAACATGGCACGCACCATCACCGTGAAGGCAAATCAGAGCAACACCAACGCAGTCAACAATGCAAAGGAGATCAAAATGAACGCTCTCAAGATGCCCGTGATCCAGGTCAAGGCTTCCTCGCACAGCAGCAACCCGTTCGTGACGTTCAAGCAGGTCCTCGAGGTCGAGGGCTGCACCTACTTCGTCTACTACACCAAGAGGAACTGGAGCGTCTACGCGATCTTCCAGGAGCTCAACGACGGCACCGGCAGCATGGTTCCGATCTACATCAAGTAAAGTCCAATCGAGTTCACTTTCCGGGGAGGGCCATCCCTCCCCTCACTTTCACAACCAAGGAGGAAGTCATGCGTAACGACATTCTGGTGGATGGTTACACAAGCACCGAGCGTGAGGAGATTCATTGCGAGAATCCGTTTGACTGGACTGATGATCCTTTCGCTGGGGAGGTTGGTTCGATGGTTACAGAGGTGGAGAAGGTGTTGGGAACCACCAGCGTGAAAATCCTGTTTACCAAAGGTGGCATACTGGCCGGTGAGGATCTGCTGTTAGAGATACAGAGGAGGATTACCCCGTGAGAATGAAAATTAAGGATCTGCCGTTGGGTACGAGGTTCAGGCTCAAGGAGGGAGATGGCAAGACGTTGTGGGTGTTGTTGGATATGTATGGTAACGGGTTGATCGCGGAGTGGGTTGGGCTTCACGGGCTGCGGGCTGCTTCAGGGTACCCCATCCAGTCCTTGTGCAGCATTGTGGACGAGACGGATGGCCCGACCAAGGAGTACGTCGTGATCGTCAACGAGGAAGACAACTAGGAGGTATAATGCGCGGATGGAAAAGAAACGGTGTTCGAGGTGCTCCTTCTGGGATTCCGGCTACTGCAAGTGGTTGGATATTCAGGTCGGTATTTGGGTACAAATCTGCCAGAAATACAAGGAGAAGCCATGAGCGAAGCATTCACGAGAGGGTACAACAAGGGCTTTACCGCGGGGCAATGGGATGGGGTTGACCACGAGAGGACCCGCGTCATGAAGATCCTCGAGGAGGCCGTGGACATCGGGACGACCAAACTACCCCAAAGCGAGGAGGAGAGACTGGAGAGAAACGCTGGTCTGGAGTTGCTCGCGCTGTTGTCCTACCGGATCGCGGACGGCATGACCGCGAGGGAAGCAGGAGTGCAGTTGCAGAAGGACATCGCCAAGGAGATGAAGAAGAAAGGAGAGAAGTAGTGCGAATGATCCGCTACGTTGAACCCTACCCCACGGCATCAGAACCAGCAAGCCTTACCATCACAATACCCCTGGATATGGTTGTAGCCAAGATGAAATCTAGAGCACTCGGGCACGGAGGATGCTACCTCGACGAGGAAGAGGCTCTCAAGGACTTCATCGCAATCAACTGGGCATGGGAGGTGGAAGTGTGAAGAAGATCTGGGTTCCCATCGTTGTTCATTGCAAGAAGGAAGAGTACGACGTGTACATCGGTCGGCCATCGATCAATGCGTTCGGAGATAACGATGGGCTTTCTTGAGGAGATCACTTCTCTCTTCAAGAAGTCCGATGGCCGAGTTGCAGCGACCACAAAGAGTTCCACGGTATGTTGGAGGACTGACCGAGTGGTCATGATCCCAACAGAGTTTCTTGGTGGAACCGCAAATCTCACAATGGTCGAGCATCTCGTCCTTCTTCACCTGACGGTATGCCGACTTGTACATCTTGGATCGGTGGTTTGCGTCCACCGTGCATCGCCAGTTACCCTTTCCACTCCGAGGTGTGATCTTCACCTTCCCACAGGTGGAGCACACCGCAGTCTTACGCACGGGGTCGATCGAGGAGAGGCGATGCCTCCACTTCTTCGTGGGAGTTCCAGCCTTGTAATCTCCACGACGGAGATGACGGTAGTAACACGCCACGCAGAATCCTCTGGCACGAGCAGGTTTCCCGCACCCAACGGTCGCGCACTTCTTGGTAGTAGTCATGGGTAGAATATACAAAGGAGGGGCCACAATGTCAAGGGTTGTACATTGTAAACGAGAGGACTACGATGTTTATATTGGAAGGGGAAGGTGCCCAAAGACCGGGAAGTTAGGGAAGTGGGGTAATCCCTTCGAGATCGGCAAGGATGGGACTCGAGAGGAGGTGATCCGGAAGTACATGGAGTGGATTGTCACGCAGAAGGACTTGATGGACAGCCTGATGGAGTTGAGTGGGTGCGTGCTAGGTTGTTGGTGCAAGCCCAAACCCTGCCACGGAGATGTTCTCGCCTATCTCGTTTCCCGTCTGAAGTAGTCAACCCCACGCAAAGGAGATCAAATGAACAACACCACAGTTGCGTCTCTCGAACGGTACCAGGACCGCAAGACCACCGCGTTCGTCTGGGCACGCGCCCGGTATGAGGAGGCCGACACCAACGAGCTGCTCATGGTCTACTGGCAGCGGATGATGAAGTCCGCGTACTTGGTCATGAAGACCATCGAGGAGAAGCACAAGCTCCTCGATGAGAACTACAAGCCCACCGCCGCGGTGTTCTGCCCCTCCGACTACTACTGGCGTAAGGCTCTGGGCCAGCAGACCTACCTCGTGGAGGAGCCCTACGCGAGTGAGATCGACCACATCTTGGAGTTCCGTAAGATGGGTGTGGATATCTTCGAGGTCTCGAGTAACCCCGACCGGCTCGCTGGCATCAAGGCAGCCGCGGAGGCACGTAAGACCAAGCGTAAGAAGAAGGGGGTCAGCAAGTCCACCCGCCAGATCATCGAGGAGGGTGAGCGTGATGCCGTGAGAAACACGGTGCGCGAGTTCCTCCACGGGCCGAAGGAGGAGGACGAGACCTACGTGGTCAAGCGCGGGATGTGCATCGTGAAGCACGGGGATGAGATCGTCCGGGTCTTCAAGGTCACGAAGTGCCCGAGCTACGAGCCTGAGGACATCTCCCACTTCATGTAGCACCCCCGCCGTCAGGGGGAGGTCACCACGACTCCCCCTTCCTTCCAAAAATGAAATCAATTTCACTTTTCCCAAGGAGGAGCATCCACATGGGTATCGTCATTCGTCCGCGCACTCCCAAAGCCGTCGAGGAAGCAAAAGTCGAGCGTACTGAGGTCCCCAGCAACCCCAAGGAGGTCGGCATGAAGAAATGTCTGCTGTGCGAGGAGGAGCACCCCGTGAAGTCGTTCAAGAAGTACGAGGGCGTGGAGATGTGCGCGGAGTGCTACGCGATTGAGAAGGAAGGGATGGAGGATGAGAAAGAAGATGCGCCCGCGGTCAAGGCAACCAAGGAGGTGGTCAAGCAGATGGAGAAAGTCAAGCCCGTGAAGTTGAGCAAGAAAGACCTGAAGAAAGTTGAGACGGCAGGGAAGGAGGTGAAAGTGAAATCGAGTGGAAAACCGATCGGTAAGGTCTACACGAAGATCGTCGAGTGGCAGGGATCATACGGCCCCCCGCAGATGATGTTCCTCGTCGCCACCGACCCGAGGTTCTTCGAGCCTGACTCGCGCATCAAGCCTCTCGCGTTGGGCGCATTCAAGGCGAGCGTGCTGGCGAAGATGATGGATGGTGAGGTTGATGGCCCGACGATCTTCGACTTCGTGAGCAAGCACGCGACTAAGTACATGGGCGGGAAGTAAGGATGGGTTGCATAGTGCCGATCTTCGTGGGCATGATCCTCTACGCGATATGTGCGCCCGTGATACTAACGGGCGTGCTGCTGTTCGTCTGCATCTCGGCAATCTCGATGATCTTCAGAGGAGGGGGTGGTGATGATATCTAATATACGCACGCGGGTGCGAATACTAAGATTCAATATTCGCGAATACAGAATATACGCACGCGGATATTTAGATCAAAGATTCGCGCCCGCGTACAATTCACGCGCGTCTAAATATTCGCGCATATTCGTGCGTGCATATTCGCGAGCCGTCGCCGCAAGTCGTTGATTTTGCTCGGAAATTTGGGGCTTGACAAAACCGAAACGGTGTGGGATAATTGTTGGGTCGATTCGGAGGGTCGGTCGGATGCGGCGCGACACACGCCACGCACCGCACCCACACACACACGCACTATATGGGAGGGAGCAGGATGCACAGCAAGTAGATCACACGATGTAAGATCAATGCTAGTACAAGCGCACACACAAGAGGACCGAACACCAACTCACGCAAAGGAGAATCTCACATGGCTATCAAGATCGTTGCGAAGAACCGCGCCGCCGTTGTTGCCCCCGCCGTCAAGACCGTTGCCAAGCAGGTTCACGTTCGTGCCGCTGAAGCCCCCGCGAAGAAGGCTCCGTCCAATGAAATCTATGTCAGTACCTACACGTGGACGGACAACAAGGGGCAGGACCACGACATGGTGAGCATCGCTGGGAGCGAGGACGCTCTCCAGAAGCCCGGCAGGAGCTTCAACCTCTCCAAGAACAACATGATGCGCGTGGTGAAGGCCGCGGAAGCACTCGGCCTCATCTAGTACGAAGTGAACAAGATAGGCGCGGGGGCTTGCCCCCCGCGCCTATTCGTGTTTCTGGCTCGCTCGCGTATGAGCGCATGAGGAGGGAGGATCAATGGCAGATGGAAAGAGGGTTCTGGTTACGAGAGATCCGGTGACCGGAAAGATCAGACCGCTAACGGCTGAGGAGCTCAAGACGTTCGTACCTGCGACTGAGGAAGCCAAACAGATCGCTCAGGAGCAGGCGCGTACCTTGCCCGACAGCTTCTTCAAGACGCTCAACCCGGAAGAGGAGAAGCAGTTCGTTGATTGGGCACACGAACACTTCGAGGTGGACACTCCGCCGAATAACCTCTGGCACCCCGTAGTACGCAGGGAGTGGGACATGCTTCAGGAGAAGGCCGAACAGTTGAGGAAGGAGGGGTACCCAGGTGGAAAGAAGTTCGTCGATCCAGATTAGCCAGGATAGAGTGGACGTTCTGCTCGACGTTCTGGAGAAGGACCCTCAAGGCATCAACGAGTGCTGGAAGTTCGAGTTTGTAGATGCCTTGCGGACGATCACGCAGTTGAACATCAACATCCTCGAACTCGAGAGGAAGAACCACCGGGTAATGAAGGACCTGGATGAAGCCAAGGACCTCATGGTCAACATCCTTGGTAGGCTAAGGAGGGCAATAGATGGTCTCAGTAAGAGTGGTCGTAGGCAAGCCGAAGTCCATCCCAGGATTCTCCACGGGGAATGTTCGTGTCGTCAAGGTGGAGAGTGCAGGGGCGGGGTTCACACAGCCGTCGTCCCCGGCCAAGCCGAAGGTGTTCACGACGAAGATCCCGGCCACTTCCGGGAGGATCGAGAGCAAGTCGAGTGCTACGACTTCAACCACAGGCTGGATCACCCCTGAAAGCAAAGTCCGGGATAGAGATGGCAACGAACTCGGTTCGATAGATATGTCCAAGTTCGACGGGGAACTCAAGGAGTTCATCGACCGGGACGCTGGTGAATATCTCCCCGTCTTGATCTACGACAAGACACTCAAGGTCTCGAGTGAGAAGTTGAACCTGTTCAGACAGTCGTGTAGTGGAGGAGCACCGATCGTAGGATCGAGACCCTCGTACAAGTGGTTCCCCGTGGCAAAGATCGCCTCACCGCAGTTCACGATAGAGAGCTACAATACCAAAGGGCAGTTGCGACCGTTGAAGTTGGAGGTTTGGCTTTGCCTTGACAAGAACGAGGATGGGTTGCACTCGGTGCTGCCCATGTTGATAGATAACCACGGGAAGGAGAAGAGCGGGACAGGCTCCGCGGTGTGGGGCACCGATCCAAGCCAGAGGATTTACTTATGGCCGCTTAACGAGAACACCTTCACGTTCTTCTACGGTGGCACCAGAATCAACTTCCATCTCAAGGAGAAATAACATGGCGACGACGAAGCTGGGGCGGATGAAGAAGCAGTTGGCTCTCAACCTGAAGGCCAAGGACACGAACGAGCAGGCAAAGCCGCGGGTGGCTCTGCCGATGAACCACACGGTGCGCCGGGTGACCAAGACCGAGGACGGGAAGGAAGTCGTCACCAAGGAGCGCATCTCGATTACCGTCGTGGACAACACCTGTGGCCGCAACTCCCGGCGCAAGGAGCAGATCAAGAAGCTCCAGGAGAAGCTGGCGTCCAAGAAGTCCTACTCACCGAAGAACGAAAAGGTCTCGGAGGACAAGCCCAAGGCCGAGGGCAAGAAGAAGAAAGGCAAGGGCAAGTAGCCATGCCGCGCAAGAGTAAGGCCGAACAGCCCTTGCGCTACATCGACAAGAAAGACGCGGGCGACGAGGAGTACAATCCGAAGGAACCGCTACAGATCCGGTACTCCCTCTTCGGCAAGGAGAGGGAGATGGTAGAGTGCGGAGGGGCACTCACCGCGGTCATCAAACCCGATGAGAAGGGGAACCTCGCGGTTCTGTCCTCTGTGATGGGTGCTCCCAACCCCGAGATCCTCATCAGGATGTTGGTGGCGTTGACCGAACACGTTCGTGAGGTCCTCATCAAGCTGGAGCAGGAAGAGGGAAAGACTCCGCAACTCAGCCTCGACCCCAAGGAGCTGGAAGCGCGAATCACCTTGAGCCAAGCGGCTTTCTCGAAGTCTCACCATTAGGAAAGTGAAATCGATTTCCAAAAAGGGGGTGGTAGGTTGTCCACCTATGGATACAGGTACGCCCGGAACGAGTACATATCCAGAGGGATATCAAGGAAGTACGACCCGAAGTCGTTGAAGCGCACGATGTGGAACAACACGATGACCTACGTGGATGAGGAGGGACATAGATGGTTCCGACTCTGCACACAGGACATCATCAAGATGGATGCCTCCGGCAAGTTCGCCCAGATCTTCTGGGAGGACGGCTGGATCGCAAGTCTGACCCCAACACGCATATCTGAGATCCTCTGCCACATCTGGGGTAGACGCAAGTGGTCATTCAACTTCCAAGAGTTGAACCATCAAGACATCGAGATCACGATAGACACAGGAGTGCCAGACTTCGAGAATAAATCCATTAGTGGGTGTGTCAACTCGATCAGGATGCACTACAAAGGCCACCGTGGCATGGTGATCCCGAAGAATGGACTCCCTTCTCTCCAAGGATTTCAAGACACATGGAGGATGAAGTCCAAGCTACAGGATTGGGCCTCTGCCGTGTTCAAGCACGGGATTCGGAAACAGATCGGCAAAGCCAAGACCAAGATGCAGAAGTGGGATAAGCAAGCGTCCTGCCCTGACTGTGCAAGAGAGCTGGAGATGTACAACCAAGCCTGGGGGATGTCCGACATCGACATAGACTGCCCTGACAGTATTCGCCGTCTCGTAGTGAAAGATGTAGAGGTACTGCATAAGGTGGATAACCAGTTGTTGTGGTGGAAGGCAAAGCCCTATGGGGTAGTGCCCAACGGGGAGCTGCCCTTCTCCCACTACGACCAGGACAAGACTTGGGAGTCATGCTTCAACCACCATCTGTTCAAGCACATAGAGGCTGAGGAGTACCCCCCGGAATTGCTGGCAGCCGCTATACGTTCGAGCAACAACCCCGATCTGATCGAGTACTCAAACGACCCGTTGTTCGGCAGGAAGTTCAGGTTCAAGACTACGAACACGGGGTACGTCAGGTGGTTACTGCGTGCGTACTTGATTGACAGGATCGGCCTTCCTGTCTATAGAATCTGACGAAAGGAGATTAAAGATGCTCAAGTGGCCCTTGAAGATCACCAAGGAAGACATGGATAAGCTCACCGTGTCGAGCACGCTCATTACCAACCGCCGATGGTTGATGGAGCACAAGACCTTCCTCGCCCTTCTCCGACCGCCCGATCGTCCCTACTGGGAGAAGCTGTTCGCGTCTGAACTTCCGATCGCCAGTACCTGGGACGAGGTGTCAGGCACCATGAGCTGGAAGGTAGATGGTTCTGGCATGAGCCACCCGATGGAGACGCTGTGGAGGACGGTAAGGGAGCCCACCAACGAGATCGAGCTTGAAGCCACGCACATCTGCATCAGCAAGATTCCCGAGGCGACCCACGACTATCGGTTGAGGCAGATGTTCCAGGAGAACGGGACTCCCACTTCTGAACAAGAGTTCCTTGGGATGTTCGGATCGTTGTTCACACAGTCACCTGAAGAGTACTACATCGAGAACGAACCCGTCCGCATCTACACCACCGATAACGTCCAAGACACGGGGAACCTGAACACGGGGCTTCCGCAGAGCTGCTGGCCGTTGACCCAGCTTGGGGATCTCTACGTCACAGGAGGGAGGCTCAGAGACTTCATCAGAATCCGGCGGATGTATAACGAGACTAACACCTTGATGGCAGTCGTGGCACCGTGCCCGTGCGAGTGGATCGAGGACATCAGTAACATCTGCTTGAGACAGGGAGGGACTCACAAGGACAACGAAGCGCACATGGCTGGATATGCACAGGCGTTGAGACGTTTGGTAGAGTTGTCCAACACCGCGGATCTCCCCATCGAGCCGAGGAACAAGTGCCAGAGAACATTGATCTTCGATTGAAATCGATTTCAATATTCGCGGGAACATTGGGGGCTTGACAAAACCCGGCAAGTGTGGGATAATTGTTTGGTTGGTTTCGCCGCAAACCGCAACGAGGAGGGTAATCAGGGATGACAAAGAAAGAGATGTCCGCAGTTGTCGAGATGATCGATGAGTACGGGGTTTGCAAGGGTATCAAGGAAAAGAACGAGAAGCGCATGAAGGAACTGGCTGAGGGTGGAACCACGGACACCCCGGTTGGTCTCAAGGACATCATCCCCGTGGGTCAGACGATCGGTGCCATCCGGTATCAGGCATCACTCTCAGAGTCCAGTAAGCGCATCGTCAACAACGAGAAGGCGATGAAGAAGCTCACCAAGGAGCAGCTCATCAAGTGCATGACGATCAGCGTCACCGCTCTGGAGAAGTTCATGGGCAAGGAGCAGATCGATGAACTCGTGGATGAGTTCGCGGTCACCCCTGTCCTTCGTGTCACCCCTCTCAAGGGAGGTCGCTAGACGAACGTCGAACTTTTGCGCGAAGTGCGGTGAGGTCATCGATTCAATCCAACAAATGCAGAGGAGAAAAACTAATGGCAGCCACGAAAACAGTCGCAGCAGTCAAGTCCGTCTCGAAGAAGAAAGTCGATTACGACCCCAAGGATCGCCGGGAGCGGATGCAGGGGTACATGCGTTCGCAGCAGGAGATCTGGTTCGACTTCGCGGTGGATGCGAGCCTCTGCTACCACGAGGACCAGTGGCAGGAGTGGACGGACGCTGAGACGAACGAGCCGTACACGAGCTTCGGTGAGTGCGCGATGGCCGAGTGGGGCGTCTCCTATAAGGTAGCAATGATGCGGGTGGCGATGGGCGATGCCATCCGGGAGCACGGCCTCACGAAGGAGATGGTCGGTACGGAGATGGGATGGGCGAAGTTCCACGCCATTACCACCGCCTTCCACGAGGACATGAAGAAGGGTGAGGTCACCTCGCTGCTCAAGGCGGCGCAGAAGAAGTCCCTCGCCGACCTGAAGGAGTTCGTGAAGGAAGTCAAGACCGAGCGTGTCGGCGGGGAAGTCCAGAAGCGCACTACCCTGAAGTACACGCTCCTGAACGAGATGGCAGAGGTGGTTCAGTCGGGCATCGACATGGCGAAGGAAATCATGGGCGTCGATGACGACGGTCTGGCTCTCGAGTACGTCTTCGCCGAGTGGGGTGCGAACCACAACCCCAAGCTCAAGGACAAGATCATGGCGAACCTCCACGGCGAGGCGGTCGAAGTGGACGACGAGGAAGAGGCTCCCAAGCCCGAGCGCAAGAAGTCCGCTGCCACCAAGAAGAAGGAGCACACCGTCTCGAAGAAGGAGAAGGCGGTCAAGGAAGTTGATCCCGACGAACTCGAGGAAGAGTTCGAAGACGAGGAAGAGGAAGACGAGGCCCCGCCCCCCAAGGCCAAGGCCAAGACGGCTCCCGCGGCCAAGGGCAAGAAGGCTGCGGTCGTCGAGGACGAAGAAGAGTTCGACGATGACGAGGACGACGACGAAGACGAGTTCGAAGAAGAGGAGTAAGCGTCAATGACAGCCCCCAACGCAAGCGTCTGGGTAGTGAACGTCGGTGGTCACACCTACGACGACGCGAAGCGGTTTGGGGAGCTGAAGCCGGTGACTCAAGGGAGGATCAATGTCTTCTCCGTTGACAATCTGGTGAGCGCCGTGAAAACTAAACTCGCAGGTGAGGCAACGCAGGAAGACTATGTACTGGTGAGTGGATACTCCACGGTGAATGCCATCGTGATCCACTTCTTCCTGAAGAAGTACAAGTTCTGCAAGTTGCTGATCTGGGACGCCCGCGAGTTCAAGTACAAGGCGCTGACGCTCCTCGACTTCGAGACGTCGTAGGGCGCGGAGTAATAGGAATCGAAGGCAAGGCAGTAGTGAGGTAAGGAAAGAGGGACGGCTCATACCCGGCCCGTTACGGAGCATGGGATGCTGTTGAGACAGGGGTCGAGGGTAACTCCAGGTTCACAAGACACCCCGGCGCAATGGTGCTGCCGGAATATGAACTCGGGCCAATGCGTTAGAGAAACACCCGCCACGGGGTTAAGTGGGCCACTTGGCTTGGAAAATGGATTCTCGCTCGAACAGGTTCTCTTGGCTGATACCGCACCGGCCTTACTACTGCCTTCGCCGGAGACTCTTCTCTGCGAAAGTGAAATCGAATGGAAAAGGAGATTTAAGATGCACAAGGTGACGTTGGTAACGGGCATGGAACGCAATGGGCTTACCTCCACCGCGAGGACGTTCTTTGTGTTCTGCTCGCCGACCGGGGCTGAAATTCCTCTCAAGGAATGCACCGGGATGAAACGCACGTGGTCCAGAGGCGGCAACCCCGGACGCGATCAGGGTGTTGAAACGACGACGGAGTACGAAGTCAAGGAGCCGGTGCGGATAAAGATGGTTGCCATCTACACCGCATTCGGGAAGAGGAAGGAGTTCGGCAACGTCTACCTCGATCTGGACGAGAACTTCGAGATGATCGAACTGACGGGACTCAACAGCTTCGGAGGATTCAAGGGGAGGGCACGTATCGAGAAAAGAATGAGCAATATCTCCGACGACCAGTTGAAAGAAAGGTACAACCTTGCGGTAACAGGGCCTCCAGTGGGCAACTCCCCAAGGGTAGGAAACACCAGAAGTCTGGTACTGTAGTCAACCACAAGAAAAGGAGACACTTGACATTCTCTCTCAATGCAAGTAAAGTAATCTTAGCTTATGCAGGAGGGGAGAATGACGAGGATCTTGTCGGACGAGCAAAAGAGAAAGGCCGTCGATAGAGCAAGACGATGGGCCTTGGCTAATCCCGAAAAAGTCAAAGCCAACTACCTGAAAGCTCTTGCCAAGCGCAGGAAAGGAAGGAGGCCCCCATCTACAGAACGAGCAGAACGTGCAACGTGTTCAAAGTGCGGGGTGGAGAAACCTGCCGCGGAGTTCGGGACGGCCCCGTTTCACCTCAAGAGGAACGGACTTCGTAGTCAGTGCATGGCTTGCGAGTACGAGCTATGCCAGAAGTGGAGAGATGAAAATCGTGGGAGGTGGTTGGAGTCTGTAGCCACCAACCGATCGAAGAATCGAGAACGGGAAAAAGAAAAGAGCAGAGCTTCCTACTACAGAAGGGTTCCTCAAGTTTTGGAGCAGAACAAGAGGTACGAAAAAGCAAACCCGGAGAAAGTAAGAGCGCACAAGTTGGTGACTCTTGCAGTAAAACGCGGTGATCTTATCAAGCCTTCAACGTGTAGCAAGTGTGGTGTTGAAGAGAAGCTTGACGCTCATCATGAAAACTACCTGTGGCCGTTGAAGGTAAAGTGGCTTTGCCACCCCTGCCATAAAACGCTCCACAAAAATCGAAAGGAAAGGTGATCCCTTTGTCAGTAGCAAGGGAAGTGAAAGTGAACTACAACCTCGAGGTTCTGGCAGAAGCGGCTCGGGACTGTGGCTATCAGGTCGGCCACAACACCACCGGGCGTTCGTGGTACGGCAACCTCGGCAACGGGAAGAAATACGATCTGGTGATCAAGGGCAAGACGATGTGCCACTCGCACTACTTCGACATGGGCTTCTCCCAGACGTCGGAAGGGGTGGAGATGGCCGCGGACTTCCACGGAGAGCAGGTCAACAAGGACATGGCGAACGAGATCTTGCCCCGCTACGTCGAGATCATGGCTGAACGGTCGGGTCGGTGGGAAGTGGATCGCCGCGTCAGCGAGAAGGGCAAGACCCAGATGTTCCTTCGTTCCCGGTACTAACAAAGATGCACGACTGGAACCTCCCGAGCCTTCCCCAGTTGTGCGCCATGAAGGATCGCTACCAACAAGCACAGGAGAAAAATCAAATGGCACAGAAGAAGACCATGACCGTGACGCTGATGAAGAGGTTCGAGGAGATGGTGGACTCGATGTTCGAGTCGGTGGCTGCCGAAGCCGCGGCGGTGGACGCCGTGCAGAAACGAAGGGTGGAGGTGGCCGTGAAGAAAGAGCTGGGCATCTACGATCTGTACGTTCAGCTCCTTCAGCACGAGACGGCGGTGTCGGAGATCAAGCAGAAGCTCAAGGAGTGGGAAGACACCAAGCACATCGGCGGGGCGTGGCAGAGCAAGCTCTCACACCTCATCGATATGAGGCTCGGTGGGGACGAAGCTCTTCCCTCCACCCAGATCAACCGGGCGAAGCAAAAGATCAAGGACGAGATGCTCTTCTGCACGATGCCCGACGAGGTAAAGGTGATCATGGCGAAGATCCCGGAACTGGTGAAGGACATCGCCAAGACGCTGCCCAAGGTGACGGCGAAGGAAATCGCCGCTGCGGAATCGGACGAGTAGTTCAACACGAAAGGAGCAATGAACATGGCGCGTGAGATCATGTTGGAAATCGATTTCAAAACCCTGGGAATGAACATGGAAGCTCTGGACTACCGCGGTGAGGGCTGCAAGGCCGCGGTCGATGATCTGGGCGAGGTTCTAGGGACAGTTACTAGGTCCGAACGCATCAAGCCCGAGATCAAGGAAGTGATCAACGTCCAGCACGCTCGTCGAGGGTAGTCTCGGGTGACATTCAAAGGGGCTGCATCGTGGACAGCGACATGAGCTATGGTTTCTAGAGCCATAGGCACCAAACGGCCAACGGTAGAGGGTGACTATACAAGTCCCTCCGGCCCCTAATTACTCGAGGACACTATGGCAAACTGCAACTTTTGTACGCTCAACAGTAACTGTGGTGGGTTTAATTGTTGCCCCCACATGAAACCCATTCGATCGGGATTGGCTCGGTCGAGTAACAACAACGAGGAGGGCAGTAGGATGGCAAAGGTATCGAAGGAAGGCACCGTGAAGGTTGTTCTGGTTGTTCCGTTCGTCGTCGAGGCCGAGAAGGCCGACATGAAGGCGGAGTTCGCCGCGGTCAAGGATGCGGTCGCCAAGGCCGTGAAGATGATCCCGCCGAAGCGTCTGCCGATGAGCAACTGCAAGGTCCGCTTCCCGTCCGCGGAGTAGTGAACATCGCTCTGGCCCGTTCGTGACGGACATTACTGCCATAGCGCCTTTGTCGGAAGTTGCGTACCCGACTAGACGGCGGGCTGGAGCAACTTTTATCAAGGAGGGAGCATGATTCTCGGAAGGATAAAGGAATGGACGCTCATCGAGTGGATGATTACCCTGTCCATAGCAGGGGTCATTCTGGCAATAACCCTCGGGGCTTTGGGTATCCTCAAGCACGAGAACACTCAGTGCATCGGGGGCTACCTCTTCACCAACCCCATTCAGTACGACTACAAACATCCCGTGACTCCTGTCCAGGTCATGGATGAGCGCGGCAGGGGGATTCCCTGCACGGAGAAGTAATGAGACGCTTCGTCAAGAACATCTACAGTTGTCCTCAATGCCCCAATTTCAGAAGTGATAGGAACGACCCTAACCCCGACGTTGGTATGGGACGGGGAGAATGGTGCAATGCCGTAACTCCTGAATACTGGTCGGGATACACCGGGCCAAGAGGGCCGGGTAAGTCTCTCCACAACTCTGGACAGATCATCCCCAACTGGTGTCCTCTTCCCGAGTTAGAGGCTCCCCGGTTGAGAAACGAGGGACTGCTATGATAGACCAGAAACGACTTGAGCAGATCATCGGAGGAACGAACGTCGAAGACGATCTTGGGCCGCGAAGCAGTTGCGACAACCTCGCGGTGGCTCTTGCATCCTACTTCGAGGATCACATGGATCGGCCCGAAGATGACGAACACGATGAAGAGTTAGGCTGGGGCGTTTGGGTGATCGAGAAAACCAACGCCGCCATCGCCCTCATCGCCAAGGAAGTTCTCGAGGAGATCCGATGCCACAACACTACCCAGACTCCCCTATCCAAGCCCGAGTAGCACGCTGTTGCATCTGCCGAAAGGTGGGCAACAAGTACGAAGTCAGCAAAGGCCACATCGAAACCAAGATGCTCCTCATCGGCTACAACAAGTACGACACTCCCCAGGATGAAGAGAAAGGGATCTTCCGTTGTACGGACTGTGAGCCAGGTAGTGAACGCTGGCTGAAGTATTGCAGGAAGTTCGGCTACAAGATCAGCAACGTCTGGAAAAAGAAGAGTCCTACCGCGAATCAAAAGTCGGACGTTTTGCAGGACAAAGCAAAGGAGATTGTGAGGTGCGTATGCAAGATCAACAAGAAGGGCGAAGCGATATTCACCTCGCGGATTGTGGAAAAGGAAATCAAGCGGAAATTCCAATCGCAGGGGATGAAGGCGACCGTGACGGTCGTGTCGAAATCGACGGCTGGAACATCAGGATCTACGGCCACGACACCCGAGCGGAAGTCCTCTGCCTCGCCTGTAGTCAAAACAGCTCATGTGACCACGAACCGATCGGCAAGCCCTGCTACGTCCCGTGCGGGTAAGTCATGCAAAGATACAGTGTCCACTCCAAGTCAGGAAGACTCCACAAAAACCAAGAGACGGGTGCTTACGTTCGCTTCTCGCAGGTCATCGACCTTCTCGAAGAAATAGAACTGACCCAGCAGATGTACAACGGGCACAAGACCTGCCCCATGTGTGAGGGTGCTCCCCACCTTGGAGGGCACTCCCGAGGTTGTACCATCGGGGAGCTGCTCAACAAGGAGGGTCGAGCAAGGATGAAAGTCGGAGAGTCCACGGAGGAATAAATGCCCGAGATGAGTTCACGATCCCAGATCGAAGACAATCCGTATCCTGCCCAATGCTTTTCCTGTGAAGAGACAATCCCCGCCGGAACACGGTTTGTCGTCATGCAGACGAAGTGGGAATGGATAGACCACGAGGTCATCATCTGCAAGACCTGCGTGGTTCGATGGCAACGGGAGCTGGAGGAACCCGCATGAAAATGGACATCAAGAAGTTCACGATCGGAGATCCCGTCCTCGTCTTTGCCACGGTAGAGTTCCACACGCGCAACGGATCAAGAGAGAGCACCCGAATGCAGTACCCCTTCCCCAAAGTCGGACAGGTCACGGGGATCGGCAAGCGGTACGAAGGGGAATTGTGCGAAGGAACCTACGACCCAGAGTTTGGAAGTCAGGACCCCCTTGAATTCCAGCAGCGAAAGCAGGTCATGGGCTGGTTGGTGCGCTTCGGGCTGGCTAACAAGGAACAGTTCGTACTCGAGGATGACATCGAGAAGGCGGAAGCTCTACTGCACCCATTGCCTTACCAGACAGGCAAGTACGTCTGGAAGAAATCCGACCGGGACGCGATGCGTGAAGAGATGAAGGGATACAAGAGGGATGCACGCGGCCGATGGTTGAAGTTCGAGGCTGGTGCTCCAAAGGAGAAGCCATGACCAACGTACACGATGCTTTCACGCTCAATGCGATGAACCGGAAGGCAGAGACACACGGGTTCACGGTCGAATCGTTCTGCAACGGGCAGTTCAAGGTGGTGGCCGACAATGACAAGTGGACGCTCTACGGAAAAGACGCGGCACGATGGTACTTTAATACAGCGGAAGAGGTTCTGGCTTTTCTTACGGGGTTCGCGGAAAGCCAATTCTACAAGCAACAGAAGGAGAAAGAGAATGTCGCCGATGACGGTGGGAGAACGCGGGGCAATGGAGCTGCAAAACGAAGCAAACCGAACAATAACCGAAAACCTGCCAAAGCTGGTTGACGCGCTCGAACGCATCTCCACGATCCTGAACGAGTTCATGCTTCAGTCCATCGAAGCAAGAAACCAAAAGTGAAATCGATTTCCAAAAAGGAGAGATAACAGATGAAACACAAGAAACAGCCCGGCCGCATCCTTCTTCCGAAGAACCGTGTTGAGTTCCACAAGAACTGCGTTGGTACCTGCCACATCTGTGGGGATTGGGCGCTGATCAGCGTGCTTCCTAGCTACCCCACCGGGGGTGACCCCCTGGTACAGGACATCAAGCCCAATCTCAAGCTCTGCTTCGACTGCTACACCAAGCTCTTCCGCACCCCGCCGAACCGGCAGGCACCCAAGCCCAAGGTCAAGAAGCCCAAGCAGGAACTCGAGGAGACGCGCTTCTTCCAGCTTCGACGCACGATGAAGCAGACCATCCAGATCTTCGGCGAGCGCAAGGCGTGCGTCCAGGCCAAGATGCTGGGGGTCACGTTCTACTTCTCGCTGTACGACTGTGAGGCCCACACCAATGGGTACTACCTCACGATCGCGGCAATCGCAGGGAACAAGCACGCTCTCCACTTCGTTGGGGATTGCAAGACCTACGATCAGGTCTCGTCCGCTCTTTACCACCTGATAGCACAGTTCGTAGCTGCCTCCCCCGTCTTCAAGGAGCACCGGGTCAAGCTCGAGGTCGAGGCCAGCAAGATCTTCGACTTCATCCCCTTCGCCAAGGCGTAGCATGACCTTCTGGATGTTCCGACACAAACCCTCTGGGTTGTTCTTCAAGAACGCAAGGAGTCAGTATCTCGGGCACACCTTCAACCTAGTCGAGAAGGGCAAGGCTTTCTTCCACAAGCCCCATGGATTTGATTGGATCAAGGGAGGTTGGTTCAGATACAAACGATACGGAACTGAAATAGAAGTTGGGAGATTCGTCGAGTCCGATTGGGAGATCGTCGAGTTCAACACAGAAGAGCAGTCAACCAAGGAGGAAAAGTAGATGGCACTCAAGATGTCGTTCGAGCAGGGGTTTGAGACGTACGTCCGCAGCGGTTTCCCCATCATCGTCGTACCCACCACCGAGGTCGATCGGGCCACCCAGGCTATCCTGCGGCTCAAGGACAAGTGGAACAAGGAACTCGGGAAGCGCACCCTTCCCCCGGACAAGGAGTACCTCAAGACCAACGGGTACACGGCGATGATCTGGGACTGCATCAACGGATGGCAGACTCCCGACCGCAGCAAGATGTACAAGGAGTCGGTTAAGGTTCCCCAGGCTGGCTTGAAGTGGCTCATCAGTCACGATGAGGCTCGCCCCGGCTTCTACATCATGCAGAACGCCCACATGTTCTTCGGGGATACCTACACCCTGCCGGAACTGGTGCAGTTCTTCCGAGAGCAGTTCAACGTCGGGCGTCGGGACAACAAGCACCTGTTCCTTGTTGGCAACGCTGCGGAACTCCCCGCGGAACTCCAGTCGCTTGCCGTCTACCTTGAGTTCAATCTCCCGACCCGTGAGGAGATCGCCGAGTTCATCGATCAATACCTTCAGGATCTTGGACTTCGACAGAACATCCCCGACGAGAAAGTTCGCATCGCCGCTGATGCCGGTGCCGGTCTGACGCTCCATGAGATCGAGTCGGCGCTGTGTGTGGCGATCATCAGCAGCAAGGGTCAGGACCTCGATCGGGAGATCATCTTCGAAGAGAAGTCCAAGATGGTCAAGAAGTCCGGGCTGCTTGAGCACATCCCCACGGACACCAATCTCCAACAGATCGGAGGTCTGGTCAACATCAAGGGCTGGTTGGGCAAGGTTGCCTCCCCCTTCATGAGGCCCGAGAAGGCCCGTGAGTACGGTCTGCCGACGCCGAAGGGGTGTTTGATAGCTGGGGTGTCTGGTACCGGGAAAACGGCCGCAGCGAAGGCCACAGCCCAGTTGTTTGGGGTTCCCCTGTTCAGACTTGACATCGGGAGGCTCTTCGGAGGTCTGGTGGGATCGACCGAACAGAAAACCCGTGACACTCTCAAGCTGATGGAAGCGATGGCCCCATGCGTAGTGCTGGTGGACGAGATCGAGAAGGCTCTCTCGGGCACGGGCTCCTCGAATGAGTCGGATGCCGGTGTGACCTCCAGAATGTTCGGCAACATCCTCACCTGGATGCAGGAGAAGACCGCGCCGGTCTACATCATCGCCACCGCGAACGACGTCGGCAAGCTGCCCCCGGAAATGCTCCGCAAGGGACGCTTCGATGAACTCTGGTTCGTGGATCTGCCCAACGAGGCCGAGCGTCTGGAGATCCTCTGCATTCACATCCGCAAGGTCGGGCGCGACCCGTTGAAGTACAAGAAGCTGGCCCTGATCGCCTCGGATGAGCACACCAAGGGCTTCACGGGCGCTGAACTGGAGGCCATCATCAAGCAGGCCATGTTCAATGCGTTCTTCGAGGATCGGCAGTTCAAGAGCGAGGACATCCTCTCCGCGGCTGAGAACACCATCCCCCTCGTCCATACGATGCCGAAGGAAGTGGCCGATCTTCGCAAGTGGGCCAACGGCAAGGCCCGTGCTGCTTCCACCGGAGAGAAGGTCAACATCATCGACGTGACCAGCAAGAAAGTCCGATCGGGTTCAGTTTTCCTCGACTCCCCCGCGAAACCTTCTAAGAGCCGCACGGACGACTAAGCCATGAAGATCATCAGCGAGGTCAGGCAGTACGACTCGTTCAAGAGCATGAACTGTGCCGTGGGACAGTTCCTCCGGTACAACCACCCGGAGGTGTCTGCTTCGGCTACCTCCGATAAAGATCGGCACTTCTGTGTGCAGGTCGTGCGGAACCGTTACCCCTTCGTCGAGTCCGTTCTTAGGAAGTTGAAGAAGATGGAGCGGAAGGCCAAGCAGGAAGCAGCATAAAAGATCGAGGGGCATCGAGGGCAACGAGGTCGGTGCAAGTGGAGCCTAAGGGAGTGAAACTTCGCCAGCCGACGTGGTTGAGCGACCTGGACCCCTCAACTATTGGAGGAGAAAGTATGGCACTAACAGTAAAGATCAAGGGACAGTCGGCAACGGGTGCGCTCCGGGCAGCGGCAACGTGGTTGGATAACAACCGCCGGGCCATTCTTCAGGGTGCGATCGTTCATGCTTCTGAAGACAGCGACGACTACGTTGTGGAGCTTCAGTACGAAGAGATCCTCTCCGCGGCGGAGTTCAGCAGAAAGCCAGGAGGCAGAAAGTTGAAGGCGATTTCATGATCAATCGAAACGATGGGTACTGTGGTCACCTGGGGGAGGAAATGGGACACCCAAGAATCGAGAATGAGCATCTCCAAGCCTTCCCTCTATCGTTGCCCCCCGGTAAACGCACCACACTTGCCATTAGGGAAGCCGGAGGAGTCTTCTACTGGAGATGTACCACCTGCAACGAATCGATGGCGACGGAGAAGTGGGAACGTCCCTATCACGTGTGTGCAGAGAAAGTGGTGGACATGGAATGAGACTCTACGCAAGGTTCCTGATCTTCTTGGTTTGCACGAGGGGTTGGGTCAGATCCTTCTTCGCATTCAACAAGGCATTGAAGGTCTCTAACCCTGGAGACACCATTACCATCAACACCAAGCTCGAAGTATTTCTTCCTGAAGAAGGCATCAACTTGAAAATCAAGATGCGCGAGGAGGGATCGAATTACTCGCCATCACGGGATTACCGAAGGAGGCTGAATTGAAGAAGCACTTGTGGCAGGGGCATAAGCGCACGGCGTGTGGCGTGTTAGCTATGAGTCTTGCCCCGGAGAACCTCGAGGACAAGACCGTCCGGGTGACCTGTCTCCGCTGCCTGAAGCTTTCAGGACGTGTACTCGACATTCGTAAGCGCAAGGCCGCCGAGCCTCCGAAGCTGGACGTTTTCGTGCTCGATGCGGAAGGTCCGGTGACAGCCATCAGTACCGTTCTCTGGACTAGAGTGTTCAGGACTCTTGGTGACGCCGAGAAGTTTGCCAACAAGGCTGCTCGAGGATTGCTCGGCCACACCGAGGACATTCCGTGGCACAAGCGTCATCGTGTCTGGTGGAAGAAAGTCAAGGAAGTCACGCTCACGATCACCAAGTACCGAGTAAGCTGATTTTGAAATCGATTTCAAAAGGGGTACAATAGATGACGGTCATTGGGGCAAAGAACATCGGGGCTATGACCCGAAAAGAGTTCGAGGAGCTGCCACATCGTGAGAGTTGGAATGAAGAAGTCGAGTGCAATTCTCTTGTCATACTTCCTACCCGGCGGATTCATGATTCTGGGTATCGCTGCCTTGATTTGGTGGCGTGCCAGCATGAAGTCGCGTTCTGTCGGTTAGCTGGTGGATCGGATGTCATCAACATCGAAGGGATCGGCGGCTTTGGCTATCGTTGGCATGACCGTGAAGGAGCTTCCCGCTTCCTCGTTGTACCTGTCGGTTGGAGTATTGACTGCTTAAATAAGAGTGGCTTGTTGAGATTGTTTCCAATGAGCCACAGAATACGGGTAGGCTTGAGTCTCTCCAACTTGGAGATCTGGAGCGTCCCCGAAGAAAGGAGAGGCGGAAATGCCGCGCCGAGCGACGAGGGTTCCCCTCGACGACCTTGACTCCCTGAACAGGGACGTTCCCAGAACCCGCCTCACCAACGAACATGGCAGACCGCTCACCGCAGAGGAAGTTCTAGACACCATGAGTACGCCCTCTCTGGAGGGAGTAGCACGAATCCTAGGGGTGATGGGTGAGAACGCTTGGGGTAACGGCGTAGGTGCCCAAATCCGCAGGGAGATTCAAGAACGAGGACAAGTATCCGCGGTACGAGTGCGCCGTGTGACACGAGCGGATCGGATTCGTGAGCAGGCGGAGCGCAACTCAGAGGCGGCCCGTGAGATGGGTAGTGAACGGCGGCCGCTGATCATGATAAGCCCGCATGTTGCTGTAAACACGGAGACTCGAGAGCTTGTACCTGCTGGGGAACCCGTGGAAGCAGAATATCCCTTCCCCATCACAACTGAACAGGTCGAGGAGCGACAGAAACAGATCCGCAAGATGCGTGGCAAGATTGTCATCTGCCAGAAGGCGATGAATGGTCAATGCCCTGTTCTGATAGCACGGGCCGAGGCGATAGACACCAGAGGACTGGATGTCTGGTGCCCTCACATGGTTCCTCATACCCATAGAGGTGGGGAGTGCTCCGGGGATGCCTACGATCGTGAGGATGCCATCCCCGCGAAGTACAGACGTAGGCATACCTGCCGCGCAGGAGAATGCAATCCGATGGAGCCTGTACCGGAACATCGCCGATGGGTGAAGAAGGAACGAGTCAGCAAGGGTGATCTGCCTAACCACAGACGCACGTTGATCATCGAATAGGAGGGATGATGGCACTCGGTGAGTACAGATTGAACCAGCGGATAGACCGCAACGGTCGGACGGAGTTCGTGGTGGAGTTCAAGCAGGGAGGGAAGTGGAAGAACATCTTCGCCTCGACCGTACGCGGGATGTGCTTGAACCAGCTCCGCGGAAAGATGTTCATGGATCTCACTCGGGAGGGAAAAGAGGAGTGATTCCAGTTCCATGTTGGAAACGAATACGTGCCCAAGCCGCGGTTGACGAGAACTGGAATAGGTACTTCAAGAAGGATTCAGAGAGGAGAATGAAGGAAAATGAAGCCAAAGGATTGGAATCAACTCCCAATGGAGGACAGGATCGACATCGGGACTCGCCTGCAACACAGCCTGCGCGGCCGCTACATCATAGGGCAGGCTCTGTCTGTAGCAATACAGACGATGCGGAAGGTTCCGATGCCCCACCGGGAGGTCAGTAACATCGAGGACATGGAGATCCTGCGCGAGATTTGCTACACCCTCCCGTGTCAACAGGACATCGGCCCGGAGATGCACGAAAAGATGCAGTTGGCCTACGCTGGAAAGTGAAATCAATATGAAAAACGCCGACAACTTCTACCTGAACAGAGCTGCCGTTCTGGTGAACGAAGGGGACATGATCCCTTGCAGCAAGGCTCTCGCCGTTGAGTTCGGGGTGAACGGGGCTTTGTTTCTCCAGCAGCTACACTTTCGCATCCGTGGCACACGCAAGGCAAAATCCATGCAGGAAGGACGGTACTGGTACTTCTGCACCCTCGAAGAATGGGTGAACGAGGACTTCCCCTTCTGGTGTCAGCGCACAATACAACGGATCATCGACAAATTGAAGGAAGATGGCATCCTGATAGTCGGTAATTTCAACAAAATGTCGCGTGATCGCACACATTGGTACACGATTGACTACGCACGGATGTGGAAAATCGAGAGCGGGCGCGAGCGAAAGTCAGTTCCATCTGGACAAAGTGTCCACATCCCATCTGGACAAAGTGTCCAAACCACATGTGGACAAAGTGTCCAGACCATTACCTTAAGAAAGAATACTACTGACCCAGAGAAGACGCAGGCTCCGCCTTCGGCTCCACCTGCGACGTCCATCACTTCCGCAGACCTCGCCATCGTAGTAAAGAAGGACACCACCATCGCACAGAAGAAAAAGCTCGAGAGAAAATTCGACACGCGGGAAACTCCCCCGAGCGTACCTGACCTGGAAGTGTACTGGCGCACGCTCATGACCATGTACGACTATCGTCAGAATCTCACGTTCGGGAAACAGGAACTCGGGAACCTCAGGACGTTGAGAAAAGAAGTAGAAGGCACGGGCGTACAGATCCAGCACTTCCTTGAATACTGCATTGCCAACTGGAAGATCCTGCGAGCGAAGATCACATGGGAGAACAAGGAGAAGTCCAAGCTGGGTGAAGCACCATCGTTCAGAACCATCTTCTTCTGCCGACACGACATCCTAGAAATCATGCAACAGAATGGAGGTGCCAAGAGAGAAGAGAAGAAGACCCGCACGTACACTAGACCGGAGGATCTCCCCGCGATGCTACCCGCAAGGTACGACCAACTGGCAGACCTGATTCGGAAGGTCGGATCGGTCACGATCTGAAATCGAGTTCAAGAATCGGAGGACCAAATGAATGAATGGTTCACTACTACCCTGCGAACGATGCCTGAAGGATTCAAGTACCTCTTCATCTACTGCCTTGGGCTCATCACATACTACCTGGGCGTCAGGCTGTACGAGAACCATCTGACCCTGAAGTACATCAAGAAGGAAAAGGAAGGGGACAGCGTGGTTGTCGTATCCGTGAAGCGTTGGGACAAGAACGCGATCGAACACTTCGTCGCGCTCGGGTATGAACGGAGCCGCAAGCATGGCTAAAGGGAAAGGGATTCCCTGTGCCTGTGGTTTCGATGAAGATGACAACGCAGTTCGTACCTGCGCGTTTCACAGCCAGATGGTAGACGTGTTGAAAGAGTTGGTAACTGAGAAAGAAGTAAGCCAAGAGTTGATGGACAAGGCTCGGGAGTGCTTGGAGGAAGGAGGCTATCTACGTGGTTGAAAAGGACATGACCTACCGGATGAAACACGCTGGGTTCCCGGACAACGTGATTCAGGAACTCATGAAGCCGGTGGCGTGGCCGGAAGGAATCGCCGACAAACTCGGCAAGGCCATCAACCTGCACCAAGAAGTAGGGGACGGGAAAGTCTCTCTCGGTAGAGTGATGTTGCTGCTCGGGCCTGACAGTCCGGTCAAGGATCTCTTCGCCGGGGTAATCTCCCAGCACTTCATCACAAAGGGGTTCAGACCCGCGTTCGTAAGCCCGGAGTTCATCAAGGAGACAGGGAGCATCATCCCGGCCTACTGCCTGATCCTGGACAACGTGTCATACCTGTCATCGAAAGACTGGATCGTAAAGAAGGCAGGGGAGTTGCTACGATCTCATGTGGCGTGCGGCCGCGTGCTGATCCTGATTGCCGAGTCTCTTCAAGACATCGAGACAGCGTTCGGAAGCCCGTTCGTGAACTACATCTCCGCGTTCGGAGTTGAAATCGATTTCCCGAGCACACGACCAGACATCCCAAAACTATAAGGAGAACGAAATGAAGACCATTTGGAAAGTACAGTTGGAACCGAAGGAAATGCAGACGTTCGACCTCCCGGCAGAAGCGAAGTTCCTTTCAGCCCAGGCACAGCACAACAGCGTGTCCGTGTGGTTCCTTTGCGACTCGGCTGAACTGGACGAAGAGAAGGAAGCCAACCGAAAGAGGAAGGAGTTCACCTTCTATAGCTTCGCTACCGGCCACCTCGACGACAATTACGGTCTGGACAAGGCCCAGTTCTTGGGTACCATACAGTTCAATCACGGACGCGCCATCTTCCACATCTTCGTAAAGTAAGGAGTCCCGCGTGAGTCAGAGCCTCGGAAAGAATCTCATTGCCTGTGTGCTTTCGGAGAACAATCTCTCCGGGTTCTACAAACTCAAAAGGGAGTGGTTCGTCAAAGACGAGGTATCTGTCTATGAGTGGGTCCATCGGTTCGTGGAACGCTATGGGCACCTACCCTCGCTTCACTTCACCCGCAGACGTGTTGAGGGGTTCGGTGCTCCAGACTCCCCGGAGCCATTTGGTGTTTGGCACGACCAATACATCGAGAGGGCTCTGTATCACAGGTTCGATGCTATGCTTCCCGAGCTTCAACGAAGACTCGGTGCAAGAGATGTGCTCGGCGCTCTTAGTCAAGTCACCGCACTTGTCGAAGACGCCCATGTGCTGCGGGCTGACGGGGGAAGAGATCTTCTTACAGCTCCGGACCTTGCAGAAGCTGTTCTTCGCGAACTCCTCGAAGCGAGAACATCAGCGGGGATGACAGGGATACCTACAGGCTGGCCAAGCCTAGATAGGCAGACGAGAGGATGGCAACCGGGAGATTTATATGTAGTACTTGCCCGTCCCAAGATGGGAAAGTCTACGCTTTTGATACACGCAGCGAAGGCTGCCCACGAGGCTGGATTTACCCCTTTGTTCGTTTCGATGGAGATGAGGGCGACCCAAGTAGGACGGAGATACTTGGGTATGTTGACCAGCATGAACGCGGGGGCAATGAGGGATGGACATATCTCTTCATCTGGCGAAGAGGTGTTGAGACAAGCTATTTTGAGTCTTCGGGAAAACCCAACCCCGTTCTATTTAGTGGAGGGCCAGTTCAGAAAGGACATCAACGATTTACAATCTCTGATCCACGAACTGAGACCGTCTATCGTATTGCTGGACGGCGGTTATCTTGTGAAGATTGCAAAGCTAGCCAAAGTTGCGAAATGGGAGCAGATATCCGAGATAGCGCAGTCGCTCAAAACAATCGCTTCTACGGCTGGCATCCCTATTATCACGAGCTTCCAATTTACCCGCCAAGTAAAAAGCTCAGACGCAACGAAGGCCGGGTTCGAGCATATCCAGTTGGCAGATGCCATCGGACAGTTGGCGTCGGTCGGAATAGGGTTGTTCGACGAGGTGGCTTCAGCGGAGTATCAGGGAGAACGACGCAGGCGTGTAGAGATTGTCGGAGGCCGGGAGGGTGAGGAAGGAGGCTTCTTCATTCACTGGGATTGGGACCGGCATATCTTTACAGAGATAGTAGAAACCCAAGCCGATCCGTGGCAGGATCAAGGTGAAGGCGAGGCAGATGGAGACTGACATCTGGGTTGGACTGGCCTCGATTCTCATCGGTGCCTGTGCTGGGTTCGGATTGGCCTTCATTCTGCTATCACGAAAGGAGAGACGGGATGAAGCTACCAGAGTTCTTCCGCCGGAAGAAGAAGCGAAGCTCGGTTGCGGAGGACGGGGTGTTCATCCTGCCGCGAAGAGAGATAACGAGATTGAAGCGGTTGATGTTGTTACACCAGTCCATATTCCTGCTAGGTATGCTTCTAATGAGCTTGTGGGTGCTTATCTTGCGGGACTCCGTGATCGAGGTCGAACACCGGGCGATCATAATCCTTGACCACATCTCGATGAAGAAGTACGACGTCTCCGCCATGCAGCAGGGAGAATCCTTCTACCTTGTCTTCAACCGAAAGGTTGACACGATGGGGGAGGTAATCACATCCAGCATTCTTCACCCAGAGAAACCGAGAGGGGAAGCATATGCGGCGGAAGACGCACCTGGACAATGAACTGGAGAAGCTGGCCGGGACAGAACGAACCAGAGTGGATCTCGTCCAAGCCAGCAAGGACAGCGATCTGGAGATGGAGATGTCTAGGACACGGGAAACCATTAGAAAGCTCATGGATATCAGCCCGCGGGTGAAGGACGCATTCATCGAGAAAGGACTGGAATGGTACAGAAAAAGAAACCAGAAGACGGGGGTCCTAGATTTGGAGACGGTATTCAAATCGTGCGGATTACCTTTGGTCACGACAAGCACACGTTCTCGCTCGAGGACGACGGGCTGATCAGCGTACAACCACCAACGAAGAACGATCCTACCTGGAAAGTGTTTCTCCCCAACGACAAGATCCAGATGTTTCACGGTATGCCGGTTTCGATCATGGCATACAGAACCTACGACGACATAGTAGATGAGGAGGCAGAGTAATGGTCGCAAAGAAGAGCAGTGAAGACAAGAAGGGTTCCTCGTGGTTCCGTATGCTTCCGATCGAGATGGAGATGCTCGAGGAAGTCATCGAGCCTGAAGGGGCGGCGCATGACAACGAAACGGCCGTTGGGATGGCCGACAACGACATCAAGAAGCTCTACACTCTCATGATCAAAACCGAAGAGAAGGCGACACGCACTCTCGTCGATGCTCGATACGAACGCAACTCAGAGAAACGGGAGGCCCTGAGAATCCAAGCGATTTCACAAAAGGGCAAGGCCGATGTGCTCCGAGAGATCCTCTTCTCCGTGGTTCGAGACACCTTCAACCTGTGGGATTCCAACATCGGGATACGCGCCGGGTGGTTGGTCGTGACCTACAAGGAGAAGAGCAAGAAGGGTGACTTCCGTGACTTCCTCAAGGGAATAGGGCTGGCTCCCCCGGATGAGGACGAGGAGTAGATCATGAGCTACTGCCGTTGGAGCAGCGGAGATTTCTCCAGCGACCTGTACATATACGCCGACTGCTACGGGGGGTACACAACTCATATTGCAGGAAACCGACTGATCCCGAAAGAGCCCCTCCCCCCGCCAGTATGGGTTCCAGGTAAGAAGCTCCCCAAGAGTAAATACTCCGCTTGGAGGAAGAGGGAGCTGGAAGTACGCCGGATCTTGAACGAGGCCCGCAGGGTAAAAATCAAACTTCCCCACGTTGGGGAGACCTTCAATGACCCCACGCTCGAGGACCTCATCCAGAGACTGATCTACCTAGGACGCCTTGGATACCAGTTCCCTGACACCTTGGTGGGCACACTTATCGAAGAGATCAAAGATGATGAGATGACGGCTACGGTCAAAGGGATCATGCGAACTAGGGCTGGAAAGTACAAGACCGCAGAATACAAGCAAGGGTGGACGCATGGGAGGGACGCAGCGATCACCGCGACCATGAAACGAAGAGGAAGATAATGCCCACGTTTCGGGAGCACACCAGTTACACCCCAAGCAAGGAGCTTGAAGAAGTCTACGAGCTGAGGCGTAAGGCACAGGAGAAAAGAAAGAATGGACACCCTGATCCAACAGTACCGAAGAGAAATCTCCCGGTTAGAAGGAGAGTTGTTAAGGGTTCGTTACTTAAATGAACAGTTGTCGAAGGAAATAAAAAGGTTGGATAGAGGGTTGGAAGAAGCCAACTCCACAATTCTTGAACGAGATATGCAGATCATTGAACTGCGGGACGAGCCGCGTCTAACTGGAGACAAAGCCTGTAAGTTAATATCTCATATCCTTGCAGTAGTGCTGGACGGAACGGGGGTCGACTACCGTACCAAAGAAGGGTTCGTAAAATGGGGAGTAGTCGAACGGGATATCCACAAGGCGGTTTCCTCCGAGATCGAACGACTCGACAAGGGGTGGGAAGAAGCAAACAGCGCCCTACTGGACAAATCCATAGAACTGGTGGGAGTCAAAGATGAACTGGCCAGAGCCAACATCCAGGTCTCCGTCCTCTCCAAGCTTTTGAAAGAAGTGATGGACCAACCAGGGGCAATACAGACCTGCACCCGGTACTGGAGCATTAGAGCGGTTCTGGAAGGGGGATGGAATGAACCAGAAGAACATCACCCACCTGCTGAAAATGCTGGGTGCGGAGAAGATCAACAGCAATCCTGACTGGGTGATGTCCGGTTGCCCCTTCTACCAAATTTATATTTGACTTAGTGGGCAGTTTCCTCTACGCTAAAAGAAAGGAGGGGGAAACTGTGAAACCCGTAAAGCTTAGAGAACTGTCCCCAGAAAACAAACGTAACTACGACCGTTGGTCGAACATGAAGCAAAGATGTCGCAACCCAACTAGTCCAGAATGGAAAAACTATGGGGCTAGAGGCATAGGCATACACAAGCGATGGGATTCCTTCTGGAACTTCTGTGAGGATATAGGTGTAGCTCCTCCCGGAAAGTCCTTGGATCGAATCGACAACAACGGAGACTACGGCCCCGATAATTTCCGGTGGGCCACGCCGTCCGAACAAACGTACAACAGGAGAAAGTATCCAAGAACAAAATATAAAGTAACCCCGCAAGTAGTTAGGAGAGCGCGTTCTCTTCAAAAGAAAGGATTCACCACACGGGCCGTGGCTAAAACATTAGGCATTGGGAAAACTTCCGCCCACAAAATCTTTCAGGGAGTATACGGTGCAGGCTAAACATATAGCCGCGATGTTGAAATTGCTGGGCTCGGAAAAAATATCGGACTGGAATCACAACCCAGACTGGATCATGGGTACCTGCGTGTTTGCTCCGTACCAGGGTCACAAAGGTAGGAAGGACAACCGACCCTCCTTCGGCGTGAAGGTAGACAAGATCTCCGGGTATCACTGCTTCGCTTGTGGGAGAAAGGGGAGGCTGTCGATGCTCCCATCGTACTTGGAGATGATCTCGGGCCGGGATTTGAAATCGATTAGACAATTCGTCATGGAGCACGAGCACCTTGGGCTCGAGGAGTACGAGATGGAGGAAGAAGAAGCCGACGTCCACATCATGCCCGAGGGTGTGATGAACAGATTCGTTCGGCTCCAATCCCGAGGGCTAATCGGACTCAACTACTTGCAGAGCCGAGGGATGACCAAGGAAAGCATCGTGCGCTTCGGATTGAAGTACGACCCCACGAAGAACCGGATCATCTTCCCCGTGAGAAATCCTGCGGGCGATTTGATTGGAGTCCGCGGGCGTACTACGCAAAAGGAAGTCGAACCCAAGTACCTATCCTACAAGGACATGATGACCGGCCCGGAACCCAAGCGGTGCGGTTACTGGTTCGGGATGCAGTTCCAGCCTTCACCGGGCAAGCTGCTCATCCTGGTTGAAGGGGAACTGGATGCCATCATGACCCGGCAGGCCCTGGGTAAGGGAACGGTCTGGGCAGCTCAAGGAGCCAGCATCCCCAAGCGTCAGGTCGAGACCATCAGATCCATGACCACCAACCCCATCCTGATTCTCTTCGACAACGACCAGGCTGGGCATGACGCAGCAGAAAGGCTGGCGCAAGAGATCCGAGGGTTCGTCCCAAGAATCTTCATGGTGAAGAACTACCGGGGAAAGAACGACCCCGCGGACATGGCTCGGGACGGGGTGCTTCTCAAAGCCCTTCGATCGATGGAGGAGTCATGACCAGAATGAAAACCTACCGTCTCCCGAGTGGAGTTCTCTATCACACTGATAATGGAAGGGAGCAAGAGAAATTGGACAACATGGAGTTCGATCACGATGGCTCTGCTGCCGCACGGGAAGTATACCGCAAGCAAGGGAGGATCGATGCTTACAAACTGATGAAGCAAGTCGTGGCCAACTTTATCTCCACGGATTCAAGTTGTCCTCCGGAGTTGTTGAAGGCAGAGAAGTACGTGGTTGAAGGAATCATCCAGAAGTTCAACGACATCTTGGAATGGGAGGAACTCGGTGAGAACAGCGGAAGAAATGGCGAAGGAAACCCTGCGGATAGCTGTGGAAGTGTTCGGTCTGAGGCTGGAACCAGCGGGTGATCTCTTCGGCAGTGCTCGTATGGGAGACATGCCCCGGCTCGAGATCGCCTCGAAGTTCGTTATCTACGAGGAAGAGACTCTGCTTCGTCTCGAGTTGGCGAAGACACCGGCCAGTCAGAACATTACGCACACACACGCCAACATCAACAGGAATCTCCACGAGTGGGTTGGACCTAAACCGGCGTTTGAAGACACCGGGGCTCCTGTCGGAGTGCCTGACCCCGTGTAAATATGGGACTTGACAAAACCCGCAAAGTGTGAGATAATAGTTGTGTCGAATCGGGGAAAGGAGGGATGGCTACAGAGCATAATCCGAAGTGCCGAAGGCACAGCAAACCGTCCCTGTGTGGACACCAACAAGGTCCCTGAAAGGACCAACGAAAGGAACGTCATGAAAGTTGCAAAGAAGCCCGCCCCTACCGCTACTGTTGTGAAGAAGGCTGCCCCTGCTCCGGCGGCCGCTCCGGCCAAGAAAGACTGGTTCATGACCGGGGACAAGGGATTCGAAAAGAAGCACCAGCTCGATGCCGCCCACAAGCTCCGTCAGGAGAAGGGCATTCGCCGGTTTCGTCTCCAGGCCGGGGAAGAAGCAAATGTCGTGTTCGTCGACAACGAAGGATTTTTCGTTCTTGAGCATCAGGTGGCTCCGGGTGGTCGTTGGCAGGACAGCGTATATCTGACCTGCGTTCGCGAGTTCGAAGCGTGTCAGGTCTGCCAGCAGGGGCACAAGCCGATCTTCACCTGCTACTTCACCATCATCGACATGCGGAAGTACACCCGTAAGGATGGCACTGAATCGACTCACCGGAAAGTTCTCATGCCGGTGAAGGGTGCTGCTCTCCAGGTCGTGGAAGAACTCAAGAAGGAATACGGGGATCTCACGGGCATCGCGTTCAAGGTACGTCGCCTCTCCAAGGATGACCCAAACTGTGGGCGTGACTTCAAGAAGCTCGGCCGATACAACATCGTCGGGAAACTCGGAGCGGAAGAAGCCAAAGCGTACGAGTACAAAAAGATCATGGCTCCTCCAGAAGGTGATGACTTCAAGGCCGCGGGTCTGACAGTCACGAAGTCGGTTGGTTCTTCCGACGACGTGGATGCAGAGCTGGATGAAGAGTCTGATGATTCTGTGGAGGCTATGCTCGATTAAATGACGACGCCCATCCTGAGTAAAGAGACGCTCTCGGTTTCAGGCTGGGCGACCGTTCGTCTGCACAATAAGGCGGAGGCTCTTCGGAGTCTCCGCCTTATCCCTACGGCAGGTGAGAACAATCCTCCCGAGTTCGACAGGCCTCTTCCCCAATACCAAGAGATGCCTGACGGGACTGTTCTCATCCCGCGGGCTCTTGCAGGGGACGACCGCCTAGTGATTGCTGATCCCGGCTGGCAGATGATGAACCGGGCCTCAGAAATGAAATCGATTTCATTCCGCACTGGTCAGAAGGAAACCATCGACGCTTGGAAGGCGGGGCTGTCCAATGGGAGCCCCTACGGTGGCATCATTCAAGCTGTCACCGGAGCTGGCAAGACCTTCATGGGCATCAAGATCGCGATGGATCTGGGCATGAAGACCCTGATCATCGTGCCTCGTACCAGTCTCATGCAGCAGTGGAAGGACAAGGTTCTCCAGTACACGAACATCCCAGAAGAACGCATCGGCATCGTCCAAGGCACTCAGTTCGATATCGGGGGCAAGGACATCGTGATCGCAATGATTCACACGCTGGCTCAGAAGGCCGATCGGTTTACCCCGCGCCTCTTCACTAACTTCGGTCTGGTTATCTACGACGAGACCCATGTCCTTGGGGCCGAGACCTTCTCAAAGACAGCGCCGCTGTTCTGGTGCAAGTACCGATTGGGATTGAGTGCTACCCCCCGCCGCAGCGACGGCATGGACGACGTGTTCTTCTGGCACATTGGGAAAGTCACCGCCAGATTCACCCGGCTCCAAGCTGATGCTCGAGTACGGATGCTGCCGTATCGTGGTGGTGACGCTGGTCACGAGGGTTGCTTCTTCGGGGGCAATCTGAACCTTGGTCGGTACTTCAACCGACTCATGAAGTCCCCGAGCAGGACCACCCTCATCGGTGAGATTCTCATGAGGCTTTACAACAACGACGAAGAGATCCTCCTGCTTGCCGATCGCATCCAGATGTTGAATAACCTCAAGCAGTACATGATCAACAAGGGGGTACCGGCAAATGAAATTGGGCTCCTTACGGGGTCTATCAAGCAGCTCGATAAGAAGGTCATCCTCGGCACGTACGGATCTGCTGGTATGGGAGTTGATATCCCCCGCCTTTCGGCGCTGGTTCTTGCGACACCTCGAGCCGAGATCGAGCAGGCTGTTGGTCGTGTACTTCGCCAAGGTACGCCGATCGTTGTGGATGTAGTGGACACCTCCTCTGGGATCATGAAAGGCTGGGCAAAGGCCCGCTTGAAGTTCTACAAGAAAATCTCGGGAGACATAAAGATACACTGCGAACTCTAGGAGTACCCAATGTCGTACCAACAGGAGTACTACCAAAAACACCGGGAACGCATTCTCAAGGACCGCGCCTTGAGGTACGCAAGCGACGAGCAGTATCGAAGCGTAACGCTTGCCAGAGCCCGGATTTCGAGCGCGAATAGGAGAGCCGTGACGAAGTCGCTGTCCGACACGGTAGTGGTTGCAGGCAGACGAGAGAAGTCTTTCAGAATGATGGAGCTGCCTAAATACATAAACCGCAGCTACAGTGTCCTACGGCAATGGCTTCGTAGCGGAATCGTGCCGAACCCCTGCTATAAAGATGAAGCAGGGAAGGTAGTATTCCCATGGTCCCAAGCAGAGTTGCTGAGATATCTAGTTAGTCACACGGATGGGGGGTTACTAGAAGTCACCTACCCAGAGATGAAAACCGTCCTTCACAAGCTCTGGAGGACCCAGTTCAGGGTGTTCGTTGTGATAAAAGAGCTAGAAGGAATCAGGAATGGCAAACGACGAAGAGTTCACCACCAGAGTCGTGGAAAGCCTGCTCAAGCAGAGGCAAAACAACGGACTCCGATCGGCAAACGGGTTTCTTCGACACGGAAGCCCAATCCCTATGACAGCAAAGGAGCTGCCAGAGGTGGTCGCAAAGTTCGCAGGGAAGACAAAGGCGTTAAAGCTTGAAGAACTCAAGTACAGCCTCCTCGATGGAACGGACGCCGTGCGGTTCGACGCCAGGGTATCCTTCTTTCTAACCATCGAAGAAATGGAAGCCACTACCCTAAAGAAGTTGATCGATTTGCTTGATGCGACCATGGTCCAGATCACCCAGGAAACAGAGACGGCCAAGGCAAAAAGGCCTGTGAAGCGAACCATCATCATCGACTAAGGAGAACGTGATGCCGATCAAGATGAACAAGAACGCCAGCATCATCCGCAAGGCCGCAGAAAAGAAATTGATTGGAAAAAAGGGAACCATGGTCATGACCAAGGACAACACCTCCAAGTCTGCCCCGGTGGGAGATGTCGTGAAGTCGGCCGAGAAGCTGGCTGAAGTACGAGTCGGTATCGGTTCAACCCTCAACATGGGCAACTACGAGAGCCTGCGTCTCGGCGTGGACATCTCTCTTCCCAGCACTGAAAAGGATCTCGAGAAGACGTTCAACAAAGCCTTGGAGCTGGCTGAGAAGAACTTGGAGCGGATGATCACGAAGTTCAAAGGCCCGCAGAATCAGGTTCTCCAGCCCGGCAGCTCGAAGCGTTCAGCACAGGAAGTTCTCGACGATGATGAGATTGACGAGGACGATCTGGAGTCGGACAACCCGGACGACGAAGTGGAGCTCTAATGAAGGCATCCGACATGGTGACCAAGATGAACAAGGAGTTCCCCCACTCGGTTAGGGAGGGGGTGTCCCTCAGGGACATGACAGTTCCGCGGCTACCATCTGGATGCTTCTCCTTCGATCTGATTACCGGAGGGGGTATTCCCATGAGCCGTGTCTCCGTACTGCACGGGGACAAGAGCAGCGGCAAGAGTACCTTCGCCCTCAGGGTGGCCGGGAACTTCCAGAAGATGTATCCACATCTGACAGTGCTCTACGTGGACTTCGAGAACACCTTCGACTATGCCTGGGCCAAGTTCTTCCTCAACCCGGAGAAGAACTTCGTGCTGATCTCCCCGGACTACGGAGAGCAGGGTATCGACATGGTGAAGGCCTTCGCTACCAAGACCGAGGACGTGGGGCTCATCATCGTGGACTCCCTCGCTTCGATCATCCCCACCGCGGAGGCAGAAGCAGGGGCCACGGAGAACCCGCAGATCGGCCTTCAGGTCAAGCAGATCAACCGTATGATCCGAGGGCTGCTCCCTCCGATGACCATGGCCAAAAAGATGGGCAGGGACATGACGATCCTGTTCATCAATCAGGTCAGGGCAAACATGAACGCCGGGAAGTTCGGGGCGCAGACCTCACAGCCGGGTGGGAAGTATCTCGGGCACGTTGCATCTCTCGACTGCCGGTTCTACGCCAAGGAGTACAAGAAGAAGGGCACGGTGGCCTATGCTGTTTTGCAGTCCGTGGTGGTGGACAAGAACAAGGTGGGCCTGCCCAAACGATCAAGCGACTTCCTCACGTTCCTCACCCGCTACGGCAAGTTCAAGCCGGGGGATGTTGACGAGATCAAGACCGTGATCGCGTACGCCAAACGGGCAGGTCTCATCGAACGGGACGGTGCCACTTGGAAGATCAAGCTGGTGAAGAAAGCCAAGAAAGGCGAAGCGGAAGCTGAACCGTTGACCTTTCCAAAGCTCGACGCCTTGATTGCCGCACTGGAAGAACAACCGAGACTGTTCGCCAAAGTGAAATCGATTACACTTCGCACCTGCATTGAGAACCCCGTGCTGCTGGGGGATGCACAAGCAGAGGAGAGTGTATGATCTACTCCTGCGACCTCTGTGGGAAGGTGTACGAGGACAAACCAGACCCCATGGCTTTGATCTCCAGGGTGTGCTCCTTGGACTGTCTTGAAGAACATGCTGTACGGTGCAAAGGGTTTGGCACTTTCGACAAAGTGAACAGAAGGGAGATAGCACCACACCTAACGCCCAAACCCGGCACTGTGAAGGTGTTTGCTGACAGTATGAGATCCTACCGTAGTCGTGCAGAAGTGAAGATGGCCCAGGTATTGACCTCCATGGGGGCTATCTATGACTACGAACCGCTAGTGTTCTACATGACGATCAAGAACAAGGTGGCAGGGTATGTGCCCGACTTCCTAACCCCGGGGCTGCTAATAGAGGTAAAGGGGATGTGGACCACGGAAGGGAAACAGAAGGTGAAGGCCTTCCGCGGAACCTTTCCTGAGATCACACTCCTCGTGTTCAACGACAAGGTGATCGATCGACTGAAACGAGAAGCCAATGCCAGAGTACGCAGCAATCGTAGGTGACCATCTGATCCAGTCGTACCCTCCCGTAGACGAAGGGAGGTTGTTCGACCCAACGATCCATGTGTCGAACCTAATCGACTTCTGCCCAAAAGAGTTCTGGCTCTGTCGGGAGCACGGGAGAAGCTACCACCAACGGATGTACATCGGAGTCAGAACGGGATGGGACTTCGACCTGGGCCACGCCATCCAACGCATTCAGGCTGAACGGCTATCCCTACGAGGAGTGCTCTATGGCACCTGGAAATGCCTACACTGCGGAACTCTTGAGTTACGGTACTATCGAAAGGGCGTTCGGTGTTCCTCTTGCCGAGCAAAGGCTTCCACCCCTGTCGATACTACGCTTGTCAGGGAAATCGGAGTTATCAGCGTTGTTGGAAATGTTGATCTGTTCCCTATCGTCCAACTCAATCCCCCCAAGCTCGCCGTCTGCGACTCCAAGTCCATTAAGGCTGAGGACTTCGATAAGCTCAACGGGCCGCACGTGGGCTACCGTAGGCAGGTCCAACTATACATGGGTCTTATCGCCAGAGGGGCTAAAACCCTGCCTCACGTTCGAGTCATCGACCCCTTCCCGGAGGTATGCACGGAGACGGCGGTAATCGCCTATGCCTCCAAGGGCTCGCGGCCGATGCCATTCAAGCAGTTCGACGTACAGCAAGACCCAGAGTTCATTGCCAACGTGGAAGAGAAACTCCAATCGCTTTCAATTCATGTGTTGGAGGGAACCTGTCCACCGCAGCAGTGCGGATCGATGTACGACATGATGGCCAAGAAGTGCGCCGTCCGGGACATCTGCTTCATGTACAACCAAGGTCAAGAACCCCCGCCACCGGAGCCTCCTCTGGAATTTCCAGACCATGCCCTGATTCCAAGGGTAGATGCCAAATTCTCCAGAACCCGACGAGTCGTAAAGGAGCCCAAGCGATGATGAGGAGAACCTATACCGTTACTATTGGGTTGAAGTTCAACGACCTGACGCTGGAAGAAGCTCATAACCTCGAGACCTTCATGGACGGGTTGGCTGCCAGAGAGGAATGGGGTGAACCAGAGATTTCGTGGGATTTGCGACTGCTTGGGATGCGTAACCCCAAAGTGGAAAAGAAACCCATGACCGCTAAGAGACTTCTAGAGCTTGAGAAAGAACACGCCGGGAAGGAGAAGAAGTGACCGACCTCCAAGAACTTCAGGCAGAGACTCTCAAGAAGATAAAGCTTGCCATGTTGATCCCTATCAGCAAAGCTCTGATCGACGATTTCACGATCGATCGTGGCTCGGATCTTTACGCTGGGATGTACTACGACAAGCTGAAGAACATCTTCTGGGGGAAGTGGGCAGAAAGTACTGTGGTTGCTAAATACCCACAGAATTGGTGGGAGCATCTCAAAGAACGTTGGATGCCCTACAAGCTTCGGAAGAAGTTCCCGATCAAGTACACAGAAGTCCGAGCTCAAGGTGGAGTAGTGTTCCCTGTAACCAAACTACCAAATGGGACGTTCATCTGGAGAAGCGGGAACGAAGTATACGACGAGGAGAAGAAATGAAATTGATTGGAATAGATCCGGGGCTTGATGGTGCCGTGGCGATCATTCACACGGCCAGCGGTCTGGTCCTGATCAACGACACCCCCATTACCACAATGACCAACGCCGGGGGCAAGAAGAAGCGCACGTTCCTGGCCCAGGAGATGGCCGATCTTCTCATCCCGTTCGAAGACGACGACGTACACGTGTTCATCGAACAGGTCGGGGCCATGCCCAAACAGGGTGTTTCCTCCGTGTTCTCTTTCGGCAGGGGGTATGGGATATGGATTGGTATTACCGCCGCGCTGAGACTGCCCACAACATTCGTAACACCTCAACGGTGGAAGAAGGTGATTATGGATGGGATCGCGGACAAGAATGCTGCGAGGCTCAGAGCACAGCAGCTTTTCCCAGCGGTTGCCCCTGCCATGAAGCTGGTGAAGCACGACGGACGCGCAGAAGCGCTTCTGATTGCGGAGTACGGCCGTAGATCTCTTGGGCTCCAGTACAAACAGAAGGAACTGCCACTCAAAAAGAGGTAGTCATCATGTCTCACAAACGGGCTTGCCTGCTTCCCAAGCAGGGGTATCTCTTCGGTGCCCCCCGGAGAGTGGGATACATCGAGGTATCCCCTAGGTTGGTGGACGCTCCTCTTCTACAAAACGCGTTGGACTGTTTCAGATTGAAGCTGCTGGACGTTGCCCAACAGTTCCACAAGCATTGCTTCCTCCTTACTGTGGAAGGGGAGAATCTCCCGGAAATACCAGATGGGTTCAAGCCTCCCATCTACATGCTGGAGGTAAGCGAAGTAGCTCCTAGATTTGAAACCATCAGAAGCTGGAACCCTGGATTTCTACCTCCGGTAGTTGTTTCTCCAGCGATGCGACGATTCACGTTGAGATCGGTGGAAGGACTGGCCGTTCTAGAAGACACCGCTGGAGATACCGGGCCAGTTTCCAGAGACTCTCGACTTTACCGGCAGATGACCCCTGTATACTGGGTGTCTGAAAGCGATGACCCTTCAAGGCTATAGGAGAGCGCATGAGACGAAAAGGAAAGGAACCGTTTGCCGTGTCGTCTATAGGGAAGAACACCTACTACGCTACCCGAGGGAAGGTGCATCTGAAACATCCCGAAGAGTTCGAAGGCCAGATGACCTACTGCGGGTTGGACCCTCACGACATGAACCACGTCACCACCGATGATGCAGAGGCCACCTGCCAACGCTGCTTGGCATACAAACACAAGCCCAAGCCATGAGAACGGAACTGGTAGTTGTAGTTTCCACGATCGGGCTACTGTGTGCTCTGGCAGCCGTAGAGATGTATAGGAAGTACTTCCCAAAATCCCACAGGTCATCGGGGATGACTGAGGAACAGTTTCAGGAGTACTGCCGTATCACCGAGAGGATCAAACGGGATGCTCTGGAAGTCCAAAAGCCAAAGCCCAAGAAAAAAGAACCGGTCTACCACTGCGTCCTCAGTGTGACCATGACGAATAACTCGACCGAAGAGTGGTCGAACACCAGTTGGACCGGAGTGGCCCGGGAGTTCTACAGTTGGTACTTCGGACGACCGCAGAGCGAGTGCTTCATAATGAAATCGATTGGAAAGGACGACCAGCGTTCAAGACAGACGGTAATCCTTCGCAAGAACATCTACTCCATCCACACCTTCTGGAGAGTAAAAGCATGACTGGCGCTAAATGGGACGATGGGAAAGCGGAGTACGCCTTCCTGCAAAGCGAAGTGATTGAAGAAGTCCTCAAGATCTACGCAGGCGGGGCCAAGAAGTACGGGCTTGGGAATTACCAGAAGGGCATCCACTACAGCCGGGTGTTCTCCGCGGCGATGAGACATCTGTGGGCTTGGTGGAGGGGTCAGGACCTCGACGAGGAGAGCGGGCTGTCCCATCTCAGTCACGCTTTGTGGAACATAATGACCCTGCTAGAATACGTCAAACGGGGCACCTACAGCGGCTTTGACGACAGGGGGAACTACCGTGGCGGTCAGTGACGAGTACAACGAAATCAGAGCTAGATACGACGAGATCATTAGAGTGCCGATGAACGAGTTTGTCCCACGATCCTCGATCAACTACGTGGCTGTGGCAAACCAAGACAATGATCAGATCGAGACGAGCGTAACCACAACCACGGGGTCTTCTTCAGGAGACGGTACTTGGATCACGATCCCGGATCTGACGGCCCCGATGCCCGAGCCGAATCCTATCAGGTACACCCGTTATGCTCCTACTTGGTCTGGTGATTCGATAGTGGTAGGGCCTCCGAGCCCACAAGCCCCATTCACTATTTCAGATGAGGCCATGGAACGGCTGCGCCGGATAGTTGCCCCTCAACCAGTACAGCCAGTAGTTCCGGCCCCGGCGGAATCTTTGAGTGAAATGATCAAGGCCGTCCACTTCTACCCAGGGGGCCAGTGCGTGATCCTGGTAAATGGCCCCAAGATCAATGGGGGAGACACCAGCGATCCGATGAAGCAGCAACTCTCTCCCGAGCAGATCAAGCGTCTAGATCGGGAGCTAAAGGCGGCAATCATTAGGGCTTTCGATCTGGTGATCGATGCCAGAAAATTGCCCGAGTTCAAACGCACCCTCATCGTGGACTGACATGATTCTCTGTAAAAAGTGTGCTTTCGAGTTGGACGGGAAATGCCGACTGTACCCTCCCCAAATGAAAACGCACTTTGTCTCCCCGGACGACCAATTTGCTCCGGCGGACAAAAGAGCCGCAGGGTTCTACGTTTCCCACACTGCGGAGTATCCTTCCGTGAGTGATGAAGGACACGGGTGCTTCCAAGGAAAACTCACCGGGACTTACCAACAGGAGCTGCTATGACGATCAAGACCAAGAAGGACAGACCCGCCAGCCTTGCAGGACACACCTACTGCTTGGTTACTGGATGTGGTGAAATCTTTGTAACGATCAACAACGACGACGATGGACCGTTTGAGGTGTTCCTACGGCTGGGCAAGGCTGGAGGGTGCTCTGCGTGTACGAGTGAAGCAGTCGGACGCATGGCCTCGCTCGCCTTCCGTCTAGGAGGCACCCCAAGGCATGTTATCAAGCAGTTGTCTGGAATCTCCTGCCACCAGCCTGCGGGTATTGGGGACCACAGGGTTCTGTCCTGTGCCGATGCCGTGGCTACCGCGATCCGGATGCACACCGAGACAGAGAAATGAAGGGCATCGGCCGCTGGCCAGACGGCACTCTTCGAGACCCATTTGGTAATCTAGCCGACGACCCTATCCCACTTCCACGTAGGGAGAGAAGACCTATGAAAAAGAAAATCCACTTGATTGGAACTAAGAAAAACCTCGAGCAAGTAGTGGCTGAAGACTTCTACGAGTTTGACGACATCCGAGGAATGGGTGACGAGCAGTGCCAGGGACTGGGCGAAACCATCGTAGACATGCTCACCACTGGTTGTGTCACGATCAACGTGCAGACCCTGCCATGAAGCGAGCCAAGAAGGCAGAAGTGACGGTGCAGACAGTCGAACAGAAGATACGATCGGTAGTCTGTCCACACTGCCACACTACACTCAAGGGAATAGGCGGCGGGGACTACACAAAGCGTATCTCTTGCTGGGAGTGTAATAATCCAATCGATTTGATTCAACCGGAGTAGAAAAGATGCCCTGTGATCCACTCGTAGACCGGAATGGACTCCTAGTGGGGTTCGTTTGCTCCCCTTCCATGTTCGAGCCTATTCAACTGGCCCGTGGGATCTGGATGCTCTGGGACGATTATTTCGGGCCGACCTTCTACACCCGGAAGGATATGGAGAAAGAAATCGACGACTGGTACGAGAAACCGAGAATCGTGAAGCTATTCGACGAATGGCTCGCCGCCTACAAAAAGGAGAAAAAATGACCTGTCCACACTGCAAGTATGAACACACGGAACACTTCAGCTTCAAGGGCAAGAAGGACGTCATCGGGGACAAAGGAGACTTCTTCTACTACAAGAAGCGGATGCGCCGGGAGGGTTACAAGCCCTACCACAAGGTGGAAAAGGTGGATGTATACGCCTGTCCTTCCTGTGGGGCGCTCTTCATCCACCATGAGGATCACAATCCCTTCATCACGGAGGAGAAGACCGATGGCACTGAAGAAAAACTGTAGCACCTGCCTTCACGCGGAGCCTTCCGACATCGAAGACAAGATCTTCTGCACCGCGGACCTCTCTCCGCACTTCGAGGAGAACGATGTCGAGCCTGAAACGTGGTGCTACTGCTACGAGGAGGGATAATGTCCATCAAGTACGCCAGCTTTACCGTGAACATCCACGGTTTGGACACGGACATAAATCACATTCTGTTCCTCAAAGGATGGATCAGAGAGGCTGTCCTTGCCTCCCTGAAGGGAAAGGCCACGGATAGGTTCAACTGGAGGAATGAGTTCGACTCCGACCTCGAAGTAGTTCTCGAGGAGACCGCGGGGATAGACCCAGAGTACAAAGCGCCGGTCTGCAAGAACTGCCAGCACTGGAATCTGACAGGCACGGTACTGTCCCCTGAATACAACCTCGGCAGGTGCAACTCTCCCAAGTTCGTTTACGGTTATGGGAGCACACAGCACGATCCAGATGGGATCGCCGTGGAGGACGACGAGGGGTGGGGTACAGTATGCGGCCCGGAGTTCGGGTGCATCCACTACGAGGAGCGAAGCAATGACCCTGAATGAAGCCGCCAGAAATGGCATCGCTAGAGTCAGAAAGGAAGTCTGGATCAGCCCCACGGGCTATCTCAAGATCGACCTGTTCCCAGAAGGAAATGGGTATGGTCCTTGGGCTCATCTTTACGATCGTGGGGTTCAAGAAGTACTCGGGGAGTCTACTCCTCAAGACATCTTGTCTTTCCAAATCATGGACACAGACTTCGTGCCCTACTATGGGGAACTCGATGCAGGCGATGTGTAGAGACTGTCGATTCTTCACTCCCGACCGAGGGATGTGGTGCATGAACGGATGGTCCAAAGACGGGAGCACGGGGTGGTGCTCCTGGGACCCCGTGAAAGTCTTCAAAGAGGAAAAAGAAGGGTGCCATCACTGGGATAGGGGGTGTATCCGATGAATGTAGTTGAACAGTCCGTGGAATTAATGGGGGACATCGACGGTGAAGAAATCCTCTGGAAGATCGAAGCAGCCGCCCGTAACTGCTACAAGAGCGAAGGCCGTAACGAAGAACGCTCCATCGAAAAGCGTAATGCACTTATCCGTCACGCTGTTCAGAGAGGGCATACCTCTGTACTTGAGCATGGAGTTCTCTCCTTTAGAGTCATCTGTGATCGAGGCGTATCTCACGAATGGGTACGACATCGAATCGGTTGGTCTTACTCTCAAGAATCGACACGGTACTGCAATTACGGTCATGCCGAAGGGATCACAGTAATCTGGCCGACCCACAAGTTGGGACCGTATGTCCGGGACTTCACCTCCGAAGGCTATCCAGATCGGTGCATCTGGATGGATGCGATGAGAAGCATGGAGAAGTACTACCTCCAACTCCTTGAGCTGGGGTGGAAGCCAGAAGATGCTCGAGATCCTTTGGGCATCGCGCTGAAAACGGAGATCGTCTGCACTGCCAACATCGTGGCGCTGCGGCACTTCTTCAAAATGCGCTGTGCTCCTGGAGCGCACCCAAAGATCCGGATTCTGGCCGGGGAGCTTCTATACAAGGCCAGCGGGAAAATCCCCATCGTGTTCGATGACCTCAGGGAAAAATTCATCGGATAAACTGAAATCGATTTCAAAAGGGAGCCGCCGTGGACGAAGAATTGAACCTCCTGAAGAAGAAGCTCATCATCAAGGTGTTCGGGCTGCTGTTCATCGCTGGGTTCATCGTGGGGTTTCTTCTCCTCGGCGGCTGTACCGTGAGGGTCTCCGGGGAGATGTCCATCATGAAGAAGTGGGACCGGCCGGAAGAAGTGTACACCGTGAAACAAGAAACTGCCCCGCAAGCACCGGCAGTTGACAAAACCAAATGAGTGTGGAATAATGTGTACTCAACATCAAGGAGAAACGCGTGGCCTTTCCGAAGAAATGCAAAGAGTCGGAGTGCCCGTACCACGCAGATAGAGGCGAAGTTCCATATGATGGACCCACGGCCACTGAACTCATCATCGTCGGAGAGAGTCCTGGTTTTGAAGAGAACCGCATCGGTCGGCCCTTTTCAGGGATATCTGGCCGTTTCCTCATGGCCCTTCTGCGCCACATCGGTCTCGAACGGGACGAAGTTCTCCTCACCAACGCCGCCCGCTGCCGCATCGACAAGGACAAAGACAGCATCAAGAACCAGAACCTTGCGCTGAAGACCTGCCGCAAGAAGCTGGAACGTGTGATCCACAACGTCCGTCCGCGGGTCATCGTTGCCCTGGGTGGGGTTGCCCTTCGGCAGCTCACAGGTAAACAGAAGATCATGGAGAACCGGGGCAAGTTCTTCGACTCCCCGGAGTTCGACTGCAAGATCTTCGCGACGGTACACCCCGCGTGGATTCTCAGGCAGGGTGCCAGAGACGGGTTCTGGGATCAACCGATCGAGAAGATGAGCGCGACGGAGCGCATCCTGTTCATGGACTTCGAACAGGTCCAGAAGTACCTCAAGGACCCATCCATAGCTGGGATCAACACCGAGCGGTACACCAAAGGCAGAAAGTCCGATCTGGCGAAGCTCAAGGCAGCGGAAGTGCTGGCCGTGGACTTCGAGACAAACGGGCTGGATATCGAGAGCCCCAACACGAGAATCTTGAGCATCGGGTTCTCCGCGGAAGAAGGGAAATCGATTGTATTTTTGCCAAAGAGAGATGGAAGTTTTCCCGAGCCGGTCCTCCAACTCCTCAGCGATCCTAACATCACCAAGATCGTGGCAGCCAGACCCTTTGAAGAGCGGTGCGCCGTTAAGCTGGGACACCCCATGCCAGGGGACACCGTCCACGACGTTCTTTCAATGGCTCACGTCCTCGACGAGAACTTTTCAGGCGGATATAGCCTTGAGAAGGTTGCGGATCTCTACACTGGGCTCAAAAACATCAAGTCCATAGCTCAGGGGATGCGGGCCAACCTCGAGGAAGTGGACAAAGAAACGCTGGTCAAGTACAACGGGGTTGACTGCGATGCTACCTTGCGAGCTTTCCACATCATGCGCCGGATGCTCAGTAAAGATCCGGCTCTTGCCAATTACTACACCCACTTCACGCAAAAGATGCAGTCCATGTTCGCGGACCTGCACCACAACGGATGCCTCATCGACACCGAGGCTCTTGGCAGGGGTGAACGTGAACTGGAGGCAATCGCAGAGGCTTCCGAGAGGGAGGCTCTCAGGCTCATCCCAACAGCGATCACGACTGAAGAAAAGCACGAAGGGAAGCTGAGGCTCTCCCGTGATGCCCTCGTCCGGGACTACCTGTTTACCCACCCGGAAGGGAAGCGGCTCACGCCCAACCCGAAGTACCTGACTCCGAAGAAGAAAGAGCCGCAGATCACGGAGGATCACCTCAAACAGTTCCGCGGTCGGTTCATTGAGAACTACCTGCGGATGAAGAAGGCCAAGAAGATCCTCTCCACATACCTCAAGAAGCTCTGGGTTCAAATGCACCACGACGGTCGTGTGTATCCCGACACGATCTTCACCCGCACGGTGACCGGTCGAACCGTCATGGTAAATCCCGCGATCCAGACGATCCCCCAGCGTGGGGAGTTCGCCAAGCACGTGAAGAAGGCCTTCGTGGCTGACCCAGGATGGGTCATGGGGGCCAGAGACCTCTCCCAGTCCGAGATCCGCATAGTGGGCTGGCTGGCACAGGACCCCAACATCCTAGGTGCCCTAGCGGCCAACGTAGACGTCCACACGAAGACCGCGGCGATCATCAACAAGGTCCCGATCGAACAGGTCACGAAGGACATGCGCCAGAAAGCCAAGGCGTGTATCGCCGAGGGCGAACTGGTATCGGTCAAAAGCCCCAACGGGTGGTTTGCCTTCGTTCCGATCGAGAAGGTGGAACGGGACATGAAGGTATGGGATGGACAGGAGTGGGTTTCACACGATGGGGTCATCTTCCAAGGGGAACGAGAGGTAATCACGTATGACGGTCTCACCGCAACGCCAGACCACACCGTCTTTCTTGAGGCAGGGGGACATTGTGACTTCGAGCAAGCCAAGGCCGAAGTCAGAGGCATTGCTACTGGCGATGCTGCGTTCGAAGGTAGTTGGGAGCCTTTCTATAACGGGAACCCACATCATTCCCGGAAAGCACCGAAAAGTCCAAGCCCTGTGCCGCGTATGTGGAAAGACAAGTTTCCTGTCGGTAGACAACGTCCTCTCTGGAAGAACAAAGAACTGCCTCTGTCAGAAAGGGGTGAAATACAACCGGGATGCGAGAGCCGTTGTGTTGGGCGACCGGTACGATGCTATTCTTCAGAGAACTACCAATCCAACCAGTCGCTACTGGCCCAACTACGGTGGCAGGGGGATCAAACTGAGATTCAGCTCCCGAGAATCCTTCATTTCCTGGATGCTCAAAAACCTGCCCCACCCGACGTACAAAGGTGTGCAGATCGACAGACAAAACAACAACGGGCATTACGAGCCGGGAAACCTACGATTGGTTTCGCAGTTGATGAACCTCACGAACAAGCGAACCAGTGTGAAGGTCCCCTTCAAGTCTGTCTTGATAAATGCCCAGCATCTCTGGCACGTCTTGAAGACGATGTATCCCAGGTACCCGTTCAGCAGCGAGTGGACCAGCAAGTTAGCGAGAAGGGGGATGTCAGGGGACAAGATACTGGCGATGGGGATGAAGCGTCTGTACGAAGGGTGGTCAGGGTCTATGATATCCGAAACGCCGGACCCCGCCATCGTTTCACTGTACAGGGAAAAATTGTCTCGAACTGCAATTTCGGGTTCATTTATGGGATGAGCGCCAAGAAGTTCCAGGGATACGCCAAGGACGAGTACGGGATCGAACTGTCCCTTGAACAGTGCGAGGCCGTGCGGCAAGCGTTCTTCGCTCATCCTCATGGATACTACAAGCTGCTCGACTTCCACCGTAAACAGGAGAGTGAGGCACAGCACCGCGGGTATGTTCGTTCACCGATCGGCCGTATCCGAAGGCTACCCAACGCGCAGCAGAGCAAAGACCGCATGGCCATGGGCGAAGCGTTCAGACAGGGGATCAACTTCCCCGTGCAGTCCTTCTCGTCTGACCTTGGACTCGTGGGCATGTGGTTCTTCTGGAAGTGGGTGAAGAAGAACAACCTCGAGGACAAGATCAAGATCATGTGGTTCATCCACGACGCGGTGGTATTCCAAGCCACAGCGGAGGAGTTCCCCAGGGCGATGCGGATGCTCAAGTACGCTATGGAGACGATGGCGGTGAAGTACATGAAGAAGCACTTCGATCTCGACGTTGGCTACCCTGTCGCATCAGACGGGAAGGCTGGGTCTGGGTGGGCAACCTTGCAGGAGTTCTGCGATCTCTGCGGAGCAGTGAAGATGGAAGGCACCTGCCGGAAGTGCCGAGACGTACAGCTCAAGGCGGCGGAAGACGCCGAGAAGAAGAGAAGAGAAGAAACAGCAGCCGCTGGTAGAACTAGAATCAGACGCACCCTCGTGCTAAACTAACCACTCAACCATGAAAGGACGGATGACACATGGCACCAGCTTTTACCCCCGAAGAAGCATCGTGGATTGCCAGGGCGAACGCAGTAGTCGAAGGGCGGAGACACCTGTCTGAAGAAGAGTTCGACGTAGCGGTTACTGCCGAGGCTGACGCGGTATCCTTGAACATCTTGAACCGTGCCCACTGGCTCAAGGACATGGGCAAGACGATGCAGGCCAAAGAGAAAAAGAAACACGAAGCTCTCGCCGCCGAGAAGGTTTCACGCAGCGAACTGGTGATGGCGCTGATGGGCTTCTGTACCATGGAAACTTACAACACCCTGATGGTCTACACCATGGCCTTGATGAAGGTGTTGGAAGACAAGGGGCTCATGACCAAAGAAGAGATCAGGGCGCAGATCGCAAACTTCGCCAAGGCAAACGACGAAGGAGAAGACGCCCAAGCCATGCTGGAGAAAGCCGAAAAGGAAGCCGCCAGTGTTGCTCCTGCCAACCCGGAAGAAGCCACGGCCGCGGTGAAGGAAGCGGCATCCCTTGTGGACCCGCCGATCTCCATCCCGGGCAACGACACTGTGAACTAGAAATTGAAATCGATTGGAATTCGGCCCACCCCTCACCGGGGGTGGGCTTTTTTTTGGCCTTCTCGCGCCCAGGCGCTACGCCACCGACGCTTTCGCGTCGGACCCAGGCAGCTCCGTGACCGTGACCTCTGTTTCTGGCCCGGCCGTAACGTCGGTGCCTTGAATCGCGTACATCTTTCCACCAAAGCGGGACATGAGGGTGGTGGTCTTGCTGCCACGAGTTTTGGAGTAAATGGTCATGTCCTTGAGCTTTTTGGCAGTGCCAGCGGATTCCTTTACTGCCTTACCCAGACGCGCTCTCATAGTATTAGCTCCCTGTACTGTTCTACTTGCACTTCGTCCTTTGCGGATGAAGGTGTGAGAGTGATGGTGCGAGACGTAATCAAGTGCGTCCCGTATATGCTGAACCTCTGAAAAGTGAAATTGCCTGTAAAATCCCCGCCGACTCCACCAATAGGATCGTGAGGCATGGCCAAGGTCCTGTTCTGGACGATGTACGTGTACTTGGCAAGCTCCTGCTTCGCCCTGATCGTTGCCGTGGCCTCGTCGGGGATGAGGCTGTCAGAGATGACAGGGGCCTTCCTGTCTCCCGTTCCGTACTTCACTTTGATATGGACCATAGAGCCTCCTTACACAATCCCGGACGCACGGTACGTATTGTACGTGTCTTGGGACACATAGTACGTGATCGAGATGTCGATCTCAATCCTGCTGAGCAAGAACTTCTTGGTGCTGTACTCTGGAACGGTGTACTTGTCGTTGGTGGTCTCAGAGTCGTATACCCCGGAACCACCAGAGATACCCGCTCGGTTGTCCTTGTAGTTCTCGGACAGGATATCCACATCATGCTGCCCAGCGGCAAGCCCGGAGAACTCGGCCGTTCCACGGACATCGGTGGTGGCCTGTTGCCCGCCTATCTTGACCGTGGCACCAACGACCGGGACGTTCTCATCTTGCTTGTCCACGATCGTGATCTTCTGGGTTCTCGAAGAGTTCAACGCCCAGGTCCACGGAACGTAGACCTCCATGATGTCAGAGTAGAACCGATCCTTGTCGTTCCAGTCGGTCCCGCTCAACTTCTCAGTGCCTCCAGTAATCTTCACGTCCTCGATGTGCCAAGCAAAGACATTGTTGTTGGAGTTGGTGACTACCAAGGAGGCATCGTTCCCCGCGTTGGACATATCAGTGTCCGTGGCCCCGAACGCATCACAGTTGTCCGCCTCCCCCCAGTCTGAGATGGTAGCTCCGTTGGTAAGCTCCCACTTCTTCGTTGCAGGGTCGGCCCAACCTACAATACGGACAGGGGTAAGGGCTATAAGATCTCCAGTGGCCGCGGCAGTGCCGGTGCTCTCCGCCTTGAAGACGATCTTAGTAGAAGCTGCCAAAGATCCGTAGGTAGCGTTTATGACCACCGTACCACTGGACTTGGCAGTGACCTCCGTGGTCGCTTCCCCACTGGAATCGGTCGTTCCACTGGCCTCGGAAAGAGTGCCGGTGCCCTTCTCCTTCGTGAACGCGATGGTCTTATTCTCCATGGCAGTTCCAGCCTCATTGGTCAAAGTGGCTGTAACCGTTGAGGTCTCTCCTACAGTGAGAGAGCTAGGGTCGGCAGTAAGGGACAAACCCACTTCCCCGTCCACACCCTTCGCGGGGTCTCCCTCTCCAACCACTATCTCACAGGAGTCCATCAACTTTCCTTCACTCTCCGAATCGTACTTAGCGGTGACGATGACGGTGTAGTCCTCGTTGATAGCCGTGTACGTACCCTTGTTGATACCGTAGGGCACGTAGTCGACATAGGCTGTTCCAGAAGCCACACCCATATCCTGGCTCACGACAATCGTGTTTCCCTCGAAATTGGACACCGTGAGAGTGTTGCCCTGGAACGTAACCTTCGACACCGACTTGATGGGGTAGTTGACTGAGATGGTCTTGGAGTCGGAAATGCTACCGGCCTCGTCAGTGATGGCGGTGTTGTCCGCCTTCATGGTGAGTGTGCCTTTGTTTGGGGTCAGAGTGTACGTAATACCAGAGGTCACCCCAAAGGAAACATCGTCAGAAGTATCTTCCGTGCCTTGGTCGTCCACGTCATAGCAGATGCAGGTGACGACACTCTCAGCCCCCTGTTCGATAGTCCCAGGTTCAGCAGAAATAGTTAGGGACGGGGAGGTTATCTCAGCAGCCCCGTCGTCGATGTCTATCGAGCACAAAGCGTTGTAGTCACTGTCTTTACCCATGACAGCCCCGAGGTAGATCTTGTCGTTGTCCTTAGTGTTGTTCGCCGTGTACTCAAACGTGCATTTCCCACCCCAATCGTACTCGACTTTCAAGGGCATCGTGGAGCTTCCAAAATCTTGGGCGTCGTCTGTCGTGTCAAGGGTAACGCTAGTTCCAGAAATTGTCGCCTTGCCATTCCACTCAAAACCGCTGGAGCCCACTACTTCAATGCTCCGTATCTTGATGATGGGATTGCTCAAGGAGAATGTAGTAGAAGTGGAAGAGGTAACCTCTTCTTCCACATTGCTAGTTCTTACGAGCGTTGCCGATCCTGGGTAGATATTGCCGTTTCCTGCTTGAATGTAGAAGTAAGCCGTCTCCCCAGTGATAGGTGCCCCATCTGCATCAGAAGCCGTGAAAGTTACAATCGATTTCTCTTTTGGCTTGAGCGAGGCAGGTTCCGGGGTAAGAGTGAGAGAGCACCCCTCGTAATCCCCACGGCCAACGGTGATAGGCCAGTCATCTGTGCCAGAGGCCCACTCCGCGTTGATGTAGGCAACACCACTATCCCCTTCCTCTGGAAGGAAGTAGAAATTCACGGAGGTCTCCTGCCCCTTCGCATTGGGTATCGGGATCAACCCCGATCTACACTGGTACCCCGTGTCCTCCTTGAAGTACAACTTTCCAGTTGCCACTGAAGTGCCATCATCATTCTTCTCTGTGGTGTCCGCGGCTTCGGCCTTGTCATAGGCTTCGTCGGTGCCCATGTGCTCCCACCACTTGTCATCGGTCTGCTGTCCCACCGACACGGCAACGGTCTGCTGAGGCTCATATTCGACGTAGCATTTAGTGTGGTAGAACCCGTAAAGGTCCCAGCCACTAGGGGCGTCGTGTGATCTCCAGCCATCTTTGATATGAACTCTATTCTCCTCAAACTCGAGGTAGGATGCGGGTACCTGATAAAGCTTTGCTTCGTCCTCGTACACCCCGATCAGACTGGTGATCCAGTACTGAGTCTGGAAATAATTGGTCTTGGACAAGGACACTTCCTCAATAGATTCCCCTTCGATCGTCTCAAGATAGAAAGGGTTGTCGGAGTTGGTGTCCTTAATCCGACAGGTAAGCGTTCCAAACGTCTCACCATCGGAGTCCATTGTCGATGGGCCAGTCAAGTCGATGGTGGGAAACACCTTTTCAACACGTTCATCTCCGGTACCTGTGATTTCGACGTAGTTATACCCATCGGGGTACTCCATCGACTCACTGAGCTGAGTGACCTCGTTGTAGTTATTTACCGTTGCCATTTCACACCACCGTTAGGGTAAAGGTTTTGGACACGGACAGGGGCTGCTGGTCGGTAACCTTGACCGTGAAGGTATACCCCCCGGGTGCGTACGGTATGCCATACACATTCCCGCCTTCGTCTAGTTCCATTCCAGGAGGAAGTGTACCATCCGTCTGCTCGAAGTCGTAAGGGAATACTCCCCCCTCAACATCGATAGGTACGAACTGAACAGTGCCAGTGGTCGAATAGATGAAGTACTTTTCAAACGTGGGTGAGGAGGTTATCTTGAGCTCCGCGATGGATTCGGGAATGGGTATCTCTGGAAGAACGGTATCACCCAAGTACTCGGTCAGCCCACCACCAGTGAAAGTGAACCCAGTGAACAAGTTGGTTGTAGCGGTTACTCCTAACCATCCTGCGTCACGAACGAACTGATTGAAATAGGAGATGGCTAGAAGCCGATCGGACGCCGCGGTCTGGTAAGTTATCTTCACCACGCAGTTCTCCACGGGAAGCGCGTTCTGCACCGTGATCTCGTTGGCTCTCGCGTCCGTGCTTATGGTTATGGTCCCTGGAACCCACGCTTTGTTTTTCCCGTTCAAGCAGGTGATGGACGCAACGCTGGAGATCTTCGGCCCATGGGTCTTTATCTTGGTTTTTGAACTCGATTTGAATCTCCAAGAGATGTTTCCGGAAGATCCAGAAACTCTGGAAATAATGACAGCCTCCTGCTTTGTGGAGTTGGTTGGGGATGCAACCCCCATGATTTTGGTCTGAAGATCGACCTTCTTCCCCGCGGAATCGAATCCGCTGAATGTACAGAGAGCCAAGGTACCCCCGGAGTATAGATATAATTTCTCGTTGATAACGGAAAGCCCGTGGCCCTGCCCATCGAACTTCACGATAGTGGCCCCGTGAATATCGTTATCCGTCAACCCAGCAGGGGGCGTGATCTTATGCCAAGTAGCCCCAGAGTCGGAGGAGAATACCCCCATGTTGCCGTAGGTATTTCCTTGGACTCCGCCTCCTCCACCACTGCCCCATGGGAAGTAATAATCGTTAGCGCCGTAGTATGCAGGATCAGCAGATTGAGATATGGCTGATCCCACGACTACACCAAGGCCAAGATATTCCTTTAGAAATATCTTGGCAGCCTTTATCCCCAACGTAGGGTGTGTAAAGGCGTGTTTCGACGTAGCCCAATGTTCTACTCCTAAAGGTTCTAGAGATACTACGTCTTTAATGACGAGATCGGCGTATCCGGTTTTACCTTCAGGAAGAGTGGCCGTGCATATTGCTTGATAATGAATACCACGAGTACCACCACCGGTAACTACCTCTTCATTATAGATACCACTGACAGAAACATATCCATTCATATTCATAAAGACGATTTCTGTAGCGTACCCAAAGTACGGACGGTTATACTCCGAGTTTGCTGGCCAAATAATGTAGTTTACTCGGTACTGGTAATTAGGCCCAACATTTGCCCCAACGTACCCTGCGGTGTGTACCGACGAAGGCATAGCCGGGCGTCTGCCACGAGCTAACAACTCTGCCTTGACCTCGTTTGAGCTTGATTCAACGAATTCGATCATATCGTCCGTGCTATTAGTTACAGGGGAGTCTGGCATATAGCCGATAGTGCTGCCATCATCTATGAGTCCAAAACTAGCAGACCTCAACGACCATAGCTTCATCCCTGGAGGTATGTTGACCAAACTTCCATCGGAAGTATTGACTCCGAGCGTCGGAGGTTGTACATGGGTTACTCTCTCAAATCCCATAGTCAAGAAGGTACTCTCCGTGACAATCGCCCACATGCCGGTGCCCAAATCCCCCAACGTGTCCGATGGAGTGTGCGATGGAGGTGGGGTCCATTGACTAGGATCGCATACCTCTCCGTCATGCACATTCGGTTCGACCGAATAGCCATAGTTGGTAGGATTTTGGACTTTGGTCCAGTGTAGAGTCACCACGAACTCGAAAGCATACAGTATCGTGTCGTTCCCAATGTATGTCCCGGTCTCCCCGTCGCTGTGAAACAAATGGCCATGGTTTACCGGACGACCGGGAGGAGCCTTGTGTGCCGACGCTGCGTAATCCGCATCGTGATGCCAGTACCACCCCTGGCCTTTAACCATCTCTCCATTATGCCGCTCGCTGCGCTTGGGAACCCCCACGCGTAGATCTAGCTCTGAGAAGCTATTCATTAGAACCACTCTGCCTTTATCACAGTACACCGGAGTGCGTGGGAACTCAATTATAGTAGGGTAGCCCGATGAATTAGGGGAGTTGTACGGGATTCTTCGGGTATTCATTTTCACGCGATAGTGCCCATTAAACCTCCCGTCTACTTCTTGGTACCACTCCTTGGGGGTTACGTACATAGCGTGAACCGTTTCACCCTTGTCCCATGTCTTGTGGAGTTGGTAGAGCGAGTAATTGGTCCAAAAGGATACGACTGGGGTGAGATCGTTGACCCCTCGTCCCGATGCTCCCTTAGTGTAGATGTACGTATTAGCTACGGTACTGCCCCAAGGATCTGAGATGCTTCCTGGAACTTCTTCGACACCCGCGAGTGTGGGAACCCCGACCAAGTTGACCGTGATGCGAGCCAGCGTGGGATTCAGCGAAACCCGATTCCCGGCATCCATGGCCCAAGCGTAGGCAGTCTTCAAACCCTCCGTGGCATCCAAGAAGGTGTAGCTGGACTGGTACGGAGTGACGGGGTTGGTTTTCGCCGGGACAGTTTTCCATCGGGGGTCGTTGGAGTACGGCGCGGGGGTGGCTGACTCCACAATCATGTACTTCGTGACGGGGAGGTACCCTGTACCAACTAAAGTTTTGATCTTGACCTTAAACGAGCTCGACGTCTCAGCCGTGAAGGTAAAGTCCTCGATCCTGGGCAGTGCTTGAGCAGGCGGAGCGTCCAACGCCTTGCCAACCGGAATAGTTCCATCCTCACCGAATACCTCGGTCATGCCCAATGCCCCAGCGCTGATGTTTCCTTTCACGTCCATAGCCCAACCGTAGATCTCGAACCGATAGTGAGCGATGTCCTTAGAATCGCTGGTGGTATGCCAGTGCTCCACGGCCTTCGAAGAATCAAGAGGGAATCTAGTGTAGGTGGAGGGGTACCATCCAGTAGACGTCTTCTCCGGGGTATCGTTGGTGTAGGTGATCATGTACCCAAGCACGCCGGAAGTATCTGTAGCGGTGAAGGTCTGAGGCACGACATCAAACGTGGACGAAGACGCTGGAAGCGTAAAGGTGACCGTTGGCCCTTCGCTATCCGCGGTTTCGACCGGGGGATCGGGGATCGTTACCGGATCGGTAGGGGGAATATCTTCGAGAGAACTGCCGACGTACTTCCCAGCCGCCGTGGGGAACCCGTAGGATTTCTCACCCCAACTCGTTATAGGCATCTGGGGAAAGGCATTATCATATAGGGCCTTTGCTTTGCCAGAAGCGTATCTCAAGAAGTACCCCGAGATCTTCTCGAGAACTTTCTCAGCGCGAATGCACAGCTTCGTGGCAAGCTTGTACTTCTTGGGATTCCCATAGGCGTCGTACGGGTTGTCTGGCCCGTAAACTTCGGTGGAAGAAGTCTTACTAGGTGTTTCGGTTCCCGCCATACTGACCTCCCAAAAATGAAATCGATTGGATTAAGTATAGCGCAGAGCGTCGGATAGCGTGAGCGTATTGGCCACCTTGTGGGTGTTGGGAATGATCGGGTCTGACACAACAGAACCGCTCCCAGTTCCGATGCTGTTCGTGGCAGTGACGATGAAGAAGTACTCAACCCCTTGTGCGAGCCCGGAGATCACCAAGGGGCTCGAAGCTCCAGTTGCCGTAAACGCGGTTCCGATAGCTTTCACGGAGTAGCTGGTTACGACATCCCCACCGTTGTACGTCGGGGCATCGAAAGCCACAGACACCGACGTCTTGGACGGAGTGCAAACCACATTCTTTGGCGGGCCTGGAAACGTGGGTTCCACGAACCCGTGGCTCAACTGGTTCAACACAGCAATATCGAAATGAGCAGTCACTTCCCCAAGCCCGTACTTGTTGAAGGAGACCAAGTAGGCCCCAGTGTACCCAGCTCCATACGTGTCATACCCGGTAAGCTCTTTATCTAGCCCAGTAGCTCGAAGAATATGGCACGTTCCGTACCCAGAGTAGGCGTTATAGTAGTCGTCGTACTCCATCAAGTCTTCAATGGCGAAAGAAGCAAACGCGAAGGCGCGTCCGGGACTATGGAGGTACCCCAGGTCTATCATGAGAGTATAACCAAGCACCGGGGATATATCCGTATCATCGATACCTTGCCCAAAGCACAAGTTCACACAGTTCAAACTACCGGTAGTCCTATTACTGTCAGGCCCAGTCCACGACTCCAGCGCAAAGTATGGATCGTCCCAAACCTTGGACGGAGGCAATGGAGTCCTGCGCTTATAGGTAGTGAAAAACACAGGCTCAGACTCAGGCCCTTCCCCGGTCGCGTTAGTAGCACTAACCGTGATCTTGTACAGCACGCCATCTACTAGTTTGGCGGTGTTGGAAAACTCGTCGACCGAAAACGTATTGACCCCTACGCTTGGGGAGACTTCCCACTTTACAGCCTCATACCCATAGATACAGATCTGCGGGCGAGCGTAGATGGTGTACTTCTTTGGAGTGTCCGAAATGGGAGGGTACCACACCATCCAAAATCCCCCCGATGAGCCATTGGCCGTGACGCCAACATCGTATGGAGCGAGAGGAAGCCCTACCCACGGGGCTGGAGTAGCTGAGGCAGTAGGATCAGACCACACCCCATATCCAGTGCCACCGGCAGGATATGGTACTGGATTGTGCCACAACCACCTACCATCCTGTCCGTAAGTTTCGGTGTGAGCAGATATCTGAAAGGTATAGTCCACCCCGTTAGTGAGAAAGGTCATCCGTAGTGGGGACTTCGTGCTTCTGCACCAGTAGTAGTACTTCCCCGAGCTTTGGGAATACACCTTGCCAACATAGAAATCGATTGGATAATGCCCAGGATTCTCAGGTGGCAGAAACTCTACGAGCGCCGACTTATCATAGGCCGTTACTCGCGTGATGATGGGAGGCCCGGCCAGCAAGGACTTGTCACTCGTGGCGAAGTCACGGATAGTCAGTTCATCGGCGAAGTCTGAGTCCGATACCTGCTTGAACCGGGCCTCGATGTAGTCGGTCATCGAGAGTTGCTCTGACACTTGCACCTTGTACTCGACGTCGACCGTGATGTATTCAGTCGGGGTGGACTCCTCGCTCTCTCCCGCGGAGTTCTCAGCCTTGGCCACGAAGTAGTAGTTCTTACCCACCTGAAGCCCGTCTACCGTGACGGTCTTCTTCTCAGACACGGCTTCCTTGTTCTCCGCGGCCTGCCCACCAACGACGATCGCCTTTACTCTATAGGTAGTACTCATACCAGTGTCACCGTGGCCCTTCCATCTCCAGCAACAACGTCCACGATCTCCGGGGCGTCAGGGACGTATTCAGTTCCAGCGCCCTCGGTTGAATCCGAGTACCGATAGATGACTCGCAATGTACCACTCTTGGTGCAGGTGAGAACCCCGCCTACCACCGCGGCGAGCTGGGACACGATGTCTACCGGCTCTGTGGTCTCTACGTCGAGGTTGGAGCCCAACACCTTGAAGTCCGCGACCTCCCAACTCAACGTCACACTCTTGGCGTCACAGAGCTCTTGGGCGATGGCCTTGGCAGTCGTATCCGTAGTCCACTCCTTAGTGATGGGCTTGGCATACGGCAGGGACAACCTAGCTGGACGGTTCCTTCCCCACGAGGAGAGGGAAACTTTATCGTAGGTCACGGTGTAGTCCCGCTTCTCCAGGAAGAACTTGCCCTGGAGTTTCCACGACGTGGCCCCTTTGATGCGGGTGTACACCGCGAATCTCTCGATCTCGAAGTTGCGAGAGATGTCTGAACAATCCACCGAATCGTAGAGCGAGGTGCCATCTCTCCACTCGTCGTATCCTACCCAATCGATATCGACCTCCGCGCAGAAGCTGTCCAGGCTGTACGTGATGGTGCAGCTTGCCACCTTCTGGGTACAGTCGTACCCATCGAGGGTCATCTGGTACTCCATGTCGATGACCGTAGTGTCTAGGCTCTCTTCCAAGTTGAACTGAAGCGTCTTGGCAGTAAACAGCCTCGTGTACTCCACGAGACTATAACGAGCGTCGAAGGACAGGAAGGCTGTCTCCCGAAGCGTGTTCTCCAGCCTCAACGCGGTTCCGTACCTATTCGTAAACATGAATATGGACCGCATCAAGCTGAAGTTGATGGCCGTGCCCGTTGCGGCGTACACTCTAATGGGCTCCAGTTCCAGGAACAGGTTCTGGCTGATGTACACGGTGTCCTTGATCGTGTTCTGAATGTTAAAAGAGTTGTTCAGATCGTTGACCCGAATAATGTTGTTCCTGAGCTCTGGGTCCAAGAACACGGCCAGATAGTATTTGCTAAGCCCAGAGAACTCGCACTCGTCCGGATTCCGAGCAGTTAGCCTATCACCAACTGCCAAGGCCTCCATGAAGCTCTTGTTGGCGACACTGTAATCCCAAGACACTGCGTCCGAAAGGATCAACGGCTCGGACATCGTGGAGTACTTATCCAATTGCGGCGTTGCGTACGATCCCATGCTCATGGGCTCGATAAACGACCTACCAAACGTCTTGGAAGCGACGACATCATCAGACATCGACAACGAATTCCCAAACTTTGGATTGGATATGTGCTTCCTTGTCAGAGAGTCCGAGAAGTTGGAGAACAGCTCGAGGAATGGGAACTCCCGGGAGATGATCGGTGCAGGGGAGTTTACCTCCATTGCGTTGGTGCTCTTGCGCCCTAGCACAAGAGCCCGGTCTAGTTGATCGTTGACCGAAACCGACTCGGCTACCTTGCGGGAGAGCACCACCGAAGCAGACACGGTGTCGGATACCGTCAGGGTCTCGGAGGACGACCTACCGAAAACTACCGACCGATCGGTAAGCTCTCCGATCCCAAGGTGCATCACGAAGTCTTCAAGGTGGGAGGTGATCGGATCGTAGTAGTCCGATACCGTCAGGCTCTCCGTGATGTACTCAATGCGTGCGAACAAGTAGTCGATGGCATCGGTGATGGACACCGACTCCGCGACAGCCTTGCTGCCCAAACGATCCCGCAGCAGCAGATCCGTAACCGAAATCGAACTTGCCAGCGTACGGTCGAGCGTGAAGGAACGGGCAACCGCGTCTGCTACGGACAGAGAGGAGCTGGCACGTCCGGTGATGTTTACGGACGGATCTTGAGCAGACGAAATTGAAATCGATTCGACAATTCCATAGTCCCGCGTGATCTGTCTGCGGAGCTCATCAGTGACGGCCAGGGTCTCAGCTACCGTGCGCGAATACTCCTGGCCCACGAAGTCGGAGATCGTCAGGGACTCACTGATCGGACTGGCCGTGATGGTGTTCGCGGAAACCATCGTGTCCAGCAGCGTAAGAGCTTCGGCAACGATCGTCTCCCGGTGCCGGTGTAGTACATCGGAGATCTCGAGGGTGTAGTGGAATGGGGGGTGTGCCACGTTCCACGAAAGCTCTACCTTGCTATCGGATATAGTGATGGGGTTCGCGTGTTTGTGTGTATAGTTACGACCAACCCTCACGGTATCGGAAACGGATAACGTGTTGTCCGTAGGGAGGGCTCTGGTTCTCACGCTTGGGCGCTTGACGGTGGAGTTAAGCGTCAGGGATTCGGAGAATCCCTCGCCAAGGATTATGAAATATTGAACCTCGTCTCTCCAGTCATACGACTGGATGTGGTTGTACTGGTGGACCCTCTGTTTTTGAAGGGTTGTGTCGGTTTCCCATGAAGGGGTTGGAACACCACTCACTCCACCCGTCCACCACCCATATTTTTTGCTGCGGGAAGACGGGGGAGCTTGCCCCCCAAACTGCTGGAATTTGAGAATGATCCACGCGATACCTGTGCCACCATGGGGATCATTTTGAACAAGGTAGCCACCACAATCGCCATGACCACCATAACCGCATCCGTCATGAACCCGTTCGTAGGACGTGCCAGTAGCCGGGAACCCATCTTGATTGTAGGTCCAGAGAGAGCCACCATTTCCGCTCTCGGCCCAAGCGAGACCTTCACTCTCGTAGTAGGGTCCGTTGCCAATGCCAGGGTCAATCCCAGCAAGCAATATCCCCGACATCGCGATCGCCCCGCCGTGCGTCCCATCACGTCCTGGATTTGCTAGTCCAGAACCAGAACCACCGTACCCGGGATCGAAGGTACCTCCTTCAACGAAGATGCCTGTTCCACCGGTGTACGGGGGATCGTTCGGGGACGCGATTCTGCCCAGCCCGGCCATATAGCCTACGGCCAATCCTCCAGGGTTATTCTGTCCGACACCGCCGCCACCGCCGCCTTGACCCCCGTTATTGCCTGGGATGGAGTCAGTACCAGCACCACCTCCTAGAGCATGAACTCCAATGACAATGGTGTCTTCACCGTTCCATCCGTAATTGAGGAACGCCCCCTGACCACTACCACGGCCACCACCCCCAACGGTGACCTCGTAGTACGTGTTCATCCTCACCAGCTTAGTGGTCTCACGGACATCACCACCACCGCCACCACCGCCAGCCGTTCCACCACCACCGCCCCCACCGCCGATCCCAAGTAGCGTGACGGTGACATAACCACATTTTCCAGCGCTGGGGGAGGCCGAAGGCTTCGAGGATTCCTCCCCGGCGTCTCCGTACATGGACATGGTTTCGGAGATCTTAGCGTTCCGAGTAGTACGATACCGAACCAAAGTGTCAGTGACAGTAAGGTCTTCCATGCAACTGGACCGGTTATGCACACGAGTCCAGTTGTCGTGAATATCCAATGGGTTGTGGAAGTGCCTATCCCAAGCCTTGTGGCAGGTTTCGGTCAACGTCATGGGGTTCATCAGCTTCTTGTTGAACTGACGAGTCCCCTTGGTAACGTCGCTGATCGTGATGGAGTTCGCGTGTACCGGAGGTGACAGAACAAACCCGCGCTTCTGAATATCGCTCAGCACCAGTGCTGGGTTGTGGATGAAGTGCTTGACGTTGATCCCGCGGCGAACTACATCCGCAGCCGTCAGGGTACTCGGAAATTTGCGGGTGATGTTTACATACTGAAGCTTGAGCCGATCTTCGAACACAAGCCGGGTCTGCTCCCGCAGCAGGGGCATATTGAGTAGGACCTTAGAGGTCTGGAATGCCTCCTGCTGGCCAAGCATCCAGTCTGCGTACTTCTTGATGTCGGTCTCTTTCCACGGTTGCTTGTAAACGAAGATGTCGGAAATGCCACCGTTAATGCGGCCGCCAGTTGTCCCGTTTCTGTACCGACGAATGCCCCAATACGTCGCTGCCCCGGAGTTGTACGGTCCCATGGAACCAGAACCGACTAGCCTGCCGTTGACGAATATCTTTCGATTATTAGTGATCGGGCCAACGGTCAGACAAAGATGATGCCACTTGTTGGGGGTTACCACTCCTGGGATACTGACAATGTCGGTGTATCCCTGAGCGAAAACGGTAACGGACCCAGTGACAGGGTCGAAATACATTCCTTGAGCGTAGTTGGTGGTGGCGGAAGTATTCTCACACCAGAGATACCCAATAGTGGTCTGGGTATTGTCGTAGAACACCATCGCAGAAATCGTGAAGGAACTCATAGCCCCCAAGTTAGAAGGGGGAGATTCGAGCAGAGCGTACCCGTAGAATGTAGTAATGGGCTGTGGGGTCCGACCCATACTGGGGTACAAGTCAGTTACTCTCGATGGGGGATACCCAAAGGGATAGCTGAGGTTGGCGGCTGTGATCTTATCTATGCACCCATCGCGTCCGGTCGGGATGTACACATGGCATTGAGCCGGGTCCAGGGCCAACAGCTCTCGAGGATCTCCCTTTCTGCCGTTGAAAGGGGTGACGGCCTCAAGAGTGCTGGTGCGGAAGAGCCTGGGTCTGTTACTTCTAACCGGTGCCGGAATGAACGTCGGCTTGTACCTGGACTGCGTGAACGTGGACCACTCGTAGTAGTTCCGAATCTCCTCCTGAGACAGAGGAGTTTTGAAGAGCCCGAAGTCCTCTACTTCTCCCAAGAACGGATTTGACGTAGCTCCGTTCCCGCGGAACACGCCGACTGAGGACTGGTTAAGCGTGAGGGTTCCAACGGTTGTCTCGTCGGAGAGAACGCGGATTCCATTGACGTAGACATGACGGAGAGCCTTGCTCTCCTGGACAACGACAGCTTGGTTCCACGTATCAAGTGGGAACGTGCCAGTACCGCACGACATCGTGACCGCGGTGCTCGCGTCGTCCCGCAGTTTGAAGATCAACTGGCTGTTGGTCTTGTCAATCTCCAGTGAAAGGTACGGAGTACCGCTGTCGGACTTGCCTTCGCTGTACAGGCAAAGCGTGGCTTCCGAAGACGAACTGTCGGCCTTTGCAAATAGGCTGATGGAGAAGGCATCCAGATTGCCGATCTGGACTGAGTCTACCGAGATGAAGTCAGCGGCAGTTCCCCCAAAGCGAAACGAATTACCGCTCATCTGCCCTTGCCTTTGTCCACCGCCCCGGAAATGGTTCCACTATTCCCCGCACCGCTTATGTCGAGCGGGGTTGTGCCTATAGGTTCGATACACGCGGCCATGCCTCGAGGACCGAAGAACTCCTTCAAGCTCCCCCGATCGACGGCGGGCCGGGTGCTGCCAAGGTTACGGAAGATCCCGCGGGGGCGGTAGGTTTTCCATGGGATCGTCAGCACCAACCTGTCGGTCACGATCTCCGTGGCCGATCTGTAGAACCCAATGATCTCCGCGATGGAGAAGGCTCTTGGGAATCGTGCGATGTCCTGGAGTGCTCCCTTGAAGGGCAGGGTGACGTCCCCGACCCCATCCCGGAAGGCCCCAATAGCGGATTGGTCACAGGTGAAGGTGCCGATGGTAGTGCTGTCCATATCGGAAAGCACTCCGTCGATGAAGATCGCCCTGCACGACTTCGAGTACTGGATACACACGAAGTGGAACCAGACGTTTGGCTTCGCCGTTGCGGTTGAAGTCAGGGTGAACGTGGACATGACATCATCACGGAAGTTCCAACGCAGGGCTCCCGTGGCCGTCGAAATTGAAATCGATTGGAAAGGTGCCGTGTTCCCGTTGCGGGTCTCTGAGAGAATGGTTTGGTATGTTTCCCCGCTGGTGTCGTCGTACTTCGCCCAACCCATGACGGTTCGTTCTTCCGAGTTCGGCAGATTGGATGCGTCTGGGAACGTGAGATAGTCAGCGGAGGTCCCACCAAATAGACACGCGGGACGATTCACTCCAGCAACGGGCGTCTGGCCAACCGTACCGACCACGGTGCCGTGGACCCCGTTTCCAGACTCATCCTTCGCGAAGACGTTTCCGTAATAGTCAGACCCCACGCCATTCAAGCGGTGCAAGGTCAACGGACGGTTCTTGAAGTAGAACCCAACATCCTCTCTTGGGTAGAGCTTATGTGTCGCAGACTTCCTAGCCCTTATCATGATGGGCTTGTACCACGGGGAGTTCCTGTGGTAGTTGTCCGCGTAGAAGTTGCAGAACAACCGCGGGGGATCTGCCTTCGGAATGCACGCCCATCTGTAGTAATCGAGTACCTCTTGAGCGAGCATACCTCTACGAAGCATCACAGCTTGCTGCATACTGCCCTTGAACGGATTTGCCCATCCACCGCTATAGGAGAGGTAGACTCCAAATAAACAGTAGTTGTAGCTCGAATACGCGTCGGCGGTGCTATCGGTATGGTCCACCAACTTCCCGTCGAGATAAAGATCAATCCAATTGGTGTTCCGGCGGGTGAAGACAACGTGGTGCCATCTGCCGAACTGAACGGAGCCAATCTGGGAGTACAGGTTGAAAGACAGATAGTTCACCCCGTTCGAGGCATACGCCCGAAGCCTCATGTTTGGAAGGTCTACATAGAGCCCCCCAGCCGAGTGCGATGGATTATAGAACAACTCTTCGTAGATGAATGCTGGCCCAGCTACGGTGGCGTCCAGATTGAACCATATAGAAAAGGTGAAGTCAGACACGGCATGGTTAGCGAAAAGGCTAGTCGCTTGGACAATTGCCCGGGATATATAGTCGGCGGTTGTCCCACCAAACTTGAGCCCTCCGCCGAACTTTCCAGTGCCCTGAACCACGTTTCCAAACTTAGTCGCTACTTCACCCCCACCAGAGGTATACGTTGGCCCACCACCAAGATTATGAACGGTGGACCCAGCCAACGTCTGCATTGGGAGATAGGCCGCTAACCGCGACTGGCCTAGGAACGCCCGGTGGTCACTTCTATCCAACTGCAATGGACTAGTGCTACTCCTTCGGAACTGGGTGACCGGACGATTCTTGTACGTGTAGAGCAGGTCGACCGGGGTTGTCGCCTCAGTGAGTTTTCGACCACCAGATCCAAGAGGATCAATGCGATCGGACACCGTCATGAAGTTCAAGAACCCGCCGCCAAGCAGCCCACTGGCAGGTCCGATGTGGCTCTTCCAGGGCAGTGGCTCAGTGGACCACCTGTAGTACTCCCAGATTTCTTCCTGGGAGAAGGCCCGCTTGTAGACCCCGAACTCCTCGATCCGCCCCGTGAACTGATTTATCCCGGAGGTGTGCCATGCGAGGCCCATGTTCGAATAAGTGTTAGCTGTGGACAAAGTGGCAATCGTAATCAGGTTCGTGGCCTGATGAACGCCATCAATGTACAAATGCCGCTCCGACTTGGACACCTGAACCAGAGCCACATGATGCCACTGATCCATCTGGAGAGTTCCAGCGGGCGTCTCCACCGTCGCCTGAGTGGAAGACGAGTCAGTCATGTTTACTGCCAGTGCCCGGTTCGTCTGGTTCACATAGAACTTGAGGTAGTTGGCAGTGGTACTACTCGTACCTTCCGAATAGATCATAGGAGCTGCCTGTGCCGTGATCTCAGGGTAGATCCAGGCAGAGATAGTAAAGGCCACCTCGTTGGACATCTTGTAGGTGTTGAAGTAGATGTAGTTGTTCGAGGCCATGAATCGGTAGGCTGGACCTCCCCATCTACCTCGACTAGAGCCGAGAGTCCCGGAGACTACAGTGCCAGTGGCATTCCCACTAAGGTCGCGGACAGACTGGTTGAGAGGAAGCAGCAACGAGCACGTAGCTGTTCCAAAGAACTCCTTTAAGCTGCCCCGCCTTGCGGCGGGGCGCTTGAACTTGCGAACGTCCACGGGTTAGAGCCCCGTGTAGTACACGCCTTGATACGACGCTGCTCCAACGTCGAGCACTGCCCCGGTGTTGTTCTTGACCATCAGCTTCCAACGGGCCGGAGGAATGAACCGGGCATGGTAGACCGGATTGTCCACCGACATGTCGATAGCTGGAAGGATGAGGTACGGGGTGGTCCAGACGCTGTAGTCCGTGCCGCCATCGATAGAGGCGACGATACGGGCGTCACACCACGCCGTGGCCGCGGCCGTACCCCCGACCTTGATCTCGATAACGACCTCGTCGTAGAGGTTGGTCGTGTTGTCGATTGCGTCACTGGTGGCCGTACCCGCGTTTGCGAGGGTTGCCAGACCTGTGATCGTAATCGTTTGTTCGGTTCCGAATGCCTGCCTAAAATCCGCCATAGTCGTTTACCCCCCTTCTACCTCACTGCGGCTTAGGTGAACGACAGTTCGATCTCGACGTTCACAACGTCATCGATCTCAACCGCGATCGGTGCGCTGAAGGCCGAGTAGCTCATCAGGTAGTCCCCAGAGGCGTGGTTGCTCTTGGTGTTGTTGCTCATGAGGCACGCGCCGTAGAGCGTACCAGAGGCCGTGTTGAACGTGAACGCGGCCTTGCTGGCGATGTTCGTGATCTTGGCCAGCGACCCATCGAGCACCCCGGACCACGTGACGCGGTTCGCGTTGGTGTAGTTCGTGTACTCCGTGTTGATCGTGTCGAAGAAGGTATCGTAGACCTGCGTGGCCGAAGGAGCCACCGGGACGCCACCGTTCTTCGCGCCGTTGTCGTTGTTGACCAGACCGACGTACCACGCAGTCTTCGCCGTACCACTGGCCAGACCGGTGCTCAGCAGGTACCGCTTGCCTTCGGTCGTGACGAGGTTCTTGCTCTCGTGCTCCCCGATCAGCTCGCCCTTGCGGTAGTGCTTCAGCCGGTACACGCCCTTGATCTCGATGTCCCCAGACAGGATACGCTGGCGGATCATCCCGATGGTCATCTTGTCCTGCACCTTTACTTGGCTCATGTGCTTCTCCTTCTTGGGTTCGAGTTGCTTCCGTTTGTTGGTATTCTATCAAGAGGATGCCGGTTTTGGTAACCTATATTCGCCCTCCTCTATTTGAACACCCTGAGTATTCTGTGCGTAACCGTGCCTACCGGAACGGTCTGGTAATTGGACGGGGGAGTCCATCTCACCCAGGCGTAGGCGGTGTCCCCTGGCTCGATCCTGCCCAAGTCCAGATCGATCTGGTTGTACCCGTAGTCCAACAGCCGAGCTTCAGCTTCAGTCTGACCCGCGGTGGCATAGGTCATTTTGGGAGTTCCGGCAGACGACGTAAACCGCACCGTGACGTACCCCGCTTCGGCCATGTCGTTACGGAATCCGATCTTCTGGTAAACGTGGTTGAAAGTGCTGTTACGAGACGGCAGCACAAGTTCGGTTCCGTCTTCCGTAAGGTCGGAGCCATTGATGCTGATCGTGATTCCCAAAAGCAGGTTCTCTCGCAGTTCCTGCTTGGCGGAAAACATCGGGAAGAGGGTCTCCCACTTGTTCCAAACGGTGGAAGTCTCGCTGTAGTAGTAGACGTTGGACCCAGCCCCGTAGATGAACGCAAACCCGGAGGCGAATCTATTGTGAGGAAACAGGGACAGCCCATCCGGCCCTTGATAGTGAGGAGTGAGCAGACCAGTTATTGAACTGCTTGCCGACACGGGGTAATAAGACGATGCCCAAGAAGGGCTCCCAGCCGCGATGGCGTTTGAGGACACCCGAAGTATGACACGATCATAGTGCTCGTCTGCCGGGGAACTAGCGTTGGTTTCCAAATAGGCCATACCGCCGAAGTTGTTACCACTGACTCCAGGGGCGGGGTAGATAGGTGTTCCCCACGTTCCGGTGTCTACGTCTCCCCTAACTAGGGTTGGGGTGGTTATGTATGTGCCACGTTGGTACGTTAGCTCCAAATTCATACCACCGGTCGGCGCACGTCGGAGATAGAGCTGGGGATTGATCGTGTTGGAGGAGGAGTTGTAGAACTCCCCGAGGCTTGTCCAAGTGCCGTTGGTATTGCGTCGTACGACCTGGACGCGGTACCTCAGATCGTTGCTGCAATACGCTATCACAGGCTCATAGGTGGTTGGGTGGAACGTGAGAGAGAATGCCCCCGCGTACTCCGAGCTAAACTGCATGGCTGGAGTTCCAGCCACGGAAATCACATCGATTTCACTTCCCCACCCAGAGGAACTGTTCCACACCAACATGTAGATCTTCTTGTCAGTGTTAAGCTCTGCCCACAAAAGCACTATCTCGTCGGTGCCACCAGCCCCAGCCCGCCAATATGACTTTAACCAAGTGTACCCAGAAGAAACGGAGCGATCACCAGAAGGAGCTAAACTGGTACTCCACGTGCCATTAGAGGCCCGAGTGTACAGGTATATCCTGTTCTTGTATGAAGAAGTGAGGGTGGACCCCAACACGAACAGCTTGGTACCAGCAGGATTCATGTGGCATTGGTGCCCACCTCCAATGGGATAATCCGAGCCCGTGAGCTGTAGAGTTTCGAAAGCCCACGTGGCTCCGTAATCGTCGCTGTACGCGGCCATATGGGCGTATGGGGCAGACGACTTGCCGTACGAAAAGTACAGCCGGTTCCTGCTGGTGAGCACGAGCCCAGGCATAACATGTTTAGCGTTCCCACTGAACATGCTCTGGCCGCCAACGTAGGCGTTGGCTACTACCAGTACGCTTGTTCCCACTTAGACGGTGTCTCCGCTCACTCCGATGTCTACGGAGTTGGCCAAGTGAGGAGTACACGCCGCTGGCACAGTCTCCTTGATCCAGATCGACTTTGACGCACTGACCGTGTTGAACGTCACGGTATCCCCAGCCTGGAAGGTTCCACCCCAAGCCCCGGTGGCGATCTGGAAGTGATAGCTCGAGCCATTGGCTGGGCTGGCGGCCCCGTTTACATTATAGGAACCTGCCACGTTCCCAATGTAGGCCCCAGTGATCGAGAAGGCTGTGGAGCTAGAGAAGAGCAGAGTCCACGACTCGTCCCGAGTACCAACCGGGAAGAGCTTCAAGTTGTTGGCCGGGGTGAACGTCCCACTGGCGCTGGTCTTGACCACCGTGTTGTAGGCGCATCCAACATCACCAAGCGAAACGCACATGCAGACGTTGGTTTTGACGATCTCGAATACAGAAGTAGCATCCGGGGTGGTGGTCCACGCGTACTCGACAGTGATCGTGCTAGTAGTGTTGGCCGTGATACGCCGCCACTGGCCAGACCCAGTCCCACTCTTGATATGAACTCGACGGCCGACATTGGCATCCGAAGTCATGCCTGCAAGAGGACTTCCAATGGTGGTAGAGGTTACGTACGCAGGGTCTGCGTAGGTGTCTGAAGCAAGAGCGTTCTTGGAGTAAGCATACTGAACAGGCGTGCCAGAAAACCCGATTGTAGCTACGGCTCCGGCCCAAGAAACGCTGTCGATCGTGAGGAACTCACGGTTTCCAGTCCCGTTGAGATAATCAGAAATCAGCAGCACCCCACCTACCTGGAAATACTCCCCGGTAGAGCCATTGCCTTCAACGCGAACTTGAAGGGACGTTGCGTTGGCCGCAATGTCGGAGTCGAGATATCCGGTCCCTGACCAGCCTGAATTGACTACTCCACTCTGAACGTCCGTGGGTGTGCCAGCCTTGATAAGGAAGGCATCCCCCGCGGCCGAGAAGTTCTCCATGAACGCCTTCCCTGATAGTAGGGTCAGGCTGGCATCAGCATACTTCCAAGGGAGGGTTCCAGTGCCAGCTTCGTTCTTGATGAAGACTTTCCGATACCGTGTTAGGCCAGCCACCCGCTCGAGACCCGTCACGTCGGGAAACAGGGAAGCCGTGACGGTTGTATCGGTCAAACGACCTCCGTTTTGAGCTGCCACATCGCTGTTTACAGCAGACTTTTTAAGGCTGAGGTCGCTTGTCGCTACTGGCATTTTCCTGCCTCCCGTTAAAGCGCTACGCGCATTTTGATGGTGCCATAGTACCAGAAATCATTATCTGGGGCACTAGCAGGGGTCACCTGTTGGAACGAAAGAACCGGTGGTTCCTCATTCCTGAACTGCCCGTTTACAGTAGTTCCGTCTGGCATTTCTATAACGACCGTGGCCGCTGGATTGGTATTGAACAGAGCGAACAAAGCCTTCACGGTCTCACGGCGCTGCCACCCAGTGGTAGAAGTTCCCTCCAGCGTAAGAGGTCCTCCACTGTAGGTGCGATAGTTTTGGACCACGAGATTTCCGTAGATGGTCCGATCCGCCGTGCCAGCGGCGTAGGTGTTCTGGTACTCGTCGGACCACAACATGTCTCGGTCCAGGGTTACATCCCCGATCTTCATCGCACCGTCCTCCCCTCACGCCGATTCACTTCGTTAATGGCGTCCACAAGCTTTTTCTTGTTGATCTCAGTAGTACGCACCTCGACTACTCTCTCCCCGATCATCAGGTTCAAGTTCACCGTGTCACCAGTCCCACTGGTAGAATCGGAAGCGATCACTGGGCCGCCCGTTGCCATTGCTACCTTGGGGGCCACACTCACCGCCGCGTTGGCCATCCGATCCAATGGCATCACGGAGGGGGGTACAGCCATCTGGTTCAGGGCAGAAATGAAATCGATCCCGTATCGCTTGACGGCTTCCTTGCGGATCACGAACTCCCCGGACTCCGCAATGATATCGATCCGGTCCCCACCGCCATACCCAGGAAGATGCCCACCTGTGGAGAACCCCAGCCCACCTCCTGTAGGAAGTAGGTTAACCGGGTTCTTGAACCTTCTCTTATGACTAGACGAGGAAGAAGCTTTGAACTTGGACGATTGTGGTTGCGAAGGAGCCGATGCCCCACTGGCAAAACGCCCTTTAACCTGACCGCCTTTGGCAAACCCAAGACCTCCGTTAGAAGGCAAGAGTGTGATTGGGTTCTTGAACTTTTTCTTGTGCTTGGACGAAGACGTCGCCTTGAGCTTAGACGAATCAGTTTTAACAGAAGCCGAAGCTCCGTTGGCAAAGCGTCCTTTAACTAGACCCCCTTTAGCAAATCCGGTGGCGGTGTTGCCCTCCCGCAGCGCGTCCTTCATCTTTTGAACAGCGGAATCAAGGTCTTTTTCCGAGATTGTGGTCATGGCATCATAGAAATCTGAGTAGATCTCCTCACCCTTGGGGGACTCGAGCAGTTTCTCCGAAAGAGCCTTGCCCTCCTCTACGGCCTGCAAGGTCTCTTCCACCGAGTTCTTATAAGCTTCGCTCGTCCTGTCCGCGCCCGGCCTGTCAACCACTTCGTCGAGTGAATCCCTAAAGGACCCGTCGAGGAATTTAGTAGCCTCTCTGACGACTGACGGTGGAAGCGGGGTAGGAGTTTTCTTTGAATCGACCTTCGACGCATCGCCAGCCGCTTCTGCTCCGGGGGGTTTTGGCAAAGCATCCGGAGTTCTGGACGAAGTGAGGCCCACGGACTCCGCCAAGCTATCCAGTTCAGCCTGGGTAATCGTGTCTTGGTACTTAGCAGCCTCGGTCCCCGGCACTGGTGCTTCATTGACATTGGATTTCTTGCTAGTAGGCTGCTCGTTGATGTAGGAACTGTCCTTGCCAAATTCCTCATATAGATCAGAGAAAGACGCGTCCGCCGCTTTCTCTGTGGATACCTTAGGGGGCTCCGGAGGCTGAGCCACTTTGACCATTCCTTTGGTAGCAGCGACCTCACGCATCTTGGCTACTGTGGCCTCAGGAGCTGCCTTATCAAAATAATCCGTCGATGCGATCTCGTGGTTGCTATCAATAATCACGAGACGACCATCCGGGAGCTTTCTGACATTATCCAGGTGAAGATCCGTAATCATCTGCACCTGCTTGCCATCGTTCACATAGCGATAGTAGGTCTGTGGGTCCCCCTCAGCCTGAGTGTACCCGCGGTCGGTCATAGTGCGGACAACTTCCTCTACTGTAGGAGCCACGGTTCCAGCGTCGTTTTGTACCCAGGTCGCTTGCTTGCGTCCGAACTGGTCGATCCAATGCCCGGCATCTTCCATAGATGCCAGATCCCCAGGGTTCACGGCTTGATCGTCATAGATCTTCCGTGCTCTCCGATACTGGAAATCCGCCTCTGTCTCATTAGGCCTAGGCTTACTGATCTTCAGGATCTTTGGGCTATCCCCCCGCTGTTCGGCACCAAACGCGTTTATCTCCACACCGCTGCCCAACTGCTTGAGGCCAGCAAGATCAGGACCCTCGAAGGTCAAAAGGCCAGTCTTTGGATCTACCACTTGGTTGAGACGGAACCGGCGGTTGGGGTCCGGATGAGCAAGGTCGTAGGCTGCTCGGAACCGAGTCCACTCTGGTTCCGTAATTTCGAGATACTCCTGGGTCGCGGGCGGAACGGCAGCAGCCACGTCCTTCGGTTTTGAAATCGATTTCATTTTCTCAAACTTCGCCTGGGCGGCTCGCTGTGCAGCCGGAAAGAGCGGGTCCGGTACCCAGTCCCCATTCTTACCACGAATGTACGCATTGACGATCTTCAGACCGCTGTCAGGCCCGGCGTCACGGAAGGCATAGTTCTTGGTACCCACCTGCTCAGTCTGGAAGTTGCCGACATCGTCGAGCACAAGGGACTTCTGACGACTGGTAGAATCGGCCGCGGTGTTCCCGCGGGCTCCAATATCTATCATGGCAGCGTTCTCAGCGGCCCTGCGTTTAGCCGTAGTGGCATCATCCACTACCGTGTCAGGTCCGCTGCGGAGGCTCCTCTTGCCAAACCCTGCGCCCCCAGTGGCCATCAACTCAATGCTTCCATGACCATTGGCTACAGCGACTCTCCGGACCAAATCCATGTATGTAGCCCCAGGCATGTCAAGTACGGACAATACCATTGGGCTATGGGAGAACTGAGTTCGTAGCTTTGCCACATTCAACTGCTGTGGCGTCAGAGCGGAGATAGGCGACATCAGATCTGGAAGAACCGTAGTCCCAGGAGCTGCTTCTACCTCATACAGGGAAGCGTCTCGATAGGGCCTGCCCTTCGGGTCAAGTGTGCCCTTCTTACCCTCGATCAATTTGGCGTAGTGCATCGCGGCCTTAACGCGATCGGCAAAGTAGGTGCCCTGCCCTTGCGGGCTCCAGAAACCACCCTGATCCCCAACCTCAGCCACGCCCCAACGCTTCATGGCCTGCTCAGTAGCCTCGAAGGCACCTCTACCACGCGATCCCCCGTGCCATAGGATCTCCCCAGAGGTATCGATTGCCAGCTCTTCGAGCACCCTCTCCATGGTGGCTACCCGCTCACGGAGCACCTGACCTTCTTTTCCAGTTCTAGCATCCTCGCTCAAGGCCTTGTACTTGGCCTTCAGTCGCTTCATCTGGTTGTACGCATCTACTGTCTTCTGCCCGCGAGTAACAAACGCGGACACAGAAGACGCGTCACCAACGGTCTCGTTCACGTTTGAGGAGAGATCTTGTCCTTGACCCTTGCCCTTGCCCTTGCCCTTGTTCTTGCCAGTAGGCTTAGCAGCCCGTGGACCATGCAGCCCCAAGGCCTCCATGATTGAGAAGGACACCGCCTCCTCGGCCGCTCCTTCGAGTCCACCATTCCAGCCACCCTTGATCGATCCCACCCCGATGGCCGTTGCTCCTCCAACCAGCTTTTGCTTGAAGTCGCTGGCCCCGAGCTTCTTCGCGAGGCCGACCGTGGGGATCTTTGCCCCATGGAGAATGGCACCGAACAACGCCGCTTCCGGGTCTCCCGGGTTGCCAGCAAACCACGTCGCGTACTGCTGTGCATACGGAGCTATGGCACTGGTGAGCTTCCCAGCCGCCGTACCGGCTCGGGCCTTTGCTACTTGGGCAAAGGCCTGCCCAACCGCTTTACCTGCGGGGGCACCAACCGCAAGGGCCGGGAGCATGGCCATGAGCCCTTGTCCAAACCCTTCACCCTCTTTGGCCGCAAACGCTTCGCTGCCCATGTTGGCCAGCTTGGCGACGTTGCTGATGGCCGCGTACTTGGTGTCTCCGCCAAAGGCATCAACGATATACTTCTCGACCTTGGCCAGAGGATTCGCGATGGCTCCTACACCAGTGGACAGACCACCAGCGATCGTGCGAGCGATGATTCCATCAGAACCCCCAACCCCTCCGCGGCTCGCAAGCTCTTCCAGATTTTCTTTACGGAGATTCTCATCGGTCCAACTTGCTCCGTATGCAGCCATAGTCTGCACTTCACCCCAGAGATTCTTGAGCTTGCTGGTAAGAGAGCTAGGGGGTTTCTGAACGCTGCCCCCATCCGCAAACATCTGAACCAACCCACCCTCAGAGAACATCTTGTTGGGGTTGTAGTAGTTGCGGTAGCCAGAGTACTTCCAATAGTGGCCGGGTGCCTTGCTCTTGACCTTGTTCTTATCCTCAATCTTCCCAGAGGTTTTCTCCGTGGAGTCCTCCTCGGAAGAATCGGTGTCTTCTGTCTCGTCTGTTTTTCCAATCGATTTCTTTTTCTTCTTGGTGACTTCTCCGCCAGTGGCGAACTTGGACACCCGGCCCTCGTTAAGGGCAGCGATGTTGTGAGTCCCATACTTTTTGACGGACTCCTTGCGAAGTACAAATTCTCCCGGCTCGAGCAGCGCGGGCACGGTGTCACCACCTCCATACCCAGAGATGTGTCCACCGAAGGCTTTTTTCTCCGTCTCTACGGCGGGTCCAGTGCTCGTCCCCCCTTCCGTATAGGAGGAAGAAGGAATGTAGGTCTTATAGGATTGCTGTACCTTGCTGGCAGTTTCTACAAGCTGGTCCCCAGTGCTCTTGATAGCTGCGTTATACGCTTCCGAATCAGTCTTGATCTTTTCGATCTGACCAGCCCGCTCGAGAGCCGCGCCTGCAAGAACGTCCTTGAGCTGGGTAGTTGCCTGTGTGATGTCTGCGGTAATGAACATGGAGAGAGGGTCACCGCTAAGATCATCATACCCAGTATCGATACTGAGCTTAGTCATACTCATGAACTTTTCCGCGAACTGGGAAGGAACGCCACTGCTTTCCAGTTCACCGAGTAGAGCCAGGGTAGCCGCCTCTACAAATCTGCTTTGATCCACTTGATCAAGTTTGGAAAATACTGAGTCGGCCTCCTGCATCACCGATAGGAGTTTGGTCTCCAATGCAGGACCCAGCTTCTCCTTGTAAGGCGCAGTTCCCGGGGAGGCATAAGCGCCCATTCCGGTAGTGAAGAACGAAGAGTAGTATGCCGCGAGCGCTCTCCTTGATCTACGCTTCTGCTGTTCAGCGTCGGGAGTAAGGAAATCGATGAACTCCCCGGGTAAGGACAACAGCTTCTTGGCAGACTTGATTGCCCGCTTCGCAAAGCGCTGCTCTTCGGCCAACGCGTCTGCCTTAGTCGCTTCAGCAGCGTGCCCTGCCATGGTGGCAGCCTTCTTTTCCTTTTTCTCCTTGGCAGCCTGTTCACGGGCAAGCTTGTCTTCGACCTGATTTTGAAGTTCTTGAACTCGCGCGTCGGCAGTGGTTTGTACGTCCTTTGGCTCGAGTTCCCCAAGAGCGACTTTGACTTTGTCCAGTGCCTCTAAGAACGCTGCGGTGGCAACCGGCTTGAGCTCGAGACCCCCAAGCCGATCGATCTCCGCCTTGATTTTGCCAAGTATGTTGTGAGCCTCGCTCTCCGCAGTCTCGAGAGCCTTGACGAATTGGTCCTCCGTCATCATATTGGCTTTGAACCGTTCACCAAGAGCCTTCTTCTCGTCCTCGTGAGCCTTGGCCGCAGCTTCGAACATGTCCTTCAGAGCACGCCACTGAGCGTAGGAACCCTTCTTGGGGTCTGGCAAAACGAAGGCTTCTTTCCCCTCCTTGGCCACATCGGCCATCGCCTTCATTACAGAACTCACCCTGTCAAACTTGGCTTCAAGCTTTCCGTGGCTGTCCCTGAGCTGGAAGTCGAAATTCTCTTCCTCTTGGGCAACGTCGGCAATTGCGGCCGCGGCCTTCTCAGCTTCAGTCGGGATGTTCGTGAACACCCCAGCGAAGTTGGGGTGAATCTTGTCAGTACCCGGAGCCAACTTGACGGCAGCGAGCTTGGCCAGACTATCCGTGGCCTTGTCCGCTCCATTCTTGATCTTGTCCAGATCGTTGATGATCACCAGTCCCTTTTCCTGATCGAAGAAAATCTTCACTGGGAGCTTGGTACGGAGTTGGGAAGCAGAGACCCCCATCTGCTGCATGATCTGGTTGGTAGAGACCCCAGCGGCGCGGGCATCGTCCATCCTGTTGGTCAACCGTCCAACTCCGTTGGCGACGTTGTTTACAAGACCTGCGGCCTTCGCGGTCTGGGAGTTGGATACCCCGAGAGAAGAATTGAAATCGATTTGACTTCTATTGCGGCGGGTATCGCTAGTTTCCCGCATCTTGTCTTCGCGGTAGCGCTTGGCGATAGTGGTTCCCTTAGTGCCGCCGGAGATATCAACTCCTTCTTCGTTCAATCCAGCCTTGTCCAACCCGGACGTTTTTGAAATACGTTCCCATCGTGCCTCGATCGAGGCACTGATGGCGTCGAGCTGGCTAAGGTACCCAATGTTGATCCTCTGTCGCTCCGCCACAGCGTCCATCGCGGCCTTCATTGCGTTCGCGTACATCCGGGACGTGCTGGCGATGTCCTCTTCAACGTCTTTCGTACCCGTGAGCAGTTCACGCAGTTTGTCGTAACCGGTAGGGTCTTTCTTCGCCCGCTCAGCATTCTCGTCTTGGTACTTCTTTTTGCGTTTGAAGTACTCATCCTGCCCGGCGATCGTGTCCTGCTGGTCCTTGCTCAAATTCTTCCAGCTATCCTCACCAAACTTGTGAACGATCTTGATGAGTTCGGCTTGTTTGGCTTGGAGCGCAAGAGCAGACTTTGCAGCCCCCGAAAAATCCCCAGCCTCTGACAGCTTCCGGTATTCCTCTTGGAGTTCCCGAATCTCCCCTCGTAGGAGTGGGATCTTCTCGAACTCTGGCATGTCAGACGGAGTATTGAGGTCCTCGAGCACGTCGCGGTTCTTACGCTGCTGCTCGATGAATTCGGATTGCAGCTTGTTGAACTCCGTGTGCATTGCCTGCTGATCGGAAAGAGCTTCCTGGCGAAGAGTCTTGACGTTCTTTCTAACTTCGTCGAGCGCGATCCCGTAGGCCTGTGCAATCCTCTCTGGCTTCAATTCGTCAGGGATGGTCTCCTTATTCAGTAGGAGCTTGTCCGCGTAGGCCTTTACCTTGTCCAGGTTGCCAAGTACTTCCGTGTAGTAGGTCTTAATCAGGCCAAGCTTCTTCTGCGTGCCAGATTGCAGAATCTGCACCTCAGCGTTTTGATTGACGTCGAAGTTCACGAAGCCCATTCGAAGTTCGGCAGAGTACTTGGACTGAATCTCGGACAGCGTCTGGTAGTACTCCCGCATCCGATTGGCCGCTTGCTTCGTGGTCTCCCCGATATAAGCACCGAGCCTACGGCGTTCGGCCTCGGAGTCTGTCAGCGAAGCGGGAAGAGCTCCCCACTTCATGTTGCTCAGCTTGCGTTGAGCATCAACCACGGCTTGCTGCCGCCTCCTCAGACCTTCCCAATACGACCAAGTTTTTGGCTTGGCCTCGTCTACTTTGGTTACCATAGTGCTCAAAGTAGACTCGTACTTGGAAAGCTCCCACGTGAGCTTGGACACCTCATCGCTCTGTGCCCGGTACTCAGCAGACCCCATAAGGTCGAACAAGGACTTCTGAAGATCGGTGTTCTTGCTGACCATTCGGTCGCCCATCATGAACAACATGCCGTTTCTCTGAACTTCTTTCTGGAAGGCGTTTACCTTCCAGACTTCAGTGGAGTTCAGTAGCTGAGCCATGCTGGCGTACGAACTACGGTAGGCTTCGACCGCGTCCCTGGACAGGTAGAACTCATTGAGCGACCGCTGTTGAGCAGCCACCATCTCCTGACCCCAAGTCTTCACGGCCTGAGAAACATCGGACAAGTCATCGGCGAGCAGCCCAGCGATCCCGGCAATGCCTTCCTTCTTGTTACCAACAGTCTCATCCAAGTATCGGATCAGATCGTCGATGTTGACCTTGTCTCGGCGAAGCTCGGTGTACCCATACATGCGGATGGTTTTTACATGGGCCTCGATAGATGCAAAGTTATCCTGTAGCAGCTTCTTGACCCGATCCAACTCCTCTTGGATTTCCGCTCGATTTCCAAAAAGCCCGAACGACGCGGTGTTGAACCCAAGCTTGGTCTCCAGTTCTCGTTGGAGAATGAAGAGCTTCTGGTTCCGGAAGGACATGATCTTAACTTCTTCAAGGGCCAGTTCCTTGACCCTCTCTACCCGCTGTTCTCCAGACAGTTTGGCAGAACCTTCGACGGCATCGATCTCCTTGGACATTCCACGGATAACAGAAGACATGTCGAAGAACTTCGGGGGCTTGGCAATTTCTTCCTTGAGACCGGCCAGAGCCATTTCGGCGTCTTCGACAACCGTGGTGTATTCTTCCCATGCCTTGTACGCAGTGTATCCAGCTACCGCGGCGACGGCCACCCCGATAACCCCGATGGCAGCAGACACCCCTTGTAGAGTAAGCACCAGAGCCTCAGCAGTAACCCCCATCTTGCCCAACAGGCCCACGAATCCGGTGCCTGAGGCCATGGCCGTGGTGATGTACGTGTGCATGGAGGCCATCTGAGTGCCGACAAGCTTTGCGGCAGTGTTGCCGTTGGCCATGTGAAGAGACAACAGCTTGAATCCTTCAGCCCCGCCAGCGGCTGCAACACCAACCCATCTGAGACCAGTGATCAAGGACTTGATGGCCCCAAAGCCCGCCCCGACAGAAATAGTGGCAGAGGTCAACAGAGAGAGACCGCTGGCAATACCCGAAACCGCGAAGCTCGTAGTAGCAATTGCTGTGGACAGAAGGCCCATGGCAGCGGCGGTCTTCAGCCCTGTTGCGAGGAAAGTCTCCGTAAGTTCATTGCCCCCGCGGACCAAGTCCGCGAGTATCTGCAACGCACTGGTTCCATACTGGATGAGCTCCTTCAACCCACCAGTTGTACGTTCACCGATGGCGACGTTCAAAGCGGTGAAGGAGTTCTTCAGCTTGGCCAGAGAACCTTCCAGGCTTTCGGTGCGGGTTTTGGCAACGAGCTGATCCTTTCCGTACTCCTCGGTCTTGTCCATCAAGTCAGTGATGGCGTCCTTGTTATTACGGAGCATCTCGAACAGCGCGGCCGCGCCAGCTCCAGCCCGTTGCTGGAAAAGCTGCATGAACTCCTTGGACACTTCTACTTTGGTAGACCCGCGCAGAGCCCCTTGAAGTTGTCGGAGTACCTCGATCACGCCGACAAAATTTCCTTCGGCGTCGGAAATCTGTACGTTGAGGCTTCTGAGAACTTCTTCCTCTCTACGAGTAGGATTGACCAACGCCGTCAACATCCTGCGGAGCGTAGTACCGGCCATCGAGTTCTTGATGCCTGCGTTGGACAGCAAACCAAGAGCGACGGTGGTCTCTTCCAAGGACATCCCAAGGTTTGCGGCGATGGGACCGACGTACTTCAACGCCTCGGCCATGCCCTTCACTTCGGCAGAGGTGGCGATAGCCGTCGTGGTGATGACGTTGGTGATCCGTCCCATCTGTTCGGCTTCCAGCCCGAACTGACGCATCGTGGTAACTGCGGTGTTGGCCGCGTCGGCAAGCTTCATCTCCCCAGCAGCGGCCATATCCATGATGCGGGGAGTAGCCGAGATGACCTCGTTTACTTGCAAACCAGCGTGTGCAAGAACTTTCTGGGTCTCTGCAATGGAGGTGACATCGTAGATGGACGTCTGGCTCAACGCAGCCGACTCATCCGCGAGCCGCTTCATGTTCTCCATCTCACGGGTTGCCCCAGCGGTCGTCGCATTGGTCTCAGCCAACGCGCCCTTCAACAGGGCCATCTGCTTTTCGTACATGGTGGAGTAGTGAACCACCGAGTAGACAATGCCCATCAATGCCGCGCCCTGCATCTGCAACTGCATGGCGGTATGGCTCAACTGATAGGAGAAGGACATCAGGCTGCGGGACATTGCCTGAATCGGCCCGTGGTACTGCTTGATCGCGGCGAGTTGAGCGTCCAGGTTCCTGTTGTATGCGGCCTGCATAGGAGCAATAGAGGACTCCGCCCGGGCCTGTGCCTCGCTCACCTTCTTTGAAGACATGATTCTGGCAACGTCGTTCTTTACCGCCAGATCCATTCTCTCCTTCTCAAGACGGACCCGTTCGGTGTGGTACTCAACGTCGTTTCCAAGAACCGTCCGCATGGCCTTACGGGCAGTCTCAGCCTGACTGACGAAGTCGCCCTCGATCGCTGCGCGAGTCTTACCTGACAACCCCTGGAGGAAGTTGAAGGAGTTAGCCGCGTGGTCGCGGATGGCCTTCATGCTCTGTTCGATTTCCGGGGTCATTCCACTAAGAGAGGCCGCGGACTGAAGACCACGCATCTGCGTGAGGTAGGCCTCGCGTAGCTGAACCTTTGAGGTACCGATAAAGTCGTTGAGGGCCTTGACCTCCGGGGCGAACATCCGGCTTTCGCCGCGTCTGCTTTCCTCCATGATCGCGTTGAGCTCTTTGCCCATGCGACCGCCGAGAGTCCTCATCGTTTCGGAGGACATCCTCGAGAGCTCTGCCATCTGCTCGCCAAAGTTCTTGGTGAGCAAAGACATGTCCATTCCGGGCACTGCCTTCTGCTCCGCGAACTGTTTGCGGAGCAGGTCTCCCATATCCCGGGTCTTCACAACGAAGTCGGCAGTTTCTTTCTGGAGGTTGACGGTATCGATAGTCCGACGCTTTGCCCAGTACTCTCCATACTCGTCCAGTTGGCGGTTCATCACCAAATTGCTGAGGGCCAGTTGGGTTTTGGCCGTGGCGGCGTTTTCCCTTTCGGTGATGCTGGCAGCGTCCCGAGCAGCTTCTTCGGCAGCGTCCCGTTTGGCCCTGTTGACCGTAGCGTAGGAAGCCTTCCACGAACCACCCGGCTGCATCGCGGCTTCCGCGGTGTACTGGCTGAGCAGGGTCTCTTCCTTGATCCCTACAAGAGCGGCCGCGTTGCGCTTCTCCTGCGCCAGGGTGATGGAACGAACCTCTTCCCCGTGTTTCTTGATAGCCTCAAGCTCATCGGCGTGTGACGTCTCTCGCGCATCGAACCGCTTCTTGAATCCGGTCAAGAACTCGTCGGTGATCGCAGAGACGCTCTTTCGCTCTCCACCGTACTCGGCCTTGGAGATGTCCGCTGCGAGGCGTTCCTCAGCGCTGCGACGGATTCTTGCTTCCATCTTGGCCAAGCCTTCGGTGCCCAAGACTTGTGCAAGAGTATCCGCGGGATCTTCACCTCGTGCTCTCCGCAGTACGTTCTGGGAGTCGAGGATTTTCTTGGAGTAGTCAGAGATGTACTTGGCCAGGATATCCCCAGCCTCACTTTTCCCAGTAACCTCTCGGAGCTTGCGCTCAGAAGCAGCAATAGCCTCCGCGTAGGCCGAAGTGCTGTCGGTGAGCATCTCTCTAGGCGCGGAAAGAGCCCTGGACTTCTCCGCGGCGGTTCTGACCATAAGGTCAGTCTCTTGAGTGATCAACCGAATGGATGCTTTAGCCGCCTCGATGGCCGCGTCGGCAAACTGCGGTTGCCTCAACCTAGCGCTGACGTCATCCCTGCGACCAATTTCAGCCGCCAGTTCAATCCGGGCCTTGCGAATTGCCGAGAACGGGCCACCCTCCGCCGTGATCTGCCTAACAGCAGTGTCGAGAGCGTTTTGCAGACGTTTCTGCACATCCGGGGCTACGTCTATACGATCCTTGTCCGTGAGCCCCAAGGTGTTGTTGATTATGTCCGACACCCGCGGGGCAATTGGAGCCCTACCTTCTTCCGCTGCCGCTCGCATCTCGATCTCAAGATCTCCGCGCAGCTTCTTCATCATCACATGGATGGCCTTGGAAGAATCTACACCGGAGGGGTCTAAATTGGACGCCAACTTTTCAAACTCAACCCGGGTCGCATGGAGCTTTTCGGCAGTGACCTTCCACTTCTTGTACAGGATATTCCTGTTCGTCAGAGTGTCTTCAACGTCCGCTTGCAGCTCACCGTATGCTCTCTGGAGTTCAGGATTTCCGGTCAGTTTCTGGTCGATGGCCAAAAACCTCTGTTCACGAAGAGTCCCTACTTTTTCACGGTAGTCCGCTAGTTCGTCCTTCGTGCGTTGTGCATCCTTTACAAGAGCGTCTAGCTCCAACTTGCCCTTGACAGTTGTAGTGGATTTTGGAGGAGTCTTCTTACCCTCCGCAGGCCGCATATAGTCCGCGATCTTGGCCGCGAGTACTTCAGCATGAGCCTGTTTATCCCTAATCAACTTTTCCAGATCTTGAACTTGAGTTCCAAACTTCTTAGCAGCAAACATCTCTAGACGACTGAGAGCCTGGGTGTACTGGGCATCCGCGGCCTCGAACCGGGCCGAACGATCAGCTTCCAGCAGTGCCGTTCTGGTGAGACCTCTTCCCAACGCGGCGAACTTTCCAAGCACGCCAGACTGTTTGGCAGCAAGGTTATCCATACCGGTCTTCATCTGCCGTTCAAGATCAGCGATCAGTTCCTTGCGGGCATCCACGACGCCAGCGAACAGCCCCGATATGGCGCTTGCTGCGGATTGCTGGCTGAAGATGGTCTTGTTGAGATAGGCCGTAGCCGCCTTTGCCGTGGGGAAGACTTGCGGAAACGCATCGGCGATGTGCCTCATATACGTAGAGGAGACGCGGTCCATCTCCCCACTTGGAAGCTTCGCGATCTGCCCTTCCAGCTTTACCTTCCCGGCAAGTATCTCCTGCTCGACCTTCTCGATGAGAGCTGAATACGGTCCCATCGACGCGCCAAGGATGCGGGCCACTTCCCTTGTGGAAGAATTACGGCTGGCCTCTTCAACAGCGGCGCGGATCTTTGCCACTGCTTCCGGGGTAGAAGCTCCGGAACTCTTGATGCGCTGAGAGATCGTCTCCTCGACGTTCTTACGAAGAACCTCGTTCTTCTCGAAAGCATCAACCATTGTCTCCCGGAACTTGGTGAACCCTGCGGTTGTCCCAAAGCCAGCTACCGCCGTTCTGGCCTGATCAACAGTGACGCCCTGTTGGGCAGCAAACCGTTCTCCCTCCGCTTTAACACGGGCCGCAAATTGGGCACCGGTCAGTGCATTCTCAGTTGGTACCTTCAACGCGGCAATGATGCTGTCGTACTGCCCGAGAGCCAGCTTCATCCGGAGGGTCATCTGCATCTGTTGTTCAGGAGTCAACACGAGCTTTGGCTCGGCCGCTTGCGGCTTCAACGCCTTCTGGAAGTTGGCACGTGTAGCCGCCGTCAAGTCTTTGATTTCCTTCTCTAGACGGAAGAACTCCGCGTTGCCCGCTCCGATCTCCATCTCGAACTTGCGCCATGAGGCTCGGGCTTCGGACACAATGGGTCCGAGCTTCGCTTTCCCCATGGACTCACGGAGAGCTCTGGCTTCATCTGATAGAAATCCACCGAACTGACGGTGCTGGAGGATGTCTTTCACCAACCCAACTTCTTTAGCAGGAACGGCGGCGTCAGAGAGTATCTTTTTCATCCGCGCAAGATGAGCTTGATATGCGGCAGAATTCGACTTGACTTCTTTTTCTACAATCGCTTCCCGCTCTTTGAAAAGAGAGCTTCGCTTCTCCAAGCTCTCCTTTGGCCACACATCCCCAGAGGGTGCCTTCTGAGGAGCCAACGACTTCCTGAGCTCCGCAAACGCTTCCTTCTCCTTGCCCTGAAACAAGTGTCGGAGTTCTTCCCGGGCGGAGGTAATGTCATAGAGTTTGGACACGGCGTCGGCGGCGGCTTTTTCATCCGCAGTCATCAAGGACCGTATACTCCGTAATATCCTCTGTGCATCCGCGGGGTCTATCCCACCCTCTGGGGTAAGCTTGGCTCCGATCAACGATCCAGCATCCATCGCCTTCATGTATGCGGTGTATTCTGGTCCTCCTTGCATGGAGTCCAAGCGTGCCCGAAGTCGGAGGTATTCCGGGTCCGTACTTGCAGTCTGGTGCATGGGTCGAGACTGACCAGGGCCTCCCATGAAGTCATCCATGGCCTTTACGGCAGCTCTATAAGAATTGGCCAAAGAGCGTTCTTGGGGTGCCAGTTCCTCAAAAGCCTTTTCTACGGACAGCGCTTCAATTCTCCGTAGCGCAGCCCCGGTTCTTCCCTTTCCGGCCAGCTTTTGCAACTGGACTAACTCGCGGGAGGTCTCGGCATCGGGAAAGAGGTACTTCCCATAGGAGTCCATCAACTTGACGAGCTTCTTCACAGGATCGACACGAGCCCGGTCACGTGTCAATCTTTCCCCAACTTCAGCCCCGGGCACCGGAGTCCCAGCAGCCGAAGGTATTGAGAACTTCCTCAACATCGCCTCGGCCCAAGCAGGACTACCAACCACATTGGCCTTCAACTGGAAATCAGTCTCTTGAGGCAGCGAAGAAGGAGCTGACATGGCAGAACGCAGCTCGTCCATCATGCCCTTCAACTGCTTCTGTCCAGGCCCACCGCCAAACGCCTTCTTCAGTCCAGTAGCCCAGTCCTTTGCGAACTTGTCACGGGATTTCTCAAGCTCATCCAGATCACGACGGCTATCAACGATCGAGGTTTGTCCCGCCCTGAGAAGCTCCCTGAGGTCGTTGAACTGTCCCATCTCCTTCTTGAAGGCGGTGGTCAACACTTGTGGGAGTGCGTTGAACTCTGATTTAAGCAGAGCCGCAGCTCTTGCTTCTATCGCCGCGTCAAATGCCGTTTTAGCAGCTTTGTTCTTGGCTTCCAGCTCTGTTACCTTGGCCGCAGAACTAGCCAGCATGTTGGTCATTTCCTGTTGGGAATCGACCAGCAGTTGGGTCCGAGTAGCGACACTTTCGTTGCGGATCTTCTGTGCTTGAATGAAGGCTTGATCAATGGTGTCATCCCCGGTCATCCCGGAAATGACTTCTCGAGTTCCACGACGAGCGCTGTTTATATCTTTGAAAAGACCGCGGATGACAGCCTCATTGGCTTTGTTGGAACGAACCGACTGGCGGGCCAGTTCGAACGCTTCTTCATCAGCGGCCTTACTGCGAGCAAATTCAGAAAGACGGTTTTGCAGTAATGTGCGCCCGACCATACGGCGCTGGTTCATTACATATTCTGCATCCAGTTTGGTAGTGGATTCCACTACTGCCTTGGACATGGTGCTCTTGTGCTTCTCCCAAGCGTCTTCTATGGCAGCATCAATGGCTGATTCACTGGGGAACAGGCCAGAAGCGATGGCCATGGCACGAAGCTTTTGGGCACCTCCGGTATGGATGGGATCGTTGATAGACTTAAGCTCGGTGGCCAGACGGGCACGAACACGACCTACCTTGGTGGTGAGAGAGGCCATCCCTTTTTCGAGCTGATCAGCTTTGGCCTCGATCCCGGTTTGACCCCCAGAGGTAGGATCACCAATCAACACTTTGTTGACGGTGGCCATGACGCCCTTGGACACGTCCTGCAATGCCAGTAGTGACTGACTGAGCTGCTTGACCGCGGAGGTCATGGAGGTAAACAGGACGGAGCCAGACTCTTCGGTTCCACCCATCAAGCCCTGGCGAAGGACTTCCTGACTAGCGGCCAGATCCGTCTTCATCTTGGCGAGGAATCCGGTGAACGCATCAGACGAGGCTTTCATCTGTGCCGAAACACCAGAGAACATCGTGGTCATCTGGGCAGTGGTTTCCTGAGTGGCCTTCGCCATCTCAGCCATGCCCTTAGTCCACTCTGTCAGATCGATACGGGCCTTCGACAGAATTTCGAAGGTTGCCTTCCTAGCCGCGGAGGTGCTGCCCCGATCCTTCCCCATTTTGCCCTCTCCTACAGATCCTTGAACCCCGACCTGAATGCTTGAAGCAGCGCCAGCGCATCCCCGTCAGGATTCTCCTTCACGGGAGCGGATGCCTTGTCCAAGCTTTTCATGTAGTCAGAAAAGTTTTGGCCAGTACCCCTAGCTGCCATCATGCGAGAGACCGTGTCTTGCTTCAGGTCGTTCGCATCGAGCCGAAGGATACTGGCCACGAATGCCTCCATTGTACAGATCGGGTAGGTCTTTACCTCCTCCCAGCTATGGCCCCGCGATATAAGGAACTGCGCGAGGTCAACTAGGCTGTTTTCTTCTCCTCCGCCTTGTCCGCCTTGAACTTTTCCAGCAGCGCCTGGGCGTTTTTTTTTGTTTTCTCCCCGAAGTTCTGCTCAACGATAATTGTCGCCAGCCCAAGTCCGTCCGGGGTGGAGATGGTGTCGAACCACTCCCGGTCTTTCTTGAGCACCATCATCATGAGCTGGAGCACCTCCTCGAAGGCCACCTTGAAGGCCAGCGAGATTTCATCCGTGGTGTTGATCTCCGTGAGCCCCTCTTGCTGAAGTTTGGAGATAATGGTGGTGACCGCCTCGCTGAACACCGTCAGTTTCCCGAACGGTATGGGCGAGACGGCCACCTCACTTCCATCCTCAAGCTTGTAGGTGACCCCTGGGAAGAGCTTTTTGAGCTCGTCAGCCATGGTATCGTCTACCCCCCTCGTGCTCGATTACAACTGGTTGAACTGCATTACACCTTGGTCCGGGTCTCGAGCTGGACCAGCGGGTACCCGTCGACCTTCAGGAAGTCGATCGTGAACTGCATCTGGGTCCAGTCCGTCCCGATGAGGTTGAAGTCGCCGGTCGGGGCGATACGGCAGTAGCCGATGACATCCACCGGAACGCCAGCCGCGGGGTTCGCCACGTAGTAGACCCAACCCTTCAGGTTCGCCGTCTGGAAGGCCTGGACGACGTCCTTGTTGCCGGTCTTACCGGAAACGGTGCAGGTGGTGATCGTGCCGATGGTCGTCAGGAACATGACCAGACCGGCCGCCGAGTCGAGCATGTAGTCCGTGCCCTCGACCTTGGAATCGGCCACGAACGCCGTGATGTCCGTGACGCGAAGGCCAGCCGGGTCAACAGCCGCCACCGAGAAGGAGAACTCGTCGCCCTTGTCGAGGTTGGCCGCGGCATCGATCGTGAAATCGAGACCGGTGTCCGCCGCGACGTTGAGGACGTTGAACGGGGTCGCGTCGGTGACGACGATGCCAGCCGACCACGTGCCACTGCCCACGCGGGTCTGGACTTCGGCCGCGCCGGAAGCGCCCTCGAGCGAGCAGCGAACGGTGTAGGACAGGCTCGTGCCCGCCGTCTGCGTGCCAGACAGCGTACCGACCGCCGTACCGCTGTTGTTAGGGTCCGCGGTCACCGCGCTGTTGGTCTTGACCGCTGCCCCACCGCTGAGGTTGATCGGGTACCAGACGTTGAGCGCCGTGAAGAGGGACTTCTGAACCGCCTGAGCGACGACCGTGGCCGAAGAAGCCGCCGACACCGCGGTGTCCATGAAGAACTTCTGGAGGTTGGACGAGTTCGGCTCATCCAGGGTGAACGTGCCCGACGCCGAGGTCTTCGTCACGACCGACGCATCGACGAGGCCGATGCCGTCGCGGCTGGACTGGTGCTCGATCTTCTCAACCGCGAGAGAGACGGCAACCGCCGGGGCGTTGCCGAGGTCCTGGAACCCACCGGCCGCCAGAGTCGCGAGCGAACCGACGTTGTCCGGAAGGAACGTGATCTTGCCTTTTCCTAGGGTGTAATCCCGAGTAGCCATTGGTGCTTCCTCCTTAGTTGTCCGTTTTACTGCCTGTGTTTGGGCGGAACGGCCTTTTTACCCACTTCGCCTCTCTGGTGTATTGGAACATATACACCAGTTCGACGTCCAGCACACCCTTGTCATACACTACGAAAGTCACAGCGTCAAGCCAGTACTTAACTACGAGGTTACCTTCTTCGTTGCAGAACAGCTCGTCAACCTCAATGGCATCTGTGATCTTGTCAAGATACTCGTTGGCGGCTTCATACGCTTCCTTGGGGTCAGCCTGAAACCAGTAGCTGATTGATACGGGGAAAGTCCTGAGAGTCCAGCCCCTTCTTTCGAGCC